AATAGTTATAAATAAAATAATAGTTATAAATAAAATAATAGTTATAAATAAAATAATAGTTATAAATAAAATAATAGTTATAAATAAAATAATAGTTATAAATAAAATAATAGTTATAATATTATTTTATATATATTAATGGATTTAACAGAAAACTTAACAAAACCTGACTTTTTTTTATCTCAAATAAATACATTAAAAGAAAAATTACCAGCAATTTTAGATGATTTTAAAAAAATATTTATTTTTTATAATAAAACGCCTGAATCAAGTGAATATCAACAGATGTTTGAGAATATTAAACATAATTTACAAAAAGTCAATTCGGAATTATTTATGACAACAAATAATATTGAAAAGGATACCGAGTATATTAATAAAAAATTGCATAAATTAGATGTATTAATAAAACAAGAAAAAATTAAAAATAAGAAATTTAAAAAAAAATTAGGAATTATTGAAAAAGAATATAATGGCTCTGATGAATTGATCGATGATTATAAAGAAATATATAATTTATATTATTTAACCAATTTTGCTTTATTTATTGGCATTATATTATTTGGTTTAATAATGTCAAAAGTTTTTTCATCTAAAACCCCAACAATTTAATAATAAATACATTTATATATTTAAAAATATTTTATTTAAATATATAAAATATGTTTAATCCTTTTAAATCTTTTAAACCTTTTAAATATAATTACCATGTAAATTTAGATAATTATTCAAATAAATATATTAATATGATGCAACTAATTTACGAAAAAAAAAGGACGATGAAATATATATTAAATGAAGATGATGATACAACAAATATAAAGTCTGAAATAATAACAAAAAAATACTATTTAGTATTATATAATTTTTTAGCAATATCTTTATTATTTATACTTAACTCTAGTATAAATCTATTATAAAAATAAATATTTTGTTTTCTTTCTATATTTATATAAATGAGCGAAAATCAATCTAAACAAAATTCAAATACTAATACTTCTAGCTGTAATGATAAATCTAGTAGTAATGATAAATCTAGTAGTAATGATAAATCTAGTAGTAATGATAAATCTAGCAGTAATGATAATACTAAATCAATCATCATGGGTTTAGAAACTCTTAGTAAAGAATATGACGTTACTTTAATTAAATATAGCCAAGCACAAAAAGATTATGTTAATTTTATTAAAACTCAGTCATCTTCTAACTCTTGTTCGAAATATTCTTCAACTAGCACAGGAATTAGTCAAGCATGTTATGATGAAATATGGACAAAGGCAGGCTGCACCACAACTGGAGTAGTAGATGCGAGTAGTTCTACATCTCAAACATTAAATGATTTAATTTATAATAGTTTTTTATCAGCTACACAAACCGATACCGATAGCAGAAATAAGTGCTATGGAACAACAACTGATTATAGCACAGCTACTGATCCTAATTATAACATAAATGCAGCAACTTTAGTAGGTATTAAAGGCGCCGCATTTTGGGGATCCGGTAGTCTTAGCGAAGGAGCCGCAACTGATATAGATCAGTGTAAAGCGATGTGTTCGGCAGATTCAACTTGTTCCGGAGCTACCTTTAATTTAGATAAACAATATTGTTTGACAAGAACTGGAAATGGGTCAATTAGTACCGGAATGTCCTCAAGTGATTATGCTATTATTCCTGAAAATTTAAAATACTTAAAGGTTATCCAACATTTATCCGAAAAATTAACTAGTATTAATACAAAAATACTAGAAATAATGAATAAGGGCCAACCATTATATAGTGAACAAGATATGGAAAGGAAACGTCAAACAATTGTTCTTAATAAAAATTACAAGAAATTAACAGAAGAAAGAGAGAAAGTAGATAAAATAATAAAAAAATACAAAGATTTAGAAACATCTCAAGAGCAAGGGGAAACGTTTATTAATGAAAAATATGCAAAATATATTATATATATTATAATATCAATCGTTATTGTATTTTTATGTATAAATTTTTTTCCTACAAATACTGAAAATTCTCAGATAATCCAACATGGTGGTAGTTTAAGTAATAAAATATATATTTTAGTTTTTATTATATCTTTAATTGTTATAGTAATTAATAAATATTTTATTCAAATTTAAATTTAAATAAATAATATATATTTATAAAAATGGAACATAACCCAGAAATTAAGGATACTGATACTAATGAAACTGATACCGTTGAAACTGTTATTACCGAAAAATATATATGTCCTAATTGTAATAAAACTCAAATAAAAATAATTAGTGTAAATGTTTGCGATGCGGAGGGAGCTATTTGGTATAAATGCTCCATTACAAAAAAATGCCCGTTATTTCAAATTAAACAGTTAAATATATAATATATTATATAATATTGTCTTCTTTATATAATATAAATGAGTAATTCAGGTTCAAATAATGAAAATTTAACTCAGCAATATAATACTACATTAGATCAATATCAAAAAACATACGAAGATTATATTTCTTCACTCAATAAATCAACTACAAATACGAATTTTAATGATTTTAATTCTCAACTTAAAACATTAAATCAACAATTAATAGATATTAATACATCAATTGCTAAAAATGTTAAGCAAGATTCATCTAGTTATTCAACAGATTCTCAAAAATCCGGACAGCAAAACCAAATTCTTCAACAAAATAATAATAATTTATTATCTGAAAAAGCAAAAATTGATAAAATAACAAAAGAAAATAGCACAATTAATGAAGCCACAATAAATTCACAGCTTATTGTTACAGAATATTATTCAAGATATATTGTTCTATTATTTATAACAATTTTACTAACTGTATTATTATTTAAATATGCTATTATAGGAAGTGAACAACAAGGCGGAGGTGGCAGAAATTTTGCAAATGAAGCTACCTTTTTATTTATACTAATGACAACACTTCTTGGTTTAGCACATGCATTTAATAATATAAATTCTTATATATTATTTACAATTATGATAATAACATATATTGTAATTAAATTAAAAATAGTGCATAACATTAAATAATAACTTAATATAAATATAATTAACTATTTGCAATAGTTTTTTCTATATATTTATATTAATGACTAGTATTCTAAATATGTTTTATAGTTTAGATAATTCAAATTCACATAATTTGAATAATTCAAAAACAAATAATAGTAAAAATAATAATTTAATGTCTACACCAGCATTAAATCAAGGCGCAAATTTTTTAAATTATCAAAATAAAATCAAAAATCGTATTAAAAAAGATATTAAAAATGTAAATAGCAAAGAGGGATTTCAATCATCTAGTTCCTCTTCCTCTTCTAATTCTAATTCTAATTCTAATTCTAATTCTAATTCTGATTCTTCTTCATCAACAAATCAATTAGCTTCACAAGCAAAACAAGTTTTAGGTGATACCAGCTCAGGAGCAAATACCTCATTACAAAAAGAATATGACATTACTTTATTATTATATCAAAAATTATTGGCAAAGGTATCTAGTGGCACAACTGATTATATTAATCGTGTTAGTCCTAAAAATACATATTTAAATAAACTTATTCGATGGACCGATCCAAATGCCAAAGGAGCTGTTATGTATGTTACAAATCAGGGTGTAGCAAAACCAATTAATGATAAAAACGTTTTTAAAAGTATTTTAGGTATAAATGGCTGTCCGGGTATTAAAAATATGATTAATATTTCATTAACATGGGATGCATCATATATGGTTCAAGGAACTACAATACCTACTAGCCCATCACTAACTGTAGGACCTCTTATGACTACCGCGGAATCTTGCGGAAATGAAGGTAATAATGTTTATGTTGACAAATTAATAACTGATACAACGTCCACATATAATGGTTGTTATGGAGATACTGCTGCTACACCTGTCATGACTTTTATAGGAGGCGCACCATCCACTATTTCCGGTATAGTAAATGGAAATTTTGATCAACCAGTCATAAAAAATAATACATATACAGGTGTTTATGATAGTTCAACAGTTCCCGGCTGGACATGTTCTGCTGTTTTATTAAATAATTCTAGTGCATGGAACTATCCAACACCTTATCCAAATGGCAATCAGTGTATATCTTTACAAAATGGAAATACAATTAACCAAACACTTAATTTAGATGTAGGAAATTATACATTATCTTTTATGGCTTGTGGTAGACCAACTCAAGATGGTCCGAATCCTATAGATATTCAATTGAACGGATCTACAATTTATTCTATTACTCCTACATCAAAAGTATGGACTAGTTATTCAACCCCTTTTACTGTTACTACAACTGGAAATAATACCATTTATTTTAATGGAACAAATATATCTGGAGATAAATCGTCAGCAATACAAAATGTTGCGTTAGATTCTAGTGGAGTTAGCACCGATTTAGGAACTTATACATATGATTCGTGTAAAACTGCCGCAATTGATGGCGGATACAAATACTTTGCCCTTCAAAATGTAAATACAAATACCAGCATGGGTTATTGTGCGGCTTCAAATGATTATGTGAGCTCCACTAAAAATGGCACATCAAATGTTGTTACATCTACGCCTGCATTATGGAGTAGCCAAACAAATACTACTGGTGTAACTGCAAGTCTAACAAATCAAGGGACACTAACCGTATATAATTCAACAGGTGCATCAATTTTTAATACAACAACTGACCCAGCACTCACTAGTGGCGGTTATATTGGATGTTATAATGATAAATCTAATCCTAGAGCTATGACAAATACATCAAATAATAAATATTATACATTTGATACATGCAAACAATACGGAAGCGATGGTGGCTATAGTTATTATGGTAATCAAAATAAAGACAAAAATAATAATGGTTGGTGTACCGCTAGTAATGATTTAGCAACGGCACAAAAATACGGTGTAGCTAATAACTGCACTACAGATGCATCTGGCAATTATATGGGCGGTTTTAGCTCAAATGCTATATACTCGGCAGATGCAACTGGAACTTATTACTTAATTCTTCAAGATGATGGCAATATGGTTATATATAAAGGAACTAGCCCAAGTGATAATCAGGGGCAAATTTGGGCAGCAGGGACAAATGGACAACAACAACAATCTAATTCATCATATACCGCGGATAAAGGCAAATACGGCCAAAATTGGATTTTATCTGGATCAACGTTAGCATCAGGGGACTTTGTCGGATCGACCGATGGTTCTTTATTTTTAATTATGCAATCAGATGGTAATTTAGTTTTATATACATCAACAAGTGCTGTAAGTTGTCAAAAAATGAGCGATGGAAATACAGGTGGAGGATCTTATTCAAATGCATTATATGAAATGACGTCAGTTGGTATTCCATCTAATTTGGGGAAAATAGCATATGTAGATTCAAATTCTGCTTTATATCCATATCCAGATTCCAGTATTGGATTATCTAATAATTATGAAAAACTGTCGGATTATACTTCAAATGGAAACGACTTATCAGGAACATCGTTTAGTTCTGCAACTGTTGATAGTTGCACAACATCTTGCAATAATAATAATGATTGCTATGGATTTGAGTTTAATACACAAACAAGCACTTGTTATCCAAAAGGTAAAGGGATGTATCCGGTTGGCGCAAAACAATCATATACCGGAACTGATTTATACACCAGAACTCCAACAATAACTAGCTTACCTACTGGTGTATCAGGTAACATAACAAATATAGATTCATTATTATATGACAATTATTTAAAAAGTAGCTCAAATATAGGAACATCATATGGATTATCAAATGCAAATAGCGTTGAAAGACAGCAGTTAGATCAATTAAAAACCCAATTAGATCAAATATCTCAACAATTAACTGATAACACAAATTCTTTAAATTCGGATGGAATTAATGTGGTTAATCAATCTACAATTCAAACAAATAGTATTTCAGATTACTTAAAAGATTATAAAACTACAAACAATAAAATACGGGATTATAGTTCAAGTATGGATAATATTGTTCATGATAGTGATATAACAATTTTAAAGGAAAATTATAATTATTTATTTTGGAGTATTTTAACAGTTGGAACTGTTTTAGTTACAATGAATATAGTAAAAAATTAAATTTATTATATAATTATCTTATTATAATTTATATAATATGTCAAGTATAAATTCTAATTCTAATTCTAATTCTAATTCTAATTCTGGTTCTAATTCTGGTTCTAATTCTGGGTCTAATTCTGGTTCCAGTTCCAGTTCCAGTTCCAGTTCTCAATTACCTAATATTCAAGAAAATAATACTCAAATATTAAATGATATTCAATCTCTTCAAACAATTGAACAACAATTATTTAGTAGTTTAGAAGAAAATACTGGATTAACCTCAGACCAACAACAAAAATTAGTTGATAAAATTAATGATATTTCGAAAATGCGTATTAATTTATATAAAACATTAAATGGTGTTAATAATTTTTTTCAAAATGCGCTGGCTAACTCCAAAGGAACGCTTGTAGAACAAACATCGGCAATTGATATTGTTGAAAAAGAATTAAATTCAGCAAAAAAACGATTACAGTCACTTGAAGAAGAAAAAAATAATAAAATAAGATTAGTAGAAATAAATGATTATTACGGCGAAAAATATGTTGAACATTCTAGTTTAATGAAAATTATTATTATTATGTTAATACCAATCCTTATTTTAGGAATATTAGCAAATAAGGGAATTCTTCCTACTAAAATTTATTATGTTTTAATTGTTATAATTGCTATAATTGGTGGTATATTTATATGGAAAACATTATTCTCTATTATGACAAGAGATAATATGGTTTATCAAGAATATAATTGGGCTTTTGATCCTAATTCAGCCCCAACATCAACTGTAGTAAGTTCGACCGATCCATGGGCTAGCACTACATCATCATCATCTAGTTCTTTAGGAACATGTGTTGGGGATGCTTGTTGCACAAATGGTTTAACTTATGATTCTAGTAATAATGTATGCACTTCTTCATCGTCTTCTTCATTATCTGCATCTAATACTAATACTAATACTAATTCCAATTCAAATTCTAATTCAAATTCCAATTCAAATTCTAATTCCAATTCTAATTCCAATTCTAATTCCAATTCTAAAGAAAATTTTATGAACAACATTTTTACAAAATCTATGAATAATTATAAAAAACCAGATGTTATTTTAGGTAGTGAAAATATTATGTCAAATAATACACCAAGTTTTATTAATTATAAAATGTTTTAAAAATGTTTTAAAAATGTTTAAAAAATGTTTTAAAAATCTTTATAATTGTATATTATAAGTATAGTATGTCAACAAATATTGATGTTAATCAAATTAATGATTTTTTAAATAAAGCAAATGAAGCATTATCATGTGATGCAACATGCCAAGAAAATAAAAAAGTTAAAAATCTTAAACTAGATTATTTAAAATCAAAAACCAATTTACTAACTGCGCCTGATCAAGTTGAAGTAAGTTTTAAAAATTATTTAACATATACAAAAGGCGATGATGCATATAACGAATATCATGATAAACAATTAGAATTAAAAGCAGATACGGTTGTTCTTAATTTTAAAAAAAATTTTCATGAAGCGGCTAAAAAAACAGGTGAATTATATGATACTTATAGTGGTCTTTTACTTAATTTTAATCATGTAGTTGAATTATACATAAAATTAGTAAAAGAAAATAAGGTATTAGAATTAGAAGTGAAGGATAAATCTGAGGATGTATTAACAAACGATAGAAAAACTTATTACGAAGACCAAAGTATTGAAAATTTGCGATTTTATCATAAGTTATTAATGTTTTTATATATTATTATTTTAATAGTATTTATTATATCAATATTTAAGTTTCCATCTTCATTACCTAAAGCTGCGTTAGTAGCCATTTTAGTAGGGTTTATTATTTATCCATTTATTTGTGCTAAAATATTTATATTTTTTATTGAAATTTATAATTCAATTTTAAGCATATTACCGAAAAATGTTTATAGAACTATTTAAGTAACATCTTAAAAATTTTAAATTATTTATTTTTTAAACTTTCAATTTCATCATCCATATCTTGTTCTGGATGAACAAATTCAACTCCTGACCAGCCTTTGGCTTTATGCTGTCCAAACTTTTTATCTAAATAATCATATAATTCTTGACTTTTGGGGATTTTTCTACCAGAATTTTCCTGCAAAAACCATATTTTGTAATCTGCTATTAAACCATTCTTACCAATTACATCATTTGGATCTCCCGTTTTACGAATTCTTTCTGCTACAAATGCAGCAATATTATCTTGACCCTTTCTATACTTATTTGAAGCACTCATAACAATCCCACAGTCTTCTACAATTCCATCCGTTTCGAAAACCTTTTTCACAAGCATACTCATAAAAACGGGAGCTAATTCAGGTAATCTATCTTTTAGTGTTTTATCCTTAGGAAATACGAATTCGGTATCATCCGTATGCTCTTCGCCATCATCTATAAACTTTGATAGGAAATCGCATTTTCTAATACGTCTCCATGTGCCATCATCGTTGCTTGCAATATCGAATAATGAATTTGTGCATACAACAAGCTTAAATTGTGGCTCAAATATTTCACTTTCACAATAAAGAGCACGACCTTGAACAGGATCACCACCAGTTAATTCTTTCATTATTCCTTCATTTATTTTAGTGTCCTTTGAGGGTTCCTGCATAACAGCATATCTAATCCCTTTTAATTGAATTATTTCAGACGATGTTCCACCAATTGCATTTCTTTTTTCTGTCACAAGAGTAATTGGAACAGTTCCTTTATATTCGCCTAATGCGTGTGACATCAAATCTGTTAATATTGATTTACCATTACTACCACTTCCATGATAAATATTAAATGTTTGATTAAAATTGGTGCCTACCAAGCAGGATGCTAAATGTTCCCACATATATTTATTCAATTCTTTGATCGGAAATAATTTTTCCATAAATGATACTAATTCATTTCCAATTTTAACCATTTCTTTATTTTCTGAATCATATGCAATATAATTAATATTTGTTGTCTTTGTAATATAATCTTGAGGATATCCATCTCTAAATGTTTTTGTTTTAAAATCAATTACACCATTATTAAAGCATAGCAAATATTTATTTACATCCATATTTTTAGTAAAATCTTTATCATAAAAGATTTCCATGGCTTCACGCATCACATTATTTTTATCATTTGTTTTTTTTAAATTTGTCATTATTTCAGTTATTGCCTTACATTTTTTTTTTAATGCTTCAACTCTTTCATCATTTGGATCACATTGTTGATGTTCTGCTTCAATTTCAGATCGTTTTTTTAAATATAATGTATGCATATCCTTTGATATTGCCAGTCTTAAAGTTAATCCTTTATCTGGCTCCCATCTGTGATTTTTAAAAACATACCATGTTTTATTTGTAATACTACTGCATACGTATTTATCACTAAACATTTTATGCAAAACTTGCGCCTTATCAAATTCAGTTTGGGTAAATAAAGTTTCTTCTATAAAATAGTCAATTGTTGAATGCTTTACCTTTTCATATTCACTAAATGCGTCCTGCTTAGCCCAATACATAATGGAACGCTTTGTTATGCCATTTTTTTTATTTTTTATTTTTAGCCATTCACAATACAAATTAGAAATAGTATTATAATCAAAATCAGTTGCCTTGCTTCTTAGCATAACCCATGATAAAAATAATCTATCATCTGTATGTTTTAATGCAAATGCAACTTGTCTACTTAATAAGTGCGACCCTGGTTCATAATATTTTTCTGGTAATATTTGTGCATACTCATGTATTTCCTTAATTTCATATTCAGAAGGTGATAAAGATTGCAATAAATTATCAACCGCCTTTTTTAATGTTTCTTTATTTGTAATATCATTTAATGAAATACTGTCTTCAGAGTCATCTTCTTCAAATATCAAATTTACTTTTGTTTTACTATTATTCCTTTTAATTTTATGTCCTTTTGTTTCTAATTTTTTATTATATAAATCTAATATTTTTGGATTTAACTCAAATCTCGGGTTATTTTCATTTTGAACTGAGAGTTTAATAAAATTATTTCTCAAGTCGAAATCTGTTGCCCTTTTTTCGTCCATCATAAATTCTCTATCTGATCCATCATAGGTTATAATAAAATGTTGAGCTAATTCGTATGCTTGATTTCCTGGTTTTTGTGAACCAAATAACTGCCAATTAGTAGTTCCTTTACTGATACCATCATCTAGCACAGTTTCCCAATTATTTGTTAAAGGTAGTTCATCCCATATTTCACCTAGTTTTTCTAACATTTTTTCACGAATCATCATTTGAATTGTGTGATCAACCTGAATTCCTATTATCATATGAATTCCATCTTTTGTCAAAGATTTATCTGCTAGTCTATTTACGTTCTGTTTTTCAAAAATAAATATGTCAAATGGTTTATTTTCTTCAAATGTAAAATATTCCTTAATTTCTTCTAAATATAATAATATCATATCCTGAATATTTTCTCTTGTGTGCTGTCTTGTTTCTACGTCATAAATATATCTAAAATCAAAATCAATAGCTAAAGGTCCAATATTTTCCAATTGTTTTTCTGTTAAATATTCTTTTCTTTTTTTTATAAAAACATTATCATAATACAGTTTATAAAATAATTCTAATTGGTCTTTTGGGATTGAATAAGAGCCAGCATATATGCTTAATTCCTTATCTCCGATTCTAGTATGTGTTATTGGTAAACTTTTATCTTTCTTAGCATTATGGTGTGCTAAGAATTCGCTTAAATCTTTGAATTGAATTGTTGAATTATTCATAAACATAATTGTATAATATACTAAAACAAGATATTTCTATTTCAGTTTTTTTATAATTTAATTTTAATTTGTCATAATTTTAAACATATTTAAATCGACTTAAACATATTTAAATAGGTTTAAATATGTTTTATTTTATTTTATTCAGTTGTAGTTAATTTCCATAAAATCAGTTCATCAGGTTCATATCCGGGGGAATGATATATACCATATGGATAAGTATTTATATCAGGTTGTTGTATATACCATGAAGAACCAAATGTTTCTGTTCCACTTATCATGTAATTTCCTGTTTCTGTATCAAAAAAATAATGCATTCCAAAATAACTTTGCTTAGCATATGTGTTTGGACCACAAGGAAAAGGCAAAGATGGCTGGTTTGGCATAAATTTATTAAATGCTCCACACCATGTAGAACTATCATATGAAAAATTATATGTTCCATTTCCAAATAACCATAAAGCTTGGTTTTCAGGCACTTTTGGAACAAGAATCCATTCAACCGTTTGTGATTTTAATATTTGTTGATTTTGTTGATTTTTACCTTTTTTAATTATCATTTTTAATATTTTAGCAAAATCTATAAGTGTTCCACAACCCGACCAATCATAACCTCCTGCTAAGTTATCATTTACTACTTGATTTTGTAATACATTTTGCAAAAATGCATTTTTAGCTTGATTTGTAAATCCATCACCATTTGCAGATAAATCAAAACATCTATATAATGTATTAAAACTTACATCTGTTCCTTTACCAGAATCATTACGATATGGATTTCCAGATGCATCTGGAGTTGTTGTGCCTATAAATGTGTCATTTCTAACAAAATATGCATCTGTCATATTTGTTTGTGCATTTGATGGCGGTTGAGATGATCCACAACTAAACCACATATTTGTAATACCTAATGGTGATAATATTCTACTTTGTAAATATTGAACTGATGTTATTTGTTTATTTTGTTTTTGTAATGCTGCTCCAACAACTGCACCCATAATTGTTGGACTTATATCATATAAATATTGTGTTCCTGGTTTAAATAAAAATGGTATATTTTGTATTCTATTTATTATTGATTCTGTGAATGTAATATTTGCAGAAGAATCATAAAATGAATCAATCGTATCTGCTTTTCCTAATCCAGGATTATTTTCAATATATTGCAACCAGGCAATAAATGTATTTCTATTGCAAGTATTTTGAAGTAATGGATTATTAGATGGATCAGGAAACTGATTTATTAAACTCATTAATGATCCTGTTCCTAAAAAACTATAACCAAATCCAGCAGTCATAGTTACTAGGTGTCTTATTGTTATTATATTAAGACTAAAATCTATAGTTGTCATATTATATATTGGAGAACCATAAGAATCAAATCCACCACCAGCAACTATTGAAGTTGGATCAATATATGTTCCAGTACCATTAAATTCATCAATATATTTTGAAACAGAATCATCTAAGGATGCTATATATCCGTCTTCCATCGCTGCACCTAATACAATCATTCCTAAAATTTTTGTCATTGATGCAAATCTAAAATACATATTTGGATTTACAGGTGTATTATTTCTACCATTTCCTTCACCTGCAAATGTATCTACCCCTGTAATTGCATTTCCATAATAACAATATGAAAAAGGCGCGCCACTTGCTATATTATTATTTATTAAATAATCTTCAACCTTTGTGTTTGGTATAGGGGGTGGATTAGTAGGACAATTTCCAAAACATTTGCACGGGGTTGGTTGTCTATTACAAAAATTAAAGATTCTACTTGCTGATCCTGCGGACATTTATATATATTACATATAATATAATATTTTTAAATTGACTTAAACATATTTAAATAGGTTTAAATATATTATTAAATAATGACAAATTTTATTACAAAAGATTCTATTAAACGTTTATTAAAAGATGTAAAAAATATTATTCAAAATCCATTAACCGAAAATGGAATTTATTATATTCACGATGATACTGATTTATTAAAAGGATATGCATTAATTATTGGTCCTGAAGATACACCTTATTTTGGCGGTTATTATTTTTTTGAGTTAAAATATCCATTTGATTATCCACATACTCCACCAAAAGTAACATATCGAACAAATGGCGATGATATACGTTTTAATCCTAATTTATATAAGTGCGGAAAAGTATGTATTTCATTATTAAATACATGGCGAGGTGAACAATGGACATCCTGTCAAACAATTTCAACTGTTTTGTTAACATTATGCACACTTTTATGTAAGGATCCATTATTAAATGAACCTGGTATTTCAAAAAATCATCCAGATATGCAAAAATATACAGATATAATTGAATATGAAAACATAAATATTGCTATTTGTAATATTATTAATAAAAAGGCAGAAGTTTATCATAGTTTTTTTGCAAATTTTGAACCATTTATAAAGGATAATTTTTTAAAAAACTATGATAAATTATTACAATTTGCCGTAATTAAAAATACTGAATTTAGTAACAATCCAATCATCATGACGGGGGCTTATAATATGAAGGTTTTAATAGATTATAAAAAAGTAATAGAAAAATTAAATACATGTAAAATTTTACTAAATTAATTTATATATTTAAAACAAAATTGAAATAAATATATAATAATAAAGTATACTATATATTTAAAAATGAAATTCTGCTCTAATTGCCAAAATATGTATTATCTTAGAATAAATGAAGCTGATCCAAATAAATTAGATTATTATTGCCGTAAATGTGGTAATGAAGATATATTAACCGAACATAGTAATATTTGTATTTCCAAAATAAATATAAAAAAAGGCAATAGTTCATTTAGTCATATTGTTAATGAATATACAAAATTAGACCCTACATTACCAAGAATAAATACAATTTTATGCCCAAATGCTGAGTGTGAAACAAATACAGCAAGTAAAAAAAGAGAAATAATTTATATTAGATATGATGACGTAAATATGAAATATGTTTATATGTGTTCTGAATGTTCAGTAATTTGGAAAACAACTAATGTGTAAATGTAAATGCAATAATAGATAAATGCAATAATAGATAAATGCAATAATAAATAAATGCAATAATAGATAAATGCAATAATAGATAAATGCAATAATAGATAAATGCAATAATGTGTAATAATTTATATAATATTTTTTTATATAAATTATTAAATTTTAAAATTGAAATATATTTGAAATATTATTTAAAAGTATCTTTAGTAAATATAAGTAATGAGCGATAACGAAGATAATTATTTTAGCGATGGTGATGAAAATTATTCTGATAATGAAAAAATTGAACCAGGTAATAAATTATTAAGTAGCAATAAAAAAACTATAGAAGAAATATTTGATTCTGAAAATGAAGAAGAACAAAATGGCGAAAGTGATGTTGATGTTGAAGATGAAGAAGAAACTAAAGACGTTGATGAAAATTATTATGATGAAGACGAACAAAATGGTGGAGCTGAAAGTGAGGACGAAGAAGATGACGATGATGACGAAGATAACGACGAAGAAGATGAAGAATCAATAACCTTAAAATCTGAAATAAAAACTAAAAAAAAGGATAAAATAACTATTGACCCAAATTTAGATGATTATGAAGATGATGATGATGACGAGGATGATGATGATGAAAATTACTTGCAAAAGTTCGATAAAGATATTAGCCGAAATTATATAACAGAATCTCATCCAGAGTGTAATATTCATAATTATGATGAGATAGCTAAATTAACAATTATAGTTAAAGATAATGATAACATAATAATTGATCCACTTCATCGAACTATTCCATTTGTAACAAAATATGAAAAGGCACGTGTTCTCGGTCAAAGAACAAAGCAAATAGAATGTGGAGCTACTCCATTTATAAAAGTTCCTGAAAATATTATTGAAGCACATATTATTGCTGAACTTGAATTTCAACAAAAACGATTACCTTTTATTATTAAAAGACCAATTCCTGGTGGCGGATATGAATATTGGAATCTAAAAGATCTAGAAATGGTTTTATTTTAATTATGTTTATTTATTCTCTTTAAGCCCATTTAAAAATAATATATCCTACAATTTCCCAAAGTTTCTTTAAGCCCCTTTAGAAAAATATTATATAAAGATTGCATTTTTTCTCAAAAGTCCAAAAGGAAAACACGAAAATGGACATTTATAAATGTCCATTTTTGAAAAGTGGCAAGAGACTTTGGTGAAAAACATGAATTTGCTGCATAAATGAAAATTAGGCTCTCGCGACTTTTTAAGAATTTTTTATTTTGTTAGCATATTTTTTATTATTTATTTTAAAAATGATTTAGGAATATTTTCTTTAATAATTATATGGAAACATTTGGAAACCAAATTATGCTCCAAAATGTGCCAAATTTTTACTGTAAAATTTGTGACTATAACACAAGCAAGAAGAGTAGTTTTGATAAACATATTTTGTCTGCAAAACACCAAAAAGGTGAAAAAACGAGCAACTTGGAAACATTTGGAAACCAAATTATGCCAAAATTATGCTCGGAAAGTTTTGCATGTGAAAAATGTGAAAAAAGTTTTATGAATCGTTCTGGATTATGGAAACACAAAAAAAAATGTAATATAATAGAAAATAATACTTTAAATAAGTTTATTCAAATTAATGAACCTACTGATAAGGGATTAATTCTTACATTAATTCAACAAAATAATGAACTGCAAAAACAAATGTTGGAAGTACTTAAAAATAGTACTACAAATAATACAATTAACAATAACAATAGTCATAACAAAACATTTAATTTGCAAGTATTTTTAAATGAAACTTGTAAAGATGCAATGAATATTATGGATTTTGTTGATTCTATTAAAATCCAATTGGCTGATGTTGAAAGTATTGGAGAGCTTGGCTTTGTAAATGGAATTTCCAAGCTTATTATTAAGAATTTAAAAGCACTTGACGAAAATATGAGGCCTGTCCATTGTAATGATTCTAAAAGGGAAACGATGTATGTTAAGGATGGAAATGTTTGGGAAAAAGAAGACTCTGATAATAAGAAAATGCGAAAAGCAATCAAATATATTGCCCATAAGAATATATGTGCGTTACCTTTATGGAAAGCCAAGTATCCAGACCATAGCAATAGCGAATCCAAACGATGTGACCAATATAATTATATAATGATGGAAGCGATGGGCGGAGCTGGGGACAATGATGAAGAAAAGGCAGAAAAAATAATAAAGAAAATTTCCAAGGAAGTTTTAATTAATAAGAATTAATCCTAATTTTCTTTAAGCCCCTTTGAAAAAATATTATATAAAGATTGCAATTTTTTTCAAAAGTCCAAAAGGAAAACACGAAAATGGACATTTATAAATGTCCATTTTCGAAAAGTGGCAAGAGACTTTGGTGAAAAACATGAATTTGCTGCATAAATGAAAATTAGGCTCTCACGGCTTTTTACAAAATTTTAATTTTGTTATCATAAATTTTAATATTTATTTTAAAAACGATTTAATAATTTTGTATGTTGTTAATATATGACAACGCTTGACAACGAAATTAAGCAAAAATTAAGCAAAAAATTTTCTTGTAAAAAATGCGACTACAATACGGATAGAAAAAGTAATTTAGAAAATCATTTGTTAAGCTCAAAACATATAAAAACAACAAATGACAACGAAATTAAGCAAAAATTAAGCACGCATCATAAATGTGAAAATTGTGAAAAAGAATATAATGATAGAGCTGGATTATGGAGACATAAAAAAAAATGCAATCTCAGTAACAATAATAATATGCTTGAAAATAAAGAAATTTTATTATCAAATACAGATATTACTGATAAGGGTTTAATTCTTACATTAATTCAACAAAATAATGAACTTCAAAAACAAATGTTGGAAGTACTTAAAAATAGTACTACAAATAATACAATTAACAATAACAATAGTCATAACAAAACATTTAATTTGCAAGTATTTTTAAATGAAACATGTAAAGATGCAATGAACATTATGGATTTTGTGGATTCTATTAAAATCCAATTGGCTGATGTTGAAAGTATTGGAGAGCTTGGCTTTGTAAATGGAATTTCCAAGCTTATTATTAAGAATTTGAAAGCACTTGATGAAAATATGCGTCCAGTCCATTGTAATGATTCAAAAAGGGAAACGATGTATGTTAAGGATGGAAACGTTTGGGAAAAAGAAGACTCTGATAATAAGAAAATGCGAAAGGCAATCAAATATATTGCCCATAAGAATATATGTGCGTTACCTTTATGGAAAGCCAAGTATCCAGACCATAGCAATAGCGAATCCAAACGGAGTGACCAGTATAATTATATAATGATGGAAGCGATGGGCGGAGCTGGGGACAATGATGAAGAAAAGGCAGAAAAAATAATAAAAAAAATTTCTAAGGAAGTGTTAATTAGTAAAACCTAAAATAATAAACCGAATATTTATACATTTGTAATAATATATTTATACATTTGTAATAATATATTTATACATTTGCAATAATATATTTATACATTTACATTAATTTTAAAATAAAACCCAGGCCACTTACCAGTTGCAATAAATTTGTTATAATAAGTTTCAAGACTGTTTGTAGAAATTAAATGTGGCGCATCTTCGGTATTTACACCAGGAATTTCTTGGCACATTTCAATAATACTAACTGAATAATTATTACCATGGTTTCTATCATCTATATTAAAATCCATTATAATCCAGGCTTTAACTATATTTAAAAAGCTTTCCATTTTCCAGGTCACAGGAATATTATATAATTTTGTATTTGTTGAATATGCTTCTTTAAAATAAACAGTTACCCATACATTTGAATTACCATCAGACCACACTTTATTTAGTGGCGTTTGGGTATTTAATTCAATTCTTGAATAAGGCGCATAGTTTGTCATTTCTTAAGAGTTCTTTAATATGATAAATAATGATTTAAATTATAATACTAATTATCAATTCAATTTTTTTTTATATTAAAAAATAAGTATTTAATATAAAATATATTTATTAAGTTGAAAATTTAAAATAATAATAGTAATGTAATTTAATGACATTTTCAATATTTAAAAAAATTAATTTTTTTTTCATGAGTATTTTTGATTTTTTATCATTTAGAAAAAAAACAGATAAACAATATAATGATATTAGTCGTGAAGAAGAAATTATGTGTCTGAATGACTATACAAATACTTATTCTGAATAATTACCTAAATAAAATATAAAAAATAAAAATATTAACATAAATTATATAAATTATGTTAATACCTGCAAATAAAATACCTAAAAATAATATTATTTGGAAGTATAGCAATCCTATAAAATCTCAAAAATTAGCATATAAATTTTTTGGTAAAAAGGCGAAAATCTATAGATCAACTAGAAAAAATAAAAAATATATGATTCAAGATTCTAAAGGTAGGTGGGTTCATTTTGGCCAGATCCCATATGAAGATTTTACGAAACATAAAAATTTAACTAGAAGAAAAAATTATCTTACGCGTAGCGGCAAAATTCGTGGAGATTGGAAAAAACACAAGTATTCAGCTAACAACTTGGCTAGAAAAATTCTATGGTAAGAAACTATTTAAATATAATTTATTTTAAGTAAGATATTAATAAGTTGTATTCAATAAATTTTCATATAAATCAGTTAAATCACCAAATTTTGCATTTAAATTTAAATATTTCAATTTTTCATTATTTACATTTTCCAACAATCTGTTTTTTTTCTCAAACATTGTTTTATTTTCTTCATCCAATCTTTTATTTTCTTCGTTCAATCTTTTATTTGTTGTTTCAAATGCTTTATTTTCTTCGTTCAATCTTTTATTTTCTTCGTTTAAACTTTTATTTGTTGTTTCAAATGCTTTATTTTCTTCGTTCAATCTTTTATTTGATGTTCCAAATGATTTATAAGCCTTTTGCAATTCAATTATCGAATCTTTTTTAACATTTTCTATTAAATCTTCATTCATTTTTTTGGTATTATTTAATTCATGTTTGTTTTTACCTAATTCTTGCTTAAGATTAAAAATTGTCTTTTCTAACTTATTTGATATTTCCGATTGAATATCTTTTTGTAAAGTTTCTTTAAGTATAGAAGATAAAGAATTCATTATTCTATCTGAACCAGAGTCATTTTCGTTTATTTGTATTAATTTAATCATTTCTATTATTGAAATTGGAATATATTTTATATCACTAATACAATTACATTGTGGTGGGTCATAAGATCTTGCACCAACTGGTGTATATTTAAAATTAATTTTGTAAGTTATATCTAATACTACTTGAATTTCAAGATATACATTACCACGTCCCACGTGCGTGTATGATGAATTATGTGTTAAAATTATTTCTGTCATCGTTATATTATATTATGATAACAATATGTATTTAAATAGTATCAATTTTATTTATTAAATAAAATTGATACTATTTAATATATTTAACATAAATATATTAAACCAAATTCTATAGTAAGAAGAATGTCAAGATTAAAATATAATTATGAAATGTTAAAAAATATTTGTGATGAAGGTAGTGTTATATTATTAGTTGACTATAAAGATAAATATATAACACGAGATACCAGAATTATAGGTAAATGTATTTTATGTGAAAATAGTTTTAATAAAAGTTTAAATAAATTACATAAACAAAGAAATTTTGGTTGTGAAATATGTGCTAAAATTTTAAAGTTTGAAAGAATTAAAAATACAATGGTAGACAAATACGGGATTGAATACGCGGCTAAATTAGAACATTTTAGAGATAAAATGAAAAGCACTACTTTAGAAAGATATGGTGTAGAACATAATTCACAGCGTGAAGAAATTCAAAATAAAATTAAAAAAACAAATTTAGAAAAATATGGTGTTGAACGTTGTATGCAAAACCCTGAAATAATGGAAAAGAGTTTAAAAATGTCTTATTATTTAAAAGAATATACTTTACCATCTGGTAATATAATTAAAATTCAAGGTTACGAACATTTTGCTTTAAATGAGTTGTTTAAAAATATTAATGAAAATGATATTATAACTGGATGTAAAAATGTGCCAACTATTTGGTATAATGATGAATCAGGAAAAAAACATAGACATTTTGTTGATATTTTTATTCCATCACAAAATAAATGTATTGAAGTTAAATCTACTTGGACATTTAAAAAACAAAAAGAAATAGTTTTATTAAAAAAAATGGCAGGTAAAAATTTAGGTTATTTATATGAAATTTGGGTTTATGATAAAATAGGAAATAAAGTAGAATTTTACGATTAACATTTCCATCTATTACCACAAACACAGCAAGAAATATAACAAGTCATCGGTTCGTCAGCGGACCTTGTTTGCATTTGATAATAAGTACATTTATTTTGTTTACATTTACGACAAGTAAATGTATCAGTTGAGGCTTCAACATTATTTTCAAACTTATTTTTATCCTTTTTTGCTTTTTCTTCAATTAATTCTTTCCACTTATCTGGTCGCATTTCTTGATGTGTCATAAAAGCAACAGAGTGAGCTTTAATAGTTTCATTTTTAATTTGATCTAAAATTGCAGGATTTTTTAAATTAAGATAAATGCTACGCAACCTATCTAAATAAATTTGAACAAAATAAATATTATCCCATTTTTTCACAACTTTTCTAATACTCGCTTCTTTTAAAGAATAATTAAAAATGCCTTTTTCTAAATTAGTGCTATGTTTTTCATTTTCTAAAATTTCATCCAATTTTTTTCTAATATTTAAACGAAATTGTTCAGGGTTTGCGATTTTTCGTGATGTCATATTTATTACTTATATTAACTTAATCAAATATGTTTAAATTAATATCAATTTTATTATTAAATATTTTATTATTAAATATTTTATTTTATAAAAATATATAATAAATGAAGTTTCCAATTAGATATTTGCCAAAAAAATTAACAAAAAAAGATAAAACAAAACAAATTAAAATGTTAATAAAATCTAAAAAACTATATAAAAAACATAAATATTATACACGTAAAAATATATCATCTTATAAAAATAAAAAATCTAAACACATATTAAATGCCCAAAAAATATATAATATAAAAAATATAACACCTAATAAAGAATTAGCAAAGAAAACTGGTTGTAAAATATCCGCATTAAAACAAATTGTAAAAAAAGGAGAAGGAGCATATTATTCATCTGGATCAAGACCAAATCAAACGCCGCAATCTTGGGGTTTAGCACGGTTAGCAAGTTCGTTAACTTCTGGAAAGGCAGCAGCAATTGATTATGATATAATAAAACAGGGTTGTAATCACAAAAAAAAAGCATTTATTCTAGCAAGCAAATCAAGAAAAAAATATAAATATGGGCATTCAAAAACAAAGAGAATAAGTGTTTAAAATAAATAAATAATAAATAATAAAATACTTTTAAATCATCTTGATAAGCTTATCATCGGAATAAATAAATAACCAACATCCGGATGCTTTGCATTTTTCAATAATGGTAGGTGATAATTTTAATGGAATATTATTGGATATATTCCAATTAGCTCTATCTAGTAATTGTTCTAATTTATTTTTGTTTTCTTCGTTGATGTTATATTTTACATATACTTGTTCTAATAAATCTACAAATCTATCGCGGTTTATATTTGGTTTATTGGGTTTATTATTTGATGAGAAATGAGATCTATATTTAACCTGATAATTATTTGAGACATTTTCTATGATTTCTCTCTTTTCCTTTACAAAATCTTTGATATATAGTTCAGATATTGGGGTGCTTTTGTTTAATGTCTTGAATAATTCAATTAGTTCACCTTCTATAGAATTGAATCTAATATTTAAAATCATATAAGATTCATATAACCAACTCGCATCATTATTATTTCCGTAGTCGCTTGGGGTAATTAAATCGAGTGGTTTACTATTATTTTCTTTTAATATTTTTAATGATTTAAAACGGTGACTACCATCAATAATATCAAAAGATTGTGTTTTGCTATTAAAACTTAATGTTAACATGGTATCAAGTGGTTTTTTAGATAAATAAGTATATTTTGCAATATCACAACATTTTGTAATATCAGGTGGTCTATTATATTTCCAATTTGTAATTGGAGCTTTTAATAAATCGCAAATTTTTACCTTAGCTATAAAATGTCGTTCAGAATACGCATGAATTATTTCATTTGATGGTAATGCAGTAGATAATACAGGCAGGATAATATTATTTGGAATAAATTCTGATTTTTTATAAATTTCTAATAAATTATTTAATTGGGCATTTATTCTATCTTCTTCAATATCTACTACTACGATATCTTCTTCAATAATTAGCATTTTGGATTTATTAGAGTTTAAAAATTTTAATATACTCATTTTAATTTATTTATTTACTTATTATTTTTTGTAAAAATACATTTCAATTTTATTATTAAATAATTTATTTATATGTTTTTAATTGTAAGTTTACATTGTCTTTCATCAACGCCAGCATATAGTTGAATTGATAATGATTTATTTAATAGCTGATAAGCACTTGTAGTTGAATTAAAATAATGTGTTGAATTATCCGTAAAAAATGGATTTCCTTCAATTCCAATATAATCATATATAGAGTCCATTGATGCTACGATGTTGTCTTCATTTATCCAATAAAATGAATAGTTATCAGTATTTAAAATTTTTTCACTAGTATCATATTGAAATTGAGATGTTATTAATTTAAAGTAACCTATTTTATTTCTATCTGATGATAAATCAGAGCTAGAATAAATGCCTGAATAAAGAGGAGCAACTAAATTAAATGTAGTTCCACTACTACCGGCGGGTGCCCAGCCAGAAATAGTTACATCAGCTTCTACATATTCAGCTCTAATCCAATAAACATTATATACGCTACAATCATTTGATGTTCCAATTTCAAAAGGAAAATTATCACAAATTTTAGCTGGTTGTTGATTTCCTAAATAAGACGGCCATGGACATCCAGGAGAATTAGGCTTAGAATGACAAAAATTATAAATACGTGAAGCTTGACCTGCCATTATATTATAGTATAATATTTAAACCTTTTCTCATTTCAAACGCCCATTTTGAAATGAGATTTCGTAGCAAAAGGCGAGCGACGTAAATACAAAGACGATAGTCGTCTTTGTATTTAACATATGCGACTAGTTATTTTTTTATAAGCAATGGGATCATTTTTAATGATACAATCATTCATCGTAATAATTAATTTATTTATGTATTCTTTGCTGTAATTTATTTTGTATAATTTAGCAATAATATTATTAGGATGCAACGTCTCACAAATTAAATTATTAACATTTATTTTATTATATTTATCCATTAAAACATTATATAGTATTTCACCGTCATACTTTATTTTATGAACATTTTTAAAATATCCTAAAAAATTATAAGCTTCTATAAATTTACCTTTATATAATAATTTATGATCTTTAGTCATAACTGTTTTTTGGGTTGGATAATTTAAACTTATAGAGTCTTTTTCAAAGCATATTAAAAATTTATCATTAGAGATTGTTTTTGTAATAGCAACTATTTTTTTATTATAAACAGTGTGATATTCAGGGTTTATTCTTTCAATAGGTATTTTTCCTTGATCAGTATTAATAAGTGTATTTTTTGGAAAACAAATATTTGAAATAGGCGTTGGTGTTGTAACATAATTATTAACACTAAATAGATAACCACCTATATCATCAAATAAATTTTTATCTAAATTGTCTTCTATAAAATCATTCATTTCTAAAGTATATTTAGAAATTTATATTTAGAAATTTATATTTATTCTCTAAAGTATATATATAAAATGGTCAACGCGGTTGCTTCTAATAGTGTTCTTAGTCAGCTGTACTCCAACTTTTGCAGTACTGGTAATCAGTCACTTGTCGTTACTTATTTAAATGCTGATTCTTCAACTACTTATACTCCTCTAATAAATGCAATTCCGGCATGGATATCGGCTACATTAACAAAACAAGCAATAGGTTTAACAAGTACAGATACTATTTCAGGTTTAAGAGTTCAAGTAATACTAGCCGACGGTGAAACCGCATATGATAGTAATTCTTCAAGTAACGCATTCGCAAATATTAATATTCCTAAAAGTGATTTCTTAACAAGTGGTAAATATTTAATAAATGTAAACCAAAATACACGTAGTTATAATATGAACGCCGCTTTATCACAAACCGGTATTGCTTATCAAATCAAATATTCTAACAGTACAAGTACAAATCAAATGTATATTGCAGTAAGACAAGGTTCTACTTCAGAACCTCTGGGAAATATTGTAATCAGTATGAATGATTAATCATATTTATTTTACACTCTTGAACATTTAAAATGAGAAAATGTGTAAAAAGATAATTTATTTTTTAACTTCATCGCTACTATAATCATAATTATCTTCACTTAACTCTGACCCAATATCATCAATAAATTCTCCGTCAAGTTCTTCTTTACCATCACTATTATTTGCTTCGTTATCATCCTCATCATCACTAGAATCATCTTCGTCAATATCAGCATCATCATCATCTGTATCAACGACAAACCCATCTTTTAAATATCCTTGCTTGGTTTTTTGTTCCTTTGGAACATTTTCAAGTTCATCAATTTCATTTTCATCCTCAGCTGCAGTTAAGGCTAAATCTTCAAATCCACCAAATAATTTTTCATACATTTTTTCCCAAAGCTCTAGAGATAAATTTGTATATGCATATTTGCCTTCATTATTTTTTACTTTTGCTAAAATAGCGCAATTGCCAAAATATAATTTTGTGTCAATAGGTGGAGGAAAGTCATATTTATTTTCGCTATTTGCTCTGCCGTCGCATTTAGCATATACTGAAACTAAGTATTTTTTGGATTCACATTTTATATTCCAGTCGGTTTGTTTAATAAAATCTGATGATTTTTTAAATCCGCATTTTTTAAATAATTCTTCTTCTTTGAATTCTTTAATTGCAAGCATTTTTAAATCGCCATTTTTTTCAACAATAACAATATTAAGAGGTTGAGCCATTATTTAATAATATTTTATGAATAGGTTTAAATAGTTTATGTTAAATATTATAAATAATGAAGATTTATATTAATAATTATACTCCTGATAAATTATTAAAAAAGATGCAAATATTGGATAGCTATTTTAATGGGACAAAAAATAATACGGAGATAATTTCAGATGATGGGATTTTTAGTATTGATAAAAATAATTTTTATAAAATAAATATTATTTTAGATGAATTAAAAAAACTTAAAACTCAACAAAATATTGAATTATTGTTAGATAAATCTACGTATAATAGGGATATAGTATACCAATTACCTTTAGAACATATTATTTTAAAGGTAACTACATTTTATTATGTTGTAAATCCTAAATCAAAAATTAAATTAGTAATTGATGGTATATATGAAAATGATTGTATAAATGATATAATAAATGAAAATAGATATCACGATTTTATTCCTATTAATTTTTATTTTGAAGTTCCAAATGAAAAAAAAGATTTTGAGTTATTAAATAATGACGATTTAAATGTGTTTTTTTCTATACTAAACTAATATATTATATATTATATGTTATCATGGATTATTCAAATTACAATTATATCAATTACAATAATTTTTTTAGTTCATTATTTATTTAATTTTTTTAAGGAAACACTCACAGTTCCTAAAATTAAAGATTTAGTAAATATACCTAATAAAAAATATGAAAATATGTTTAATATTATATCTAAGAAAAACACAGAATCATACACGGAAATTGATTTATTACCTAATTTAGATACTAATACAAATTTAAATTTAGTAGAAACAAAATCTAGTTTAGATTCAGATTCGATGAAAAATGAATTAAAAAATTTTTTAAAAAAACAGCTTAAGGAAACCGGTTCATCAACTGATATTTCTACATTAAATTCTGATACAAATTCGATTGCTTATTCTGAATTTTATTAGTGTTTTTTTTGTAAAAAATAATAATTAAATAATAATTAAATAAAAAGTATATAAAGCATAAATAATAATTATATAAATGCTATCGCCAGAAGAAAAACAACAAATTTTATATGATTTTCCAAATATAAAACTTTCTTATGAAAATATTACACATAAGAAAGTTTACTCAGATTTTGTATTAGCTGTGCCTGATGGTAAGAAATGTTTTGCTTGGTTTACAGTTATAAACAAATTAAATATCTGTTATATTTTAGAATTAAGAGAGAATAAACAAATTCTTGATATTCAAATAGTAAACTGTTGTTTTGATACTTCGCTAAGTTATGGAACTATTTTTTATGGGACTATTTTTAATCAGTTAAATAATTCATTTTTTGCAATTGAGGACATTTTTTTATACAAAGGTAAAGATGTATCTAAACATTTATGGATACAAAAACTAGAATTATTTAAAATAATTATGAATAATGACATTAAACAGATTGCTTATAATAAATCATTTGTTGTTTTTGGATTGCCGATCATTAAAAATAATTTAGATGATTTAATTAAGGAAATTGATAAAATTACATATAAAATAAGTTGTATTCAATTTAGAAATTATAATAATAAAAATGTCTCTCAATATTTTGAATATAAAAACATAAAAAATATCGATATCGATATTTCAAGTAGTAGTAGCAATAAAAGTGTAGGTTTGCAAATAGAAATTAAAAAACCTACTAGTTTTAATCAATCTAAACAGATTACAAAGAGAGAAATAGTATTTCAAGTAAGTCCAGATATTCAAAATGATATTTATTATTTATATTGTTATGATAATGATAATGCTTTAATCTATTATAATATTGCATATATTCCTAATTTTAAATCAAGTGTATTTATGAATAAGTTATTTAGAAATATTAAAGAAAATGATAATTTAGATGCATTAGAAGAAAGTGATAATGAATTAGATTTTGAAAATGAAAAAGAAGATAGATATGTTTATTTAGATAGAAAATTTAATATGGTTTGTAGCTATAATTCTAAATTTAAAAAATGGGCTCCTATAAGATTAGCGGATGAAAATATGCAAATTATAAATTTATCACAGCTTTAGAATATATCTTTTTATTTAAGAAATTTGGTTATTATAAAAGGTATATATATGTCGGCAGCGTCAAATTTAGGTTATGCAAAAATATTACCTAATAGTAATATTAATGGCAGTTTTATAAACAAAGATAATTCTCATTATCCTGGAGGATTTGGAAGTAATGAAACATCTAGTTTTTTTGGTTTAGCAGGAGCTAAAAGTAATATTAATGCGGCAGCTGGAAATGTTCCGGGAATATGTATGTCAGGCGGCGGTAGAAAAAATCTAAAAAATAAAATAAAAAATATCACTAAAAGATATAAGATGTCTAAAAAGAGTATTAAGCGTAGAGTTTCAGGAATTAAAAGAAAAATTAAATCAAGTTTATCAAAATCCATATCTAGAACACAATCTTTAGCTAAATCAAGAAATATGGCAAGAAGTGTTGCAAGAGCCAGAAGTATTGCAGGAGGTAGGCATACAAGAGGAAGAGGAAGAGGCGGTAATCCATTTGCAGCTTTTAGACTAGGTAAAAAGTTTTTTGGCAATAAAAATCCTCCTCCAGATAATAAACAAATGGGTGGATATTCGCAATATCAAAATAATATGCCGATGACTTCAACATATTCAACTGGAGGGGTTTTAAGTGCAAATAATTCAGCATTAGCAAACCCGGTTCCTTATAAATTGTTACCTAATAGCACTAATAATATTGATAATTATAATCATTTTACAAATTCAGGTTTTCCTAGTAGAGGGCATTAAACTACAAAATTAGTTTATAAGTTATAAAATAAATTATAAATATATTAAAGTATAAATATATTTATAATGAATACCTTTGGTGATTATTCTGGTTATATGAATTCATTAAAATATAAATCATGTAAAAATATTATATTGGAAAATATGTATAATTTAAAAAAAGATATGAATATTTTAACAAATACAGTTGAAGACATGACGAAAACAGAAACATTATATAGCGATATAGATTCTGCATGTAATCGTGTTAGTATTAGCACAAATTATCACTTGACGTTCATTAATTCGCAGCAAGATGTATTAAATACAAAGCCCAGAATATTTATTTTGCCAGCAAACCCAAGTATAAAAAATGGTTTTGAAAAAACAATTGTAAATAATATAAAAATAACACAAACAACATCAGTTGCAATTTATTGTATTAATAGTGATAATAAAGGTGGTTTTAATAGTTTAGGAAAAATATATAATATGTATTATTTAATGTTTCAAGGTGATAACCTAGAATTATTATGGAATTCATCTGAAAATTCATGGACTGTTATAAAATATAATAGTATATTTCAAGATATAATTTTGTAATCACCCTTATAATATTTGTAAATAATATTGTATATTAGTAATATATAAAATGTCTACTGTTGCATCTACAATTCCTACAAACGGTGTTATGGCTAATGGTCAATATGTTCCTGTTGTAAATATTATCGGTTTTAATACTCAAACTGGAGATTCTGATGCTCCATATAACCAAACTCTTATTGGGGATTCATCAAATAATGTTGTTGGAAATAGCACAAATCCATATATGCCTTCTATTTTACCTGTATATATTCCAACACTTTACTCAAATGTATATGAAATTCAAACAAATTTAATTGGTGTTATGGATTCTACTGCTTCTGATAATAGAACTTATCCTACTGCATATGCAGTTAAGAACTATGTAGCATCTCAACTCGGGGGTATTGAGCAGGTGAATACACAAAATCAACTAATATCTACTAGTATTACTACAAGTTTTTTATTACCAAATGATAATCCATCTGTTAATACTATTGATGGAGGAAATACTGTGATTAATAATTATTCATATTCTATAAATGGCACAATTGATCTAGTTAGAAATGGAATGGCAAAGATTATTTTAAATAATACTGACTTAGTAGGTGTATTAAGCACAGGTACTGGTATTACTACAAGTGCTACGATGATTATAACTCCTACTACTGGATTATTTTATGTTTTAGGTAATTCTTATACTCATTATGAATTTTCTCATAAAGGTGATATGCTTGATATGTTAGAGTATATAGATGGCGGAATTAACTATTTCTTTGTTAAATCTTATGGTGGTAGATTTTCAAATCCTTAAATAAGTATTTGAATTTGTATAATTATATAAAACAAATTATTTTGTATTATATAATGGAAAATATGGATTTAAATATTCAAAATTATAATTTAGATGATTGTTTGAATTTATTTAAATTAAAAAAAAATTATAATGAAGAAGATATTAAAATTGCAAAAAAAATGATTTTAGCAATTCATCCAGATAATTCAAATTTAAATATTTCTTATTATAATTTTTTTTCAAAGGCATATGATAAAATATATGAAAATTACACAAAAAAAAATACATTTATTACAACAATAACTTCAGTAAAAAGTAATAATGCAAATAGTAGTTTATTAAAGGTAGTGAATAATGAAGTAAATACAACAGATTATGTAGATATTATTAATGAAGCTGAAAGTAATTTAGGGTTTACCTCTTTATTAAATAATAAACCATACCCAAATATTTCGTGCTCTTCATGTTATAATAATAGCATATTAAATACGCAAATTGTGTCAATTCATACTGAAGATAGAGATATTATAAAATGGCCATTAGAAAGTAATTTTGAATTAGAACTGCCTCTAGTAATAAAAAATGTATTAGCTGTTGAGTTATATGATATTACACTTCCTTTAAATTATTACAATATTTCAAACAAATTGCAAAATACATTGTTGTGGTTTTCAATACCACAATATTTTCAAGAACCAATTGAAATACAAATGGAGTCAGGATCTTATAATAATCATACATTTATTGAATTATTAAAATATAATTTAAATAAGGTAACATCATATAAGCTTTATTTATTGCAAGTGTATGCTAATAGCACAACAGTTTATAATGGGTTTGATATAAGTTTAAATGAAATAACACAAAAAATAACTATATATAATAATTTGGAGGCGTTTACATTTTGGTGTCAAAAAAAAAGTAATTATAATGATTGTCTAGTGGATAATTGGAAAATGGATATAGATTGGGGATTATCATATAATTTAGGATTTAATAAGATGTTGTATGAAAGTGTATATGATAGTGTAAATAATATGTTTGTTTTATCTGCACCAAATAACATAGCTATTAATATTTCAAATACTATTTATATGGAAATAGATAAATTTAACTATATAAATGAGATTTCGCCGTTTAGTAAATCAACTACAACATATTTTAATAATGATTATCATGGAAAAGTGAATAGTGCATTTGCTAAATTGATTCTATCAAATATTTCAAATACTTATATTCCTATACAAAAATTCAAAAAAATATTGCCTCATATGGAGGAGAAAGTTGCAAGACTAAAGTTTCGGTTTAGATATCATAATGGAAATTTAGTGGATTTTAATAGGCAAAACTTTAATTTCTCTCTACGATTTGAAATTAGGTATGATTGTAAATTTTAAATTTTAAACGAAATTATTTATTTTTAATAAACATTTGCCTTTAAATATATCTTCATCTTCTGTTTTTTGCATTTTTTTATTATATATTTTAGATTTTTCTCCTGGTTCATATAATGTTTCCCAATTTACAGAATTTACATCTGTATTATATAATGAATTAGTAGTATGAATTATTTTATAATTTTCTTTAATATAAAATGCTTTGCGTTTCTTCCATTGATTTTGAAAAATACTATGACTATCAATAATATCAACTACAATAGGTTGACTATGTTTTTCTCTTAGAATTCTACCAATACTTTGTTCAATATCTGTTTTAGGTGTTGCCATTATTAAAGTTGTAAGTGATTTTATATCAAGCGCTTCTGCCGCCATACTATAAGTTGCAATAACTATTTTTTTTGTCTCAGTTTCTTTTAAAGCAATTTCTTTCATACCACCAATATAATATCCAACACTTGCAATATTTCTGTGTTTAATTGCATCATGTAAATATTTTAATAAGCTTTTATTGTGGGCTAATATCATTATTTGTTGATTTGGATTTTCTATTAACATATTAGAAAGAACATTTAAAATAAATTCACTTCTACGATTGTATTCACAAAGTTTTGAAATCATAGTACTGTAAGCTGGATTACCTCTAAAATCTATAGCTTCATGATTGAATTCAACATCATTTACATAATAATTAATTGCTCTAACAACTACTTCTCTTTCTTCATCTCTTTTTCCTTTAAAAATAACATTACCTAAAAACATTTTAAAAAATTTTGTTGTTCCATCTTTTCTATTCATCGTTGCCGAAAGCCCCAACATATATTTTGTTACTAGTTTAAATAATGCATTTGAAAATGTTTCGCTTGAAATATGATGAACTTCATCAATAATAGTTAGACCAAAGCTTTCAAATAATGATGCTGGATATTCTTTCATAGAGAGACTTTGAAGCATTCCAATAACAATATCCTTATTTTCAATATCAATTATTTGTCCTTGAATTTTTCCTATACGAGCTTTAGGTAAAAATTGGTGGATTCTTTCAATCCATTGATTCATTAAAAATTCTTTATGCACAATAATAAATGTTTTCTTTTTTAGATGAGATATAATGTTAAGAGAAAGGACTGTTTTACCATAAGCACATGGAAGCTCTAATAAACCACCACCATATCTAGCTTTAGTTACATGATTAATATAAGTTTTAACTACTAATTCTTGGTTCTCTCTCAATTGTCCATTAAATTCTAAATCAATATCTAAGCCTTCGCTAATTTTAAATTCTTTTGGAGGGCCAAATTGTTCTACCCCATAATAATGTGGAACATATAATTTATTCGCTGACTCACGGTAAGCCGGGAAAGCGTCTTGTGATCCATTACCAGGTGCACCAGGTGTATATGGTTTAACCATTAAATCCTTTTTAATTTGATTTTGTTTTTCAATACTTATTTCATTTTTAGGTATAGTATATCCTTTCTGACCTAAATAAGTGTTGATTTTATTTGTTTCCATTTAATATAGCTACTATAATTTAGTAAAATGTTTTTATATCCTTTATTTCAACCTTTAGAATCAACCTTTAAAAAAGGTTGATCCAAAATTTATTTTATTTTTATTCCTTTTTATTCTTTTTTTCTTTCTTTTCTTTTTTTTGTAAATATTTTTCAAGTTTTTTACCAAAAACTCCATGATTATTTATAATATATTCCACTCTTTTTTTCCATTCGTCATTATGTTCTAATTCATTTATTACTCTCATCGATTTGTTACTACCAAGACGTATATATTTATTTGTTTTTGTATTTAATACACGCCCATAATTATCCCATATATTATTATAACCTCCTAATAAATTATTATTATTACTATTATTACTATTATTATTATTATTATAACCTCCTAATAGATTATATTTTTGTTTTTTAGTTTTGTTTTTGGGTTGTTTAAGTTTTTTAAAAGTTTTGCTAAACATAATATAATATTAACTATCTTTAGAAATTATTTGAATATAATTTACCATTTTTTGATCTACTTTTTTATAAAGTAGATTTTTTTATAAAGTAGAATATATATATGGATCTATTTAAACAAGAAAATGCTAGTCAGTTAATTCTAACCATTTTGTTTATTATATATTTAATTATGGGATATAAAACTCCAGATCCCGTTGCACATGTTGTGGATTCAGTAGTAGGTAAAATTGCTATATTTATTATTGTAATTATGTTATTTATGCATACAAATCCACTTTTAGCGGTTTTAGGTTTATTTGTTGCATTTGATTTAATCAGAAGATCATCTGAATCAACTGGAATAGATGCTCTTAAAAAATATCTTCCGACAGAACAAAAAAAACAATCGCAATTTACAGCTTTTAACCAATACCCTTATACTTTAGAACAAGAGGTAGTAAAAAAAATGGCGCCTATAATTCAAAGTGGTTCTGCTTTAACAAAGCCAACATATATGCCATTGCTAGAAAATTTATATGATGCTGCTAAAATATAATAAAATATATATAATAAAATATATAAAATAAAATATAATAAAATAGAAATAATTATATTTTATGCTGGGGCAGCTGGTTTAAAAGTTGACATTTTAATTGATTTACCAGTTATTTTGGTAAATATTAGTCCTAGTCCTACAAAAATTAAGGCAAATAAAATACAACCGATAATTATTTTCATGATAAGTTTAAAAGTTGGATTATCAAATATGTTTCCTATGTCAAATGTTGTTGAACTAGAACCAGATTTTGTATTAGTTATATCTATTTGTTCTTCAGATGAACCGGTGGGTTGACAAGAAATATATATGCCATCTCCAATATGATTCGCTGAATTTGATCCTTTTTCATTAAAAAATAAATTGTCACCAAACATAGGTAACTTAAAAGGCTTAATAATTGAATTTAATGCATGTAGTATTTTTTCATTTAATGGAATAGCATTATTTTTACCAAATACAATAAAATTAGCTGTTGCATTATTGTAATTTCCTGAATAACTAAAGAATGAGCTTTTAGGAATTATTTTGTTCAAGGTAAAATCAGAAAAATTTAAATTAGCGGTTTCGCCCTCTGCCGGGGCATTTGATGCAACTCCTGATATTATTTGTGATAATAATATGGATCCTGATGTAGAATCATTTAAATTTACAACAGGAACACAAACAAATAAGTTTTCGCCACCAGATTCAGGAGTATGTTCAACAATTATCTCAGCAGCTACTTTTTTTTCATTAAATAAATGTAATGAAGGAGAAAATAACATTATTTGAGTGACATTATATTTGTCACTATTATATATTACAGGTGGAACATTACTATTATCATATGTTAAGGAAATGTTAATTCCGTTATTTTTTGCAGTCAAATTACTTTGATTATATTTAAAATTATATACACATTTTAAATCACATTTACCATAAACATTTTTTGGTGATATATTAATTGGTTTTTTTGTTGTATTATTACTCATTAATATAACTATATAAATAAAAATATTAATTTATTTATATAGAAATGAAATTAACTAAAGGTAAATTATCAAAATTATTTAATAAAAAAAAACAAAGTCATAAAAAAGCAAAAAATAAAAAAGGAAAAAAAAACAATACATTTAGACAAAAATCACACCTTAATTTAGCTAATAAAACTTTAAAAAATACTCAGTATGGCGGTGATGATAATGATCCCACCCCTTTTAATCCACCTCAAACAACAGATGCTCTGCCACCAATTGTAGAAACAGATGCTTCTTTAACAACAGATGTTCCTCCAATAACAGATGCTTCTGCACCTTTAATAACAGATGCTATAACAGATGCTCCTTTAATAGATGCTCCAATAATAGATGCTCCAATAACAGATGTTCCTTTAACAACAGATGTTCCTTTAATAACAGATGCACCAATAACAGATGCTCCAATAACAGATGCTCCAATAACAGATGTTCCTTTAACAACAGATACACCAATAACAGATGCTATAACAGATGTTCCTTTAACAACTGAAACTTCTACCACTCAAATAAATGGTTCTTCTGTTTCAGATGCAAAAATGCAAGAATCAATAAATGTTATGATTGATTATTTAGCAGAAAAAATAGCATCAAAAATACCTAATATATCTAAACAAACTGGACAACAAGATGGATTTATATCAAATAATATAATGGCTAATACCTTAGCAAAAAAAGATATATCTGATAAAGAAGAAATAACAACAGATTCTGCAACTGAAGAAGCTGCCTTAGCGGCTAAACAAGCTCAAGAACAAGAAAAACAAGCCCAAGAACAAGAAAAACAAGCACAAGAAGCAGCGGCAGCGGCAGCGGCAGCAGAACAAGAAAAGCAAGCCCAAGAAGCCGCGGCAGCGGTAGCAGCAGCAGAACAAGAAAAGCAAGCCCAAGAAGCCGCGGCAGCGGTAGCAGCAGCAGAACAAGAAAAGCAAGCCCAAGAAGCCGCGGCAGAACAAGAAAAACAAGCACAAGAACAAGCTCAAGAAGCAGCGGCAGCGGCAGCAGCAGCAGAACAAGAAAAACAAGCTCAAGAAGCTGTAGAACAAGAAAAACAAGCACAAGAAGCGGCAGCAGCAGCAGAACAAGAAAAACAAGCCCAAGAAGCAGCAGCAGCAGCAGAACAAGAAAAACAAGCTCAAGAAGCCGCAGCAGCGGCAGCAGCAGCAGAACAAGAAAAACAAGCCCAAGAAGCGGCAGCAGCGGCAGAACAAGAAAAACAAGCTCAAGAACAGCAGGTAAATCCCGTTCAAAGTGAAGACCATGTTATAGATCAAATTACACCACAACCTATAATACCTTCATCTGAAAAACTTACAAGAGGTCAAATAAAAAATAGGCAAGCTAAAACTCAAAGAGCGATGAAACGGCAAAATGCTGAAAAACAGTTAAATATAGGGGGAAGAAAAAAAACGCGTCGTTCTAGATAAAAGGTAAATATTTAATCACTTCATTTTCATAAATAGTAGTTTTATATGCTTCGCCAGCTCCTTCAACATAAACAATATCATTATCAAATATTTTATTTACGCCATATTCATTTGATGCATTTTTTCCTTTAAATTTTATAGGTAATTTAACATTATTATGTTGATTACTTATGCAATAATATTGCCACATATCTCGGTTTGAGAAAACAGGTCTACCCATAAGAGGTAATACATTATCTTTACTTGTTCCTTTTAAGGGTGTTAAAATTCCAACCTGTCTATAACTAGTATCAATCGCGCCAATATTGGTTGAAACATTTATTGGAACCATACCCGGAGGTGCTAGATTTAATTGAGGTATTAAATATCGTTCATTCCTTAAAGGTGCTGCATATGGGTTTAATAATACATCACTTGCTAAATTATTATAAGGTAAATTAGGCATGCCAAACCAATTATATCCTGAGTTCTCTCTATAATTATCTTTTTCAGTTGAATTTGTGTTGTTAATTTCTATTTTTTGATTAGATTGGTTATTATACAAGAAATAAAAAAATATAACTATCAAAAATATAATAAAAAAAATAGTAATATTTTCAATACAAATTACACCTGGTGGGCATTTTTTCATATTATATAAATATACATATAATATAAAATATAAAATATAAATTATAAAATAAAATATTATTTTAAATTATTTATTTTATTATTTTATTTACTTGCGGTAAAGCTTTTTGTTAAACTAGCAAAATTAGAACCACCAGAGCCGCCCATAAATCCCTTTGCTTGTTCCATCATAGGGCCGAAAGATTGCATTAAAGGCCCCATTTGTTCTATTAAAGGCCCCATACCTTTCATAGTTTCTGCTAATTTAAGTTGCTGTTGCATTAAATTTTGAGTATCACTAGTTAAATTTTTAATACCATCACCTCCAATAATTTTATTTAAATCATCATATGCATTTTCAATTGTCGACGCATAATCAATACTATGTTGACCTTTTTTGCGTCCAACTTCAAATGATTCGTCGTTAGATGTTGGCATGTTTTGATTAGAAGTAGATTGATCGCCTCCACTAGAAGCTGAATTTGAACTCATCTTATTCATAACTGCTTGCTTCATCATATTATTACTTGCATCTTGTGAATTTTGATTAGAATTGGTGTTTGAATTTTGATTAGAGCTGGAGTTTGAATTTTGATTAGAACTGGAGCTATTACCCATGCCTTCACGATTATTTTTACCCAAAACAAACAAATTAACAACAAAAAGTGGGATTCCTAAAATTAATATAATATTTTTGCTAAAGAATCTTACTAATCCGCCAATTAAAAAGAAAAATACAATAGCATGAATATTTCCATAAACTATGTAGCCAATTAAATTAAATAACGATAATACAAAAATTACTCTAAGTAATAAACTACTATTTAAAATTTTATGCATAGTTGATTTAAAGTTCATTTTATATATACTATTTAAGATTATATTTTAATTAATTCATTATTATATCCAAGAAAAGATTCTTGAGATATATCTAAATTTTTCCATATATTATCTATTTCAAGTGCAGATAAAGTTATTTGTCTTTGTTGAACAAAATTGTATGTATTTGATTTTTTATATTGTTTGATTTTTTTAAAAGTAGGGTATTTTTGTTGTAAATTAAATGTATTTTTGATTATTGCAATGGTTCCCTCATAATTATTTAATAAATTTTCATAATTGATTAAAATATAATTTTTAACATTATTTGGCATAATATTAATTAAATAATCATTTTTCAATTTTCTTAATTCAAATATATTTTTATATACTTTATTTGTTATATAGTTTAAATCTTCAAGTATTATTGAGCTTTTATTAATAATACGAGGAGTATTCTTAAATAATATTGTTTGGATTTTTGGTGTAGCAACTGTAGTTTCGGAAATAGAATAAAACTCATTAAATAAGAAATTTTGTAAACTAGTTTTATTTATATCAGGAATATGATGTAATTCTTTTGAAAAACTATTAATCCAATATATTGGATTTCGAACTATTCCTATATAAAGAGTATCATCAAAATTTCTTTTGTCATATTTATTAAAACAAAAAAAATGTTTAGAACCTTGCTCAAACGAAATTTCCACATTAAAATTTTCTAAAATAACATTTTCAAGAAAATTTGTGCCACTACATCTTTCACCATATATAATAACTTTTTTAATATTTAACATTTAAATATTAAAATATTTAAATATGTTTATTAAATCTTAATAAACTTACTTATTATTTTTAACCTTATTTTTATTATTTAATGAATATGAAGCTGATCGCCTACTAGATCTAGATCTAGATCTAGATTTAGATCCACGTGATTTTTTTTTAGAAGATGATCTGCCATATATAAATCCACCTTTTTGATGTTTACTTTTTTTATTTTTTTTTGTTCTTTTATATATATTTCTTCTTCTTCTTCTTTTTCCTCCTAGTTGTGAATTTAAACTATTTGTTATCCCCACTATCATTTGGGTTGTTCTATCTAATTCTGCCTGTAATGCTGCATCATTATTTGCTGGATCAGCTCTTAAAGACTCTATATTATCCATATATCCAGTTATAGCTGTTGTTGCATTTATTATTCTTGTTATTAATGCGGTATTTTCTGCTGTTAATTTAGCTAAATTATCGACATGTTGTTGTTGTTCACCCATTAATTCTGCATGTTGCTCCTCCAAAGTTTGTTTTTCTGCATTTATTCTATCAAGCTCTCCCTTTAAATTTGAATTTTCTAATTTTAATCGTGCATGTTCTGCTTCTAATGTATGAAAATTTGCTCTTGTTGCATCCAACTCTGCCTTGTCTGCTAAATTTTCTTTATCTCTTTTACCTATTTCTTCATCCATATATTTCCGCTGTGCCTCTGCATGTTCATGAAACATTTGCAGGGAATCATTGTGTGCGGTATCCAACTCTGTTTGTTTTTGTTGTAATTTAGCACGTTCTGAATCTAATTGTTGTTTTAACGCAGCATTTTCAAATTCTTTAGCTTGCATTTCATTTTCTAAGGCATTTAAATGTGCTAATCTCTCTTTTTGAGCTTCTAGTTGATCTTCTAAAACAACTTTTTCATCATTTATTCTGTGTAAATTTTCTCTACAATCACGTAACTGATCACTTATTCTAGTAATTGTTTGATTTAACCCCGCAATTTCGTGTTCCTGTTGTTGTACGCGTTGCTGTTGAATTTGAAGCTCTTGCTTAGCTGCAGCAAGGGCTTGCTTATTTGCAGCAAATGCCGTAGCTACTCGAGTAGATAATCCAGATAATTCCCCTAGATCAGCTTGAATTTTTTTTATACCAGTACTTACTAAAGAATGAAAGTTAGATGTTCTACTTGCTCTATTATCAGAAAAATGTTTTAATCTGGCAATTTGTGTATCAAATGCATTATAAAATCCTTGTTTTTGACTATCATTATAACCTTTGGATTCAACAGCCATTATATTATATTATATATATACATTAAATAACATTATTATGTTGAATTATTATGTTGAATTATTATGTTTAATTATTAGATTGAATTATTTCATTTAAATTATGTTTAATTTTTTTAATTTCATTCATAATTTTATTTTGTTCATGTTTTGAATCCTTAATATTTTGTTCACTTAAACTACCAGAAGTTGATAAATCATTTACATAATTTTTCAATAAATCTAAAGCCTGTATTTGTTCATTTTTTTGTTTCATAATATAATTAGAATAATTAGAATAATCATTCTTAATATCTTCTAAAAAATGATTAGTTTTTTTAAAATCTTTATATTTATTTTGTTTTTCTAGTAAAAAATTGCGTTTTGACTCAATTAATTGCTGTAATTGCATAAAATTTTGATCTTTTGATTTTAAATTTACTTGATATGGCAATAATAATTCCATGCTTATTTATATTATTTATATTATTTTATTATTTCTTTTTTATTTATTATTAATATTTAAAAAAATGAATTTAAAATATTTACTATATATTATTTAGGATGTCTGTAAAAATTGTTGAACCTTTGCTTGCCCCTGATGATAACAGATTTGTTATGTTTCCAATTAAATATGACGACATATGGAAAATGTATCAGAAACAAGTAGATTGCTTTTGGCGGCCAGAGGAAATTGATTTAACAAAAGATTTAAAAGATTGGGATAGCTTAAATGATAACGAAAGATTTTATATCTCTATGATCTTAGCATTTTTTGCAGCTAGCGATGGAATTGTTTTAGAAAATCTAGCAACTCGTTTTATGAATGAAGTTCAAATTTCAGAAGCAAGAGCATTTTATGGGTTCCAAATTGCTATGGAAAATATTCATAGTCATACATATAGTCTTCTTATTGAGACATATATTAAGGATTCTTATGAAAAAAACAAGCTGTTTAATGCTATTGAACATTTTCCGTCAATAAACAAAAAGGCAGCATGGGCACAAAAATGGATACATGATAATAGAAGTAGTTTTGCTACAAGACTAATAGCATTTGCATGTGTAGAAGGTATATTTTTTAGTGGCGCATTTTGCAGTATATTTTGGCTTAAAAAGCGTGGATTATTACCAGGGTTAACATTTTCAAATGAACTAATTTCACGCGATGAAGCTTTACACTGTGAATTTGCCGTGCTTTTATATAGCAAATTATTAAAAAAAATGAGCAAAGCAAGAGTCCATGAAATTATTAAAGAAGCGGTTGAAATTGAGATTGAGTTTATTTGTGAAGCTTTACCGTGCCGTTTAATTGGAATGAACTCGCAAATGATGACGCAATATATTCAATTTGTTTCAGATAGATTATGCGTTCAATTAGGATACGAAAAAATTTATAATGTTGCTAATCCATGCGATTTTATGGAGCTTATTAGTTTGGAGAGCAAAACAAATTTCTTTGAAAAACGTAATGATTCTTATGCTTTAGCAAATAAAAATGTATTAGACGATATATTTGATTTAAGTGATGATTTTTAAATTTAAATATATTAAATATATTAATATAATAAATGAATAATATTCAAAAACGTTTTTTATTATTTTTAATTGGATGTATAGGAACAAGAAGTTTATTTGTTATAATTGCTAAAATGATTAGTTTAAATTATTTGCCATATTTAGGTTATTTGGCATTAATACCTGCAATTGGGTTTATTTATATTTACTTAACAGGTTCTAGAAATACTGGCGCAGAAGTATTTGGAGATAAAATATGGTGGAATCATTTAAGACCAATTCATTCTTTATTATATTTTTTATTTGCATATAATGCGATTAATATGAATAAAAACTCATGGATATATTTATTAATAGATGTTATAATTGGTTTAACAAGTTTTTTAGTTTTTCATTTTTTAAATGGTGATTTTGCAAAAATAATAAATTAAATATTTAATTAAATAATAAATTAAATAATTATTTAAAAATTACAAGTAATAATATAATATATGATTACTTGTAATTTAATGGGTGGATTGGGAAATCAATTGTTTCAAATATTTGCAACATTTTCTTATGCAATTGAATCAAAAAAAACTTGCTATTTTTTAAAAACGGAAACCTTGGGCACAGGTTCAACAACAAAACGAAATACTTACTGGAATAATTTATTATGTAGAATGGAACCTTTTTTAAGAACAACTCAACCAGAAGGCAAATTACTTAGAGAGAAAAATTTTAATTATAATTCTATGCTTCCACAAATTATGGATTATTCAACAAAAGAAAATGTTTGTTTATTTGGATTTTTTCAAAGCTATAAATATTTTGAATCTAATTATAAAATAATTTGTAGAATAATTGATATTGAAAATCAAAAAAAAAAGGTTGTTGAATCTTACGCAAAAAATGCAAACTTTGATTTAAATTTAAATATAGTTAGTATGCATTTTAGAATAGGCGATTACAAAAAATTACAAACATATCATCCAATAATGCCTTATGAATATTATAAGAGTTCTCTCTCTTTCATTAAAACTAAGAATGAAACTATTAGTAATATTTTATTTTTTTGTGAGGATGTAGATTTAAATGATGTAACCATTATTATTAATAAATTACAATTAGATTTTCCAAATATAGGTTTTACAAGAGCTAATAATTCGTTACATGACTGGGAACAAATGCTTTTAATGAGTTGCTGTAAGCATAACATAATAGCAAATAGTTCTTTTAGTTGGTGGGGTGCTTATTTAAATTCAAATGTAAATAAAATTGTGTGTTATCCATCATTATGGTTTGGTCCAGATGCAAATCATAATACACGGGATTTATGTCCACATGAATGGGTTAAAATTTTAGCACCATATATTATTTCATAAATATTATTTTGCATTATTTGTATATTTTTTTAATAAATTGGTTACCAAATTGTTGTTCCCTTTTGAATTAAAAGCAGAATTATTATGTATTCTATGTTTAACTGTTATTTGTTCGCAGTTATAAAATTTTTTATTTTTACTTTTTAATTTTAACCACAAATCATAATCTTCTAGACCATCATTATCCCAAAAGCACAGTTCTTTTCTAATAATAGCACTTGAATTAATTACCGGATTAGATTCTAAAAAATTAAAATCAGTAATATCATTTATAGGAATATTAGGCACTATCCCATTTAATCTTTCCCCAAAATAAATGCATCTTGAGCCAATTACATCATATATATCTAAAAACTTTGATTGGATCATTAATTTATTATAATGCCATATATCATCAACATCTAATATAGCGACATAATTATGTGTGCAATATTTGATCATTTCATTTAAAGTATTTGATTTTCCTTTTAATTTATAAAAATCAATTACTTTTATTTTATCATTTTTTTCATACTCCTTTGCTTTTTTATAAACATCTGAATTTTCTGGATGGCCATTAATACCAATTATTAATTCCCAGTCAGTATATGTTTGATTTAATACAGATTGAACGGATTCATCAATAAATTCAATACCATTATATATAGGAATTACTATACTTATCATTTATATAATATTATATATTTTATATAATATTATAAACTTAAATTGATTTAATTTTTATTTATTTAATTTAATTTTATTTAATTTTATTTAATTAATATTCGTTGAAACATAAACCAATTATCATAATTAGTATTTTCATTATATAATGTAAAATTTTTAATATCTGAAAAAATACAATCTACTAATATTATTTGATCGTCTTTAACTAAATAATTATTTTTAAAATAACTTTCTAATTTATTATCAAGTGTTTTGGACCACCAATCAATTTTATTTTTATGAATAATAAAGAATCCACCAGCGATTGAGTTTTGATTATGGGGAATTTCTTTTAAAGGTAAACCAACTGAATTTTTATTGTTGATCAATTTATATAAATTATTAGTAAACTGTTTATCATTATTAATACTTGCATAATGTATAGTATTTGGATTTAATTTTTGTATTGTTGAATTATGTGCCCAATTTTTTAAATGAATAGTATTAAAATCATTTGGTCTATTACGAAAATACCCAATATCACACCATCCATAAAAATCTGTTTCAAAATATTTATTTTGAATAGTTTCATTTACAAACCATACTTTTTCATTCCATAACATGTTGACTTTCCAGTCAACTACATTATTTAATAAACTATTTTTTTCATGATTAGTAATCCAGTAATCTTTGTATTTGTAATTATAAAAATCTTCAAAAGGCTTTATAATAATTTTAATTTTAGGATTATTTTGCGTATTAATATATTTGAAACTGTTTTCATCCGAATAAATAACTAGATTAAAATTATTTACGATAGAAATAAAATAAGTCATCCATTCGATATAAATTTTAGGATCAAACTTAGATTTAATTATATAAAAACAACTGGAAAAAGTAATAGACATTTTATATATTAATAATACAAATATTAGTTTTAAATAATATTTGTATTATTATATATGAAATTATTAACAAAAACAACAAATTATGATGAAACTATAAAAATTGCTATTAATATTAATGAAGTATATGATAAACCCATTATTTTTCATTGTTATTGGAATGGAATATTAAATGAAAAACACTTATATTCTATTTTATCATGTTATTATTTTAATGTATATAATAATAAACATACCATTATATTATGGTTAGAAAATAATACTCCAAATAATTTTAATAAAGAAATACAAAAATATGCTAAAATTAAATATTTTTTGTTAGAAAATGAAAAAAAAAATATATTTTTAGAAAATAATGATTTTTATTATAATAAATCATTAACATTTTATTCAGATATGGTTAGAAGTATATTGTTATATAGCTATGGAGGATGTTGGTTTGATTTAGATTGTTTTTTCTTAAGAAGTTTTGATCCTTTATTTTATAATTATGAAAATGAAATATGTGTTTATCAATGGGAAAATCAGAATTATCCAAATAACGCTATTTATATATCACTAGAACCAAAATCAGAAAAAATGAAAAAAAATATTGAATTTATAATTAATCGTAATCGCGGTTGGGGATTTCAAGAAGCAAACTTAAATTTTGATTTACAATTAGATATGTTAGTTTTACCTTGTAGTTGGTTTGATAGTTTATGGACTGAAAAAACAATTAACATTAATTCTTTTTTTAATTATACTAATAATTCATATAATTTTAATAATTTTTTTAAAGGAGCATTTTGTTATCATTGGCATAATCAATGGAATAAAAAAATAGAAAATAATAGTATATTAGAACAATTAATTTTGTTAATAAATGAAAAAATAAAATAATATTTCTATATAATATAATGATAATAATTACTGGAGCTAGTAATAATCACTATTTATCTTTAATAAATATGATAAATAGCTTTATTAAAGATAATAATAATAATAAAAAACTTATTATATATAATTTGGGTTTAGATAGTAATAAATGGTCTTTTATTCAAAATAATTTTAAATCATATAATTTTTTATATAAAATATTTGATTATTCAAAATATCCAAGCTGGTTCAATATAAATATTGAGGCAGGACAATATGCTTGGAAACCAGTCATAATTTATAATACATATTTAGAGTTTAATAATGAAATAATAATTTGGATGGATTCAGGAAATTTAATTAAAGATAATTTAGAACCTTTAAAAGAATATATAGGTAAAAACCATATTTATTCAGCAACATCTGATGGAGATATAAAAAAATGGACACATCCAGAAACTATTAAATATTTGAATTGTTCATGGATTAATAAAGAAAATAGAAATGGAGCTTGTTTAGGTTTTAATACAAAAACAGATTTTGTAAAAGATTTTTTATTAGAATTTTATAATTGTGCTCAAGATAAAAATTGTATTGCACCACATGACTCAAGTAGACAAAACCATAGACAAGACCAATCTGTATTTTCTATATTATTTTATAAATATTTAAATACATCTTCATTTTTAAATAATTATTTAGGATATACTATTCATAATGATGTTTAATATTTAAAATGAATATGCCGGATTTTTACATGGAATATTATAATTTAAATTATTTGTATGATTTATACTATAAACATTACAATCAAAATAAAGTTTCATGAATCTAGAAACATTACTATCATAGCTTAAAACAACATTTTCAGATTTTTTCATAATTTCAATAGCATTTAAAAATAATATAGTGTGTTCTTTTATTTCTTGATTATTCATTTCATCAACAGATTTAATATTTTTACAACTATTATATTTTAATCTTTTCATAATAACCGCACCACCATTACAATTATTATTTGTAATTTTATAAATATTTAAATCAATATTATTTTGTTTAATATATTGTTCAACTTCTTCTACCAACAAATTATCATCTGAATGAATAAAAATATTATTTGTATTTGTATTTAATTTAATAATTAATGAAATATAATTTGAAACATGATATTTTTTTGATTCATATAATAATTTATCTCCTCCTCTTATAAATATTGAATTATATTTTTCAGGTAAATTAAAAGATTGTATTATTTCTGGATTTATTTTATAAAGTATTTTAATATAATATTTATAATCATTCAAAGTATATTGAATATTAGGTTCTTGCATATGCTTAAATATTAAAACTTCTTTATTATCATCTTCATATTTCATAATATTTTCATTTAAAATAAAATAATCATCATATCCATTTTTATATAAAAATTTCCATTTATTATCTTTTATATACAATACTTTATTATTTTTACGCGCAAAAATAAAAGTTGATACCATAAAAAAATAAACAGAAAAAAAACCATTTTCATTTTCTAAATCAAAAATTAATTTCATAAATTATAATATAATATATTATATAAATATAATGATTCAAATTAATAATAGATATAACCAAAATATTTTTATAAATAATCCAATATTTAATTCTAATATTAAAATTATATTAGATAATAATAATAACAATAATAAATCTTTTTTTTCTATAGTTATTCCAATACATAATCAAGAAAATATTATTACTAAAAATATTATATCTATTCTAAATAATACAACTGAAAAATTATATGAATTAATTTTAATTCTTGATTCATGTTCAGATAATTCAGAAATTAAATTATTAAATTTGTTACAAAATAATTTAATATTTAAAAAATATACATTATTAAATAAAATATTAATTTTAAAAAGTGAAATACCATTATTTGAAACATCTGCTGATAATTTAGGGTTTTATTGTTCTACTGGCGAATATATTTTAGAAATACAAGCAGATATGGAAATGACTAATTATGGATATAATATGAAATTATTAATACCTTTTTTAAAAAATAATGAAATAATAGGTATATCTGGCCGTTGTTGTCACAGTTTTAATTCTACAAATGGAGTTGGTAAATTAGGACTAGATATAATAAAAAATATATCTGAATTACCAAATATTGATATTAATTCATATTATATAGGTGAAACCTGTAATAGAGGACCATTATTATTAAATCATTCTAAGTTAAAAGAACTAGGTTATTTAGATGAAGTTAATTATTTTTTAGATAATAGTGACCATGATTTATTTGCTAGAGCATTTTTACAAAAAGGTTGGATATGTGGTTATGTCCCAATAGATTATATTTCTTTATTAGAAAATGGTTCAACTAGAAAAATACGAAATGAAATTAATACAAAATATTATAATATTAAACTTAATTTAACAAATAATGGTAATAATGGATTTTTAAAAAAAAATATTAATAAATTATTGCCAAGAAAAATACAAAAATTTAATTTATATTAAATAATAAAATAAATTTAAACTCATTTTATTAAATATAAATACTAATAAAATGATTGAACAGGACTTTATTTTATTAATTATGAATTGCAAAAAATATAGTTGGAAGGCAGATATTCAACGTAATACATGGATCAAAACCTTGCCAAATTATTTAAAATACTATCATGTGATTGGTGATGAAAATTTAGAAACAGAATATAAATTTATCAATAAAGATAATAATGAAAATATTTTATATGTAAAAACTTTAGACGACTACAATTCTTTGCCAAATAAAGTTATTACTGCATATAAAGCTATTAATGAAACATTTGATTATAAATATATATTTAAAACAGATGATGACCAACAGTTAATAAATGAAAAGTTCTTTGATGTGCTTAAAAATTTACTTATTACAAAAACTCCACAAACTCATTATGGAGGACATATAGTAGATGTTAATAAGCCATATTTATCTGAATATTATAAATTACATCCTGAATTGCCAAAATATCTACCATTACTTGTTACAAAGTATTGTAGTGGTAGATTCTATTTTCTCTCTTCTAAAGCAATTTCGTATTTGTTGACAAAGAGAGAAACTATCATAAAGGAATTTTTAGAAGACTATGCAATAGGTTATAATTTACATGATTATTTTAAACTAAATGTGCTTAAATTGCAAACAAGTAAGAGCTTTAAAGATGATGATAATATGCAAGATGATAATATGGATGATATAAATAAACAATTATTTAGAAAATTGAATTTTGTTTAATGAAATTAATGGTTTATTTTCAATATGATTCATTTTAATATTTGGTTTTTGCAACCACTCCTTATTTAAATCAGTCATAAGACGTGTATAATTTGTATGCTTCTTCTCAATATCACTATAATCTTCTCTCTGAACAACTGTTAAAGGGATAATCAAATACCAATTATGTTTTTCTTGAAGTGCAAACCAATACTTATCTATAGCATATAAAAATCCATTTGTTGGATTTTTAATTAAATTAGTAATGCTATTTCTTATATTGTCAATTAAGATATTATAATAATGTTTTTTTACAATATATCCTGTTGTTGTTTGACATTTAGAAACCTTAATACATGTATCATCAATTGTTTCATATGGGGGAACATTATTTCCAGCAAGTAAAACAACATCCCAATTATTATGTAATTCAAAAAACATATTTAATTGTGAAATAAATAATTTAGTATTTAAAAATTTAATATCATCTTCAACAATTAAAACTGAATCCCAGTCATTTTGTTTTGCTAATTCAATACATTTTAAATGACTCATGCTGCAACCTAAAGCACCATTCGGCAACTTTATAGCATTAAATCTTTCTGCTGTTATCCCTATTTTTTTTAATTGTTTTTCGACATGTATTTTTCTGTCGGTTCTAGATTCAAGATTAATATAAAAAGCATTTTTTAAGTCAGAAATATTAGATATCATATAATTTAATATATATTAATTTTTTAAATTATAAATAATTAAAACTGTTTAAATATTTATTTATTAATTGTATAATTTATAAATGAATCAACTGAAAGAAAACCCTTTTACATCCGTAGATAAATCTTTTACATCCGTAGAAAAAATAATGATATCAAAATATATTAAATTAATATCTTCAAAAGACGCAATTGAAGATTTTAATAAGTTAAAGTTAATAGGAACAAATGCGTGCAATATGTCTTCTAGATGTCGAACAGGAAATAATATAGTTGATTATTTTACATTTACAGAGAGATTAAACACAAAAGGCAAATATGATATTAATTTTTTTGAATTTATATCTAATATCGAAGAATTTAAACAGAAAAAATTCATAAAAAATATGCTAGATTATTATGAAAATGTAAAAAATAAAAATAAAACAAAAAATAATTATATTGTTTTAAAAGAAGTGTATAATATTTGCATTAGTGCTATAAATATTTTTAGACCATTATTAGCTATGGAAATATACAATAAATATAAACCAACGTGTGTATTAGATTTTACATGTGGATGGGGTGGCAGATTAATTGGAGCTTGTGCCTTAAATATTCCAAAATATATTGGAATAGATATTAATATAAATTTGGAAAATCCTTACTTGGAGATGGCGCATTTTTTAAAAGATTATTCAGATACAAATATTGAAATGTATTTTAAAAATGCAGCCACATTTGACTATTCAACAATTATATATGACATGGTTTTAACATCACCTCCTTATTATTTTTTAGAAAAATATTCAAATAATGAAAATTATAATTCTAAGACTGATATGAAAAATAATTTTTATATTCCTATATTTTCAAATACATATAAGCATTTACAAAAAGGAGGTTATTATTGTTTGAATGTTAATAAAGATATATATGAAAATATATGTATTAATTTATTTGGAGCGGCAACTGATATTATGCTGTTAAAAAAAAGTAAAAGACAAAATAATTATGAGGAATATATTTATGTTTGGTATAAGAAATGAAAATAAGAAATGAAAATAAGAAATGAAAATAAGAAATGAAAATAAGAAATGAAAATAATTTTAATATTTGCTTCGTTTGCTACGTTTTCTACGTTTAGATTGTCTTCTTTGTTTTTTACGTTTAGATTGTTTTCTTTTTTTTGAATATTTTTTGCCACCTGTATTTGGATCACCTTCCAATATGTTATCTCCAACATATACATTACATGTTGTGCCTTCAAGTTCTCCTTTTGTTACATTTGTAATTTTATAGAGTTCATTTTCAGCTATAATTGAATTGTTTAGGTAGAGAAAATTATTAGGATAATTACGCGTATCAAAAAATTCTCGATAATCATTAAAATTATCTGCATCTGGACGATTATCATTTGGAATAGTATTATAATTTTCAGGGCACCTGGCCATAATAACGTCAGTATCGCTAATAGGATCCGGATCATTAAGCAGATCATGTTGAAAACTTAGTGATGTTTGTACTTCAGCACATGTAGAAAGATATGTTCCATCACGTCTCATAAAGCATACTTTACGTATATTGAATGAACGATATGGCAAAGTATTTTCTGGAGTGAGGTCTGTAAGAGTTCCTAAATCAAAATTTAAATTAACATTAAAAAATGTAATCGGATTATTCATATATATTATACTTTTTAAAAATTATAATTATTGTAAAACACAATATTTAATAAACCCCTCCTAAATGAATTCTAGCACTTGCAGATGCACGTGGTTTATGTCCAATATGTTTAGCATATTCAGCAGAATATTTATTCGGTATTTGTTGTGGAGGAGTCGGTCTTATAGGTGAAATTTGATTTTGAACAATTGATTGATTATATATATCACATTTAACTTCATTTATTTTATCCTGTTGAAGCTGAGAAATTAATTCTTGTGGAAGTTGTTTTCCCTGAGATAATATATCGTTGGCCATATTTTCTCTTCTCTCTCGTGTTGTTGGATAATATGGAATATTAGTCCAATCATTAATATTTGACATAATAGGTTTATGTTCTTTTATTTTACTTGGATTTATTATTTGTCTTTTTGGTTCTCTTAAATCATAATTATAAAATTGATCATTTTCAAATCTAATATGAGTTAAAAATGTTTGAATATTAATTACAAAAATATGTTGATTTTCTACTATAAAAATATTATCATTTGGATTATCAGATTTAGAATTTATATTATATTGCAATTCAGTAATTGTTTTTAGTCCATCTACACCATTATCTTTATCCATTCTCCACGGATCTTTTTTACTTATAATGCGAGTTATTCCATCAAATAATTGTAAAATTTGAGGGCTGCCTATTTCATAAAATAATGATCTATCAATTTGTAAACCATAATGATCGCAACGTTTTTGTAAAGTATTATCTTCCATACCCCAACCCCAGTAACAAGGAAACCCGTTAATTTTTTCAAAATCGCCACCTTTCATAACAACGATTCCTCCTAATGCATACTTAAATCCATAATAATGCTTAACTATGCCAGGAGTTGTTTCATAATCAAAAATCTTATAAAATGGTATAGTATCTACGTCATTAAAAATAAAGGTAATATCTTTATAATCATTTGGATATTTTGCTTTAATTGCTAAAAACCCAATATTTTTAACAGCTCCTCTATTAAAAGTTCTTGCATCACACTGATGAGAAAAATAAATTTCATAATCATCAGAATCTTCTAAAATAAAACTCATGTATTTACTAAAAAAAAATTTATGCTGAATACGATTTCTATATGGAACAATAAAAACCCGTTTTGGTATAATTTGTTTTTCAGACATAATAAATAAATAACTTATTATTATATTTTATATTAAACTTATTTATTATTAAAATAAATAATTAAAATAAATTACAAACTAGTATATTTTTTTAAAATTATAGCGGGAACTAGATCTTCTTGATTTTTTTCAAGTTTTTTAAAACATTTGTTAATTGTAACTTCGCTAATTTCGCTAACATTTTTTATATCTTTTTTACTAACATTTAAATTACATATTTGAGAAATAAAGTATACTATTCCAGCTGCAATTGAATGTGGAGTATTTTCAGGCATTATATTCATTTTTTCAATTTTCATAGAAATAAATTGACATAATTTAGTTAATTCTAGATTTATATTTAATTTACTGCAAAAACGTTGGATAAAATCCTCTGGTTTAGTTTTACAAAAACTGGTTTTATCTATATTAATCATGTCCTTTTCTAAATTGTTAATTATAGATAATGCATTTTTGCACCCCTTTGTAGCACTTGTAACATCTAAATGAAATATATTTGAAATTTCCTTTGCCGTTCTAGGAAAATTGTTAATTCTACAAGATATATATATTGAGGCAGCTATAATTCCATCTCTGTTATCACCTCTAAAGGTTGACTCAGATTCAGAGATTTTTTTATGATATCTTATAGCATCATCAATAATCATTTTAGGAATTCCTGCATTTTGAGCCATGTTTGTAATCTTTTGAAATTCATCATATTGTGATTTTTCTTTATATGGCATGGATTGCCACTCAGTATATCGCCTAATTTTTCTCATTTCGTATGACATAGAACCTACACATAAAACCTTACATCCATAGGATGATTCTTCTAAAAGTGGATTAATAGGCATTCCGCATCTAGTAGGATCGCTATGTTGATTATCATCAGCTCCGTAATATCTCCATTCGGGTGATTGATCAACAATATCTTTATATATTATTCCACATTTATTATTGTTACATGTTAAAAAGCCTTCCTCTGAAAATACTAAAATAGTTGCACATCTTTCACAAAAATCCCTATTTCCATTAGAGCTATAAATACACTCTAATGGAGTAATAGGTTTATTATTATTTTCAACTTCATTATTAAATATATTCCATAGTTCAGTTTTATTAATATTATTAGGTTTCTTTTTTTTACTTTTGTCGTTATTGCTAAGCATTCTTATTTTCTTTTACATAGAAAATAAAAAACTAATTCAATTTTATTATAAATAATTATAAATAATTATTTTGCAATTATTTTGCAATTATTTTATAAAAGATATAATATATGGGTAATAATTTTTCAAAAAAAACTGAATCTGCAAATAAACAATTTGACAATTTTTATGAGATAATTGATTATATAGCCACTTATTATATTTTAACTATGGATTTTAAAAGCTTAAGCAAGCTTTCTGAAAAAGAATATTGTGATAAATTAGTAGTTTTAACATCTGATATTATACAGAAATACTTTAATGATTTGGAGGTTACTTATCTAGAACAAAGAGTAAAAAATGGGTTAGATGTAAATGAATTAAAAAAAAGTAATATTATTTTTTTAAATAAAGACCAACTTGATAACTTAGATATTCAAAATGATGCTCAAAAAAGTATTAAAAAAAAGCGGGTATGTATTGGAATAGCCAAATTTTATGTTAAAATCGCACATGTATTTGCCGCAATTGTTATGACAATTAATCCAACATATATATATAAAGATGAAAGTGGTAATGTAGTAAAAACACCATTACTTGAAAAAGATAAAATTCCCAAAAATGTGCAACGAAAAATTCATAAATTAAATATTTGTGACAATAGAATTAGATCATTAAAAAAAGGGGAAGATTTTTCAAAATCAGATTCAGATAAGGCTCAATTACAACCCAAAATGTGTAGTATGAATCTAAATAAAGATGGCACCCTTAAAAATTTAGAAGATGAGCCTGGAATTGTAGAATTAATGAATTTATATTTAGATGATAAATATGATTATTCAAATGGAACATTTACTGGGATGTCTGATGAAACTGAAAAGCAATTTAAGAAGGACTTGCAAGTATTTTATACAACATTTACAGGTATAGAAAAAATGCCTCCAGAAATAAAAAAATTTAGTGATATTAAATTAAGAGATTATCAGTTAAAAGCAGGATGTCAGGGTGATAACCCTTTATTTAAACAAACGTATAATATATCTAAAAATGATAAGTTATTTGTTAAATATGCGTCAAATATAAAGCAAATGATAGAATCTGCGGCTGCAAAACAAAGTGAATTATTATCGATTATTAATAAATTATTTATTTTTGTAGATGATCCATATAGTAAAAAAAAGAAAATTAGAATTAATCCTAAATTAACGGATGAATTGTTACAAACAATTATTGTGAGTGCTAGAAAAATAATTATAGAATTATATATTAAATGTGAAACTGATTATGTTGATGGATTAAAAATATATGAAGCGATTGTCGAATCAAAAATTTTAGAAACAACCCAAAATCAAATTAAAACATTACAAAAGGAATCCGTAACACTTATAGCTGAAACAAAAAATATTATAAAACCAGAACCATCTAAAGAAATCAATATAAAACCAGAGATTATACAAGCGCCAGAGATTATGCAAGCGCCTGTAATAAATAAAAATGTAGAAGAAATGAATAAAAATGTAGAAGAACCAGAAATAGCTGCATCAGAAATGAAAGAAAATGTAAAAATAGAAGAAGATACAACTAAGTTAAATATGTAATTTAGTAACTTAAAAATGTAAATAAATATATTACTAAATAATTAGTATTAATAATATATTTTAACGCATTTCCCCAACTGAACCAAATAATTTACGTGCATTTTGGTATGCTTGTAATCTGAGTGCAGTTCTAGCTTTGCTTAATGATCCTGTTTTTTTTAAAGCAGATTGCGCCGCATCAACCGCAGTTGTCCACTTTTTTTTATGGGTTTTAGATTTTTTGGATTTATTTTTTTTTAACTTCCTATTATGTCTAGATTTCATTTATATTATTATATAATATAATAAATTACATGATTTATGTTATTATATTATTTAAGATCTTGATGCAGCTTTGGAAGCAGCTTTGGAAGCTGATGCAGCTCTAGAAGCAGCCATTGAAGCGCTTCTTGCGGCAGAAGCAGCTCTAGAAGCTGATGCGCTCTTTGCGGCAGAAGCAGCTCTTGATGCAGCCTTTGATGCACTCTTTGCAGCAGACATCGCTTTAGATGCTGCTCTAGATTGTGAACGAGCAGCACTTCTACTCATAGATCTTCCCATACTCATACTTCTAGATGCTCCTCCTCGTCGTCTATGTCTACGTGTTGCCATTTATATATATAGTTAACAAAAAAAATAAAAAAAAATAAAAAAATATAAAATAAAAAATAATTAAATGCCTAAATAAAAATAATAAAAAATAATAAAAAAATAACACTTAATATTTTAAATTAATCTTCCCAAATTCTATTTGTTGAAGGCCACCACATTTTATCTCCCTTTTTAATATTAAACATCGTCCTAAATATTGGCAATCTTGATAAAGGAATATTTACCCTATATTTATCTAAAGGATGTGGATTGCTTTTTAATTGTGCATCTAACGCTTTTGCCTCAACCTTTTGTCTTGCTTGAAATGCATAATAAATAAAAAATGCTTCAAATGATATATGTTTTATAGGCAAAATATCGTCATTTTTTAATTGAAAGTCTCTTAAATATTCTCTACATATAGTTAAACCCGCAATATCTGCTAAATCTTCTCCAATACTGGGCGCCGCATCAAATTTTATTCCATCCGCATCAGCAAATTCCTCATATTGTTTAATTACATTTTTTTGTATTTCCTTAAATTTCTTTTTATCTTTTTCTGTCCACCAATCAGAAAGCATCCCATTTTCATCATATTGACTACCTGCATCATCTAATGCATGTGACATTTCATGACCAATTGTATCACCAATATGTGCTAAGTTATACTCTATTCCTCTTTCGTCTAAATCAACAAATGGTTTTTGAACATATCCTAAAGGAATATAAATTCCGTTTTTAGAAGGAGTATATGATGCGTTTACTACGTATGCCTGAGTTCCTACAAATTTAGGTGGAAATTGCACCCAATCAATAACTGGAATATCAACTAATGGCTTACCCTCTAATTGTGTTGCTTGGTCGTGTCGCCAGTATGCAACTTTTAATATATTACCCCATGCATCATCATCAGTATAATCTAGCATAACATCTTCTCTTAAAATTTTTGGAGATCCAACCTCTAATTTAAATTTATATAATTTTTTTAATGCTTTTTCTTTAGTTTTAGGCTGCAACCATTTATTACGTTTAATAATACGAATAAAAACTGTTTTTAAATCTTCTGCCATAGATTTTACGTATTTCACGCTTTGTTCATTTTTATATTGTTCAATATATTTATTTGATAAAAAGGTATTAAATGCAAATCCTAGACTAAAAATTGTAGATACTTCATTATCAGGTTGTGTTGCCTGTCCTCTAACAAATTTACCTAAATAATTAAATGATATTTCTCTACCTTTTTTATTCCATCTTTGTTGTTGTCTAATAAAAAGATAAATCCAATATGTTCTCCAGGTTTCATTATCCCAATTATTCATTAACATTTTAGTTCCACATATTAAATAATTTAAATTAGATGTAATAAAAAAAGATGGTGTATGACTAAACCCTAGTTCCTTTGAAAATTCTGGCCAATCAAAATTATATTTTGAAATGGATTCATTTGCTGTAACTTTATTATATAATGTATCTTTTGCTTTAATTTCAAGACAACCCATCGCATCTAGGATTTCTAATTCAACCGCAAATATATCTTGAATAATAAATTTATGATTTGAACCAAATGCATTTTTAAATAATTCTTCCAAATACCTAAAAAATTCTTTTTTTTGTTTTTTTTTATATTCTATATTAGTTCCGTCGTTAAAATATACATTTATATCAATTAATGATAATTGAGGAGCATCTACAAAACATCTAAATTTAGTTGGTTCTTTATCATCTGGATTTAATGTCCAATTAAATGGAGCGCCAGATGTAATTTCATTATTATTAATTAACCCTAACATTTTCCATATATTACTTTTATTTTTTCTTAATTCATCTATTTGATCTAATGATTCAGTTGCATATTTTTTTGATTGATCATTTGTATTTAATTTTAACTGTGAAGTATAAAAATTTTTTATATGTTTTGCTTGTTTTGTTGTGTCTTTTATTTCTTCTTTAACAATATCTAATAATTCATGATAAACTTTATCCTGTATTAATCTAAAATTATCAATTTGAACAATATATTTTTGTTTTTCAAATACACTTACATTATTAATCCATCTATCATTTATATATGAATAATAGTCATCTTGAGGTCTAACACCTTTAATATTTATTGGTTTATTAAATTCAGTATTTATTTCCTTTTCTAAATCAAAGCCTTTTGCTAAAAGTAGTTTGCCATATGCTTTTTCTATTTTATCCTCAAATACATTATATGAATTATTCATTTGTTTACAAATTACTTCACGATTATTTTTTTGATGTTTTTTAGTTGTTTTATGTTTTTTAGTTGTTTTATGTTTTTTAGTTGAACCCATTTAATATAATAACTTATTATTAAATAATAATAAATATATTAAATAATATTAATTTTATCTTCTGTTTTATTTATTAATTCTTCTTCATAAACTAATTTTCCTGAAGGTTTATAACTATTAATAGGAGTATAGTTTTTCTTTGGTTGTTTTTCTTTGGTTGATGTTGTTATATAATTATTCGGATTTAATGGATTTGAATTATCTTCATGCTGATTAGTTTCATCTATTTTTTCACCAAATTCATTTACTATAATTCCAGTTTTTTTCTTTAATTCGGTTCTAACATATGATGGAACCCAGTGCATCCAAGAAATAAATAAAGTATTTGGATGAATATATCTAACATTAAATTTATTATCCTTTAATTTATCTATTAAATAAGCAATACATGCGGGTTGATCATATTTTGGAACTCCGATTATAATTTCAGGAACTAGAAACCAACAAAAATTTTCATCTATTTTTTGTTTAGATGTTGTTTTAATTTTAACATGAATTCTATTTAATATTTTATTAAAAAGTGTTAATTTACTTAAATCATGCTGACGTTTTTTTTCATATAATTCATCAATATTTAATTTTTCCGAAAAATCAGTTACATTTTCAAGTGTAAATATATTTGCCATTTGAAATAAGATAGAGAAAAAAATAAAAATATAAATGTATTAAATATATATTTATTTATAATAGTAATGTTATTTTGTGCTTTCTTCACAACTTAAATAATGACCTAAATATATACTATGGTCATCTGTATTTGTTTCTTTTAATAAAAATTGGTCTGCACAAATAGGATCTTCGCCATTTGTTGTACTACAATTGTATAAATCACCAAATTCATTTTCATATATTTCATTACACGAATGATAGTATTTCATTTCATTTGGAGGAATATGCGGAACCATATCTTTATAGTGTGTATAGCGATATAATTTTTCTTTATAAAATAATGAAACAAAATTAGCATAATCTATATCTCCCACTCTTGGTTGTCCATAATTATAAACTGTAGAAAAAATATTATTTAGATTTAATTCCAGCATCATTAATTGAGCTATTGCAGCTCCTAATGAATGACCAGTTACAATCACATTATTGTAATTATATTTTTTTTTTAAAATATTAATATTTGTTATTACGGATGATTTAAGATGAAGTGTAGTTGTATAAAATCCATCATGGACGCTACAATTACATTTTGGATAAGAATCATATGGTATTTTTTTAAACTTAAAATTATCTATCCAATTTAATACTGACGAAGAGCCTCTAAATATTACATAAATTGTTTTTGTTTGTGGCATAATTCCTATATATCCTTGCAAATCTGTTACTTTATCATATAACACATTTGTAACTACAAATCCACTTGCTGGACCAGCTAAAGCCATATTCATATAATTTTCCTTATTACAATATGCTGCTCCACTTAACCATACAGATATTTCAGCTTCTTGAAAAAAATATGAATTTATATTTATTACAGAAGACAACAATAATGTAATTATTCCAAAAAATTGCATTTATTATATATATAAAATAATATAAATAGAATTATTTAAATATAATTCACATAATTATTATATTAATAATAATGCCAGTAATTATACCATTAATTAAACATTTAGTTATATCTGGTGGAGGACCAACGATGATACAAACATTAGGATCAATTCAACATCTTGAAGAAAATAAAATTATTGATATTAATAATATTGAAACTATTTATGGCACATCAGCTGGTGCAATTATAGGAATATTAATTTGTTTAAAATTTAGTTGGGAAATATTATATGATTATATAATTAAACGTCCTTGGCAAGAAGTTTTCCCTATAAAAATCCAAAATATTTTTGATGCTTATACTAAAAAAGGAATTTTTGATGAAAAAACAATTATTAAATGTTTTAAACCACTTTTTGATGCTAAAAATATATCTATGAATATATCGTTAAATGAATTTTATGAATATTCTAATATTGAATTACACATGTTTTCATTTGAAGTAAATGCTTTTAAAGTGGAGGATATCTCTCATTTAACACATCCCGATTTAAGTCTAATTACCGCAATTCAAATGTCATGTGCTCTACCTATTTTAATGAGCCCAGTTTGTATTGAAAATAAATGTTATATAGATGGAGGCGTTACTTGTAACTATCCTTTAAAATATTGTATTGAATCATCAGATAAAAAAATAGAAGAAATATTAGGATTTAAAAATCAATATGATGATCATAGTAAAAATCATGTTGATTCTAATTCTACATTATTAGATTTTATAATGAGTTTTTTATTTAAATTAATTCATAGTATTGGCACATCTAATAAGGATCCTCAAACTATTAATTATGAAGTAATTTGTAATGCTAATTTTCTTAGTATTAGTAGTTTGAAATTAGCCTTAAGTTCAGTAGATGTTAGAAAAGAATTATATTCAGGTGGTATTGAATTTGCAAAGATATTTATCTCTAAATTAGAGGACGCTGTTTAAAAATTGCGTTAATGTATCTTTTGAAGGTTTTGCATCATATTCAATTATTTGACCATCTTTCAAAAGTTTAACTGTTGGATATCCCTCAATATTATATTTATTTATTAAATCTACAATTTCGGTTGATTCTTCAGTGCAATTAATTTCAGTAAATTTAACATGATATCCATTTATAGTTTTATTTTCATATTCAGATTTAAGTTCTGCCCAATCTGGTTTAGCAGTTTTACAGTGAGGGCACCAGTCAACGTAAAAAAACAATAGTTCCGCATTTTTTGAACTGCCGTCAACTTCGCTACCTTCTGGCATTTTCTCTCTATTTGCTGTATAAGAAGGATTTAATGCTGGTTTAACAAATTGATAATAAACACCAACTGAAATAATTATTAATATTACGGCAATTGCAATATATACAAATGTTGAGGCAGTAAATCCACTTCCTGCGGATTTAATTCTAGACATAAAATTAGAAGAATCTTCTCCGCCAACCGGTAAACTCATTTTATAAGAAGACATTTATATATAAATAAGAAGAAATTATGATATTGATTAAACGAATATAATATAATAATATAAAGAATATAGTATAATTAATATATTCTTTATAAATGTTATTTCGAAATATTAATGGTGAATTAATTGAAATTAATAAATATGATTTTAAAAATGATAAATTATATTATCAAAAAATTATGGAAATTAAAAAACAATTTACTAAATTAAATAATAAAAATGAGCAAAACCATTTTGAATATACTAATTATTCAACTATGCTTTTAAGAAAAATAGAACACAATAATTAAAAAAAACTTTTTATTACAAAAATAAATAATAGTGCTAAAAATAATGTAAATACATAACTGCAAATTATATTTGTTCCTAATTGTGCTTGTATTTCAAATGATTGAGCAGTTTTATTTGATAAACTTAAAATATTTGTTTGATAATTATTTAAATAAATAGTGTATCCTAAAATAATCAAAATAATAATCTTCATAAATGAGGAAGCAAATACAAATGTGCTTAGTGGACTTATAATAAAAAGAATAATTAATATTATTGATACAAAGGAACATAAACAAGCCTTTTTAGTTATATCTGTAGTATCCATATTATATACTATATACTTTTAGTAAAATAACAAAATGTATAATATACTTTTAGTAAATGTATATTTATGCATTTGGTTAAATTTATTTTGTTATTTTTTAAAAAGTATATATTATATATGGTATACACGCGTAAAAATAAAAATAAAAATAATAAAACAAAAAAACGAATATTTAAAAAAACAGATTTTATTAGTGGCGATGGTATGCTTGTAAGTGTTTGGGGTCCTTTGCAATGGACATTTTTACATACTATGAGTTTTAATTATCCTGTAAGCCCAACTGCCGAAGATAAAAAACATTATAGAGATTATATTATAAATCTTCAATATATATTACCATGCAAGTATTGTAGAATAAATTTGACAAATAATTTAAAACAGATGCCACTTAATATGTCTGATATGAAAAATCGTGAATCCTTTTCTAGATATGTTTATAACTTGCATGAATTAGTTAATAAAATGCTACATAAAAAATCTGGCCTTAGTTATTGTGATGTAAGAGAAAGATACGAACATTTTAGGTCAAGATGCACTGAAGAAAAAGGAAAAATATTTAAGTTTAAAAAAACACAAACAAAAAAGAAAAAAGGAAAGGAAAAAGGTTGCACAGAACCATTATATGGGAAAAAATCAAAATGTATTATTAATATTGTTCCTCAAGAAGAAAAGGGTGAATCACTTCAAATCGACAAAAAATGTGTTAAAACGAGAGAATAAATAAATTATTTATTAAAAAAAATGAATTAAAAAATATTTTTTAATTTATTTGTATTTTAATAATAATGTCTAAATCTACTACAGATAAAGAGTTACAATCCAAAGGTCTTAAACGCGATGCAATTGATAAATTTTATACAAATGTAAATTATGCTAATAAATGTATCATGACAATTAAAACACATTTAGAAATTAATTATCAAGATTTAATTATTGAACCTAGTGCAGGTAATGGATCTTTTATTTTAGGAATAAAAGAATTAACATGTAATAATTTATTTTATGATATTGATCCAGAAAATAATGAAATTTTAAAACAAGATTATTTGTTATTAGATTTACAACAATTCAAAGATAAAATTATTCATGTTATAGGAAATCCGCCATTTGGCAGGCAGTCTTCAACTGCAATTAAATTTATAAAAAAATCAGCAGAATTTGCTAATAGTATTTCATTCATATTACCTAAAAGTTTTAAAAAAGAAAGTATGAAATCTAAATTTCCATTAGAATTTCATTTAATTTTTGAAGAAGACGTTCCATCGTATTCATTTTTAGTTAATGAAAAAGAATACGACGTTCCATGTGTTTTACAAATATGGAAAAAATATGATGAAAAACGTTTACAACAAATAAAACAAGTCCCAGTTGGGTTTGAATTTGTTAAAATTTTCGAAACTCCAGATATTTCATTTAGAAGAGTAGGTGTTTATGCTGGAAAAATTGATATTGGTGTAAATAAAAGCGAACAATCACACTATTTTATTAAATTTACAAATAATAAATCAATAGAAGAAAATTTGTTAAATCTAAAAAAAATTAAATTTAAAGATAATAATACAGTTGGGCCAAAATCAATTTCTAAACAAGAATTAATTGAAGAATTTATCAAGTTCCTTTAATTTTATTTCACCTTTTGGATAACTTATAATTAAATCTATACCCCTAACAAATTTTACTTTTATTTCTGGAAAATTAACATTACATACAATTATATATATTAATTTTTTTGCCTTTTCTTCAAATATATTTTTGTCAAATTTTCTACCTTCTCCAATCATATTTGATGGATAAAATTTGCAACCGCCATTTGTAAATGTTTTTTCATCATATAAAATTTCTGGAAAATTTAAATCTTCAAAATCATGTTTTTTACACCCTTTAATATGTTTTAGAGGATAATTGATTGATAACCATGGTTCTATAAAATGTGAAAATGCACGACCATCTTTGAAAATTTCAATCATTGTATTTTCTGGTATATCTGAAAATGTAAAATTTGTTATTATATGGGTAAATGTTTTATTTAATTCAATACTTGTAGGATTTAATAATGATTTCATAATATTATATTGTATTATATAATATTATTTAAAATAAATCAATTTTATTTACATTCCAAAACTAGAAAAATCATTCAAAACAGGAATAGGTAAATAACTACTACTTGTAGAACTATAATTTGGCACCGCTTTACATGTCATACTAGGCTCAGGGCATCGAGCACATGCAGGACAAGCTGGACATTTATCTGTATTATTTGATGAATCAGATGAAGAAAAAATTGAAGAATTAGCTGCCGCTGGACACACAGGACACACAGGTGGGACAACTTGTGATTTTAAAATATATAAATCTTCTTGACCTGGAATAATTTGACTTTTTGGTATTCCAGGAGGTAGAGAACTAGAATAATCATATGAAGACCCAGGGGGGTTATTAGCCCCAGCAGTTCCAGGGGGATTATATGAAGACCCAGGGGGGTTATTAGCCCCAGCAGTTCCAGGGGGATTATATGAAGACCCAGGGGGATTATTAGCCCCAGCAGTTCCAGGGGGGTTATTATTACCTATAGGAGGGTTATTATTACTTATAGGAGGGTTATTATTACTTATAGGAGGATTATATGAAGACCCAGGGGGATTATTAGCCCCAGCAGTCCCAGGGGGATTATTATTACTTACAGAAGAGTTATTTGAAGAACTAGGTTGAGTATAAGCAGAATTATAATTTGATGCTGGTAGATTTGACCCAGTACTACCAAAGTATGTTGTATTTGTATTATTTGAATGAACCGCAACTGATCCTGATGAGGTATATGTAATTGAATTATTATTTGAATCAGTTATTTTAATAGCTTGTTGCCCATCATTTGTTTTAATAATAATTGCAGTTTGTCCATTTGGACCATAAAATTTAGCTGCAGAACCATTACTACCAGAATAACTTGTCATATTTTCTTTAACTGTAAAAGTTGATGGAGTTCCACCATTTGGAGGTGTAACTTGTAAAGATTGTGTTCCATCACTTGACACGTTTACCGTTATAGTTCCTCCATTTGGTTCTGTAAATGTTGAACCATTTGTTAATTGACTTGAAGAAGACGACCCACTATAATGATTATAATTATCATAACTTGAATTTGCACTTGAATTTGAATTGGAATTATTAGAATTATTAGAATTATTAGAATTATTAGAATTATTAGAATTATTAGAATTAGAATTATTGGAATTATTAGAATTAGAATAATTGGAATTGTTGGAATTAGAATTTGAATTGTTAGAATTATCATTTGAATTATTTGAATTCATTTTGCTAGTTAATAAATTTCCAGAAGCATCATTATTTGAGCTGGAACTATTATTTTGACCAAATCCTTCTGAATAGTTACAATTACCTCCTAAAAAAGAACATAAGACAAGTCCTAGTAATAAAATTAAGAAAAGAAATAATGCTTCAATATTCATTGTAGAATTTATCATCGTATAAATTATATAGTGAAAAAAGTTTAAAAAATAATTGAATTCAATTATAATATAAATATTATAATTATAATAATATAATGAACACTAATTGTAAAAATCCTGACTTTGTAAGTGCTATTATTATTGATTCTATACCTGAAAATGAAGAATTAACTAATAAAATAAAAAGAGTAATTAAAAAACAAGAGCCATTAAAGGGTTTTCATATAGAAAATCCAGACATTTTTGAAATAGGAGTAGATGAAGCAGGAAGAGGACCTATGTTTGGAAGAGTTTATTCTGCTGGTGTTATTTTACCTAAAGATGATACTTTCGATTATACTAAAGTGAAAGATAGTAAAAAATTTCATTCAAAAAAGAAAATTGAAGAAGCAGCTGAGTATATAAAATTACATGCTTTAGCATGGTATGTCAGTTATGAAGATGAAAAAACAATCGATAGTATTAATATATTGCAAGCCACTCAAAGATCGATGCATACTTCAATTTTAGAAACTAGAAAACAATTAATACAAAAATTAAAAAAAAATGGAATAGAAAAAACAGATATTCATCTTTTAATTGATGGCAATTATTTTAACCCTATTACAATATTAAATAAAAATACAAGCAAATTAGAAATGTTACCATATGACACAATCGAGGGAGGTGATAATAAATATGCATCAATTGCTGCGGCTTCTATTCTAGCAAAGGTTTATAGAGATAAATATATTGATGATTTATGTGCCGAAAACCCAGATTTAATTACAAAATATGGGTTAGATAGTAATAAGGGGTATGGTTCTAAAAAACATATGGATGGAATAAAAGAACATGGTATAACTATTTGGCATAGAAGAAGCTTTGGAATATGTAAAAATTATGTGTAAATAATAAACAATAAATAATTTTATTTATTTTAAATATACATAATATAAAAATAATGATATTCCTAAAACTCCAATAATATTATTACTGTATTTAAACCCCCCGAGTTCTACACCTTCATCAATTGAATTTAAACTATATTTTTGAGATAAATCTGATTTACCGCCATTATTAATTTTAATAGTTTTTTTTTTATTATTTTTTAAATTATTATGTGTTTTGGTCATATATAGTAAATGAATAAAATAATAATTAAAAAATCAAATAATATATTAAAAATAAAATTGATATTATTTTTAATATATCAATATAAAATACTTAATAAACTATTTAAACTTATAACGTGTAAATAATACAAATATGCTTATTTTAATTCTAGATACAGAAACAACCGGATTATTACCAAAGGGTATTGCATTAAAAAATGAAAATTTGCATTTACTGCCATATATTGTTCAATTTAGTTATATTATTTACAACACCGACACTAGTCAAATAATACAAATGGTTGATCATATTATAAAAATGCCAGCAAACATAATAATTAGCGAAGAAAATAGTAATATTCATAAAATAACAAATGAAATATCACAATCAAAAGGAATTGAAATTAAATTAGCGATTGACGAGTTTATTCAAAATTTAGTAAATATTGATTTAATTATAGCACATAATTTAGAATTTGATTTTAATATAATTAGAATTGAAATATTCAGAGAAGCACTATTAGATAATACAGCAGAAAATAGGATCGCATTTTTAGATTCATTTATTGATAACAAGTTGTATTGCACTATGAAAAGCTCTATAAACTTGTGCAACTTAAAAATAAAATCAAAAAATGGTAAGGATTATTTAAAATTTCCAAAATTAAATGAGTTACATATAAAATTATTTGATTGTTCACCTAGAAATTTACATAATTCATTAAATGATGTATTAATTTGTCTGCGTTGTTATTATATGTTGGAGTATAAAGTAGATATAATAGAAATAGATAACGAAATTAAAGAATTATTAAAGGATTTAATTAAATAATTTAATCAAATAAACATAGTATTTTATAATTATTATCTTACATAATTATTATAATTTTATAATAATTATATTTTTTTATTAATTTTTTTTTTATTTTTTTATTAAAATTTTAAGCAGAGCACATATCACAAATTTCATCCTGATGTTCAGAAATATCTTTTGCATCAGGTTCTACCGTAAATTGCTGAGCTTGATGTTTTGGTTTTCTTCTTAAATAATAAATACCTGTTTTAAGGCCTTGTTTCCAAGAATAAAAGTGCATAGAAGTGAGCGTATTATATGTTGGATCCTCAACCCATAAATTTAAACTTTGACTTTGACAAATAAATGCTCCTCTATCAACTGTCATATCAATCACATGTTTCATAGGTATTTCCCAAACAATTTTATATTTATTTTTAATATGTTCGGATAATATATCTAATTGTTGAATTGACCCTTTATTAGCAACAATATTATTTTTTATTTTATCATTCCATAACCCTAAATTAATGAGTTCTTTCATTAAATATTTATTAACTACAACAAATTCACCTGCCAAGGTTCGTCTACTATATAAATTACTAGTAAATGGTTCAAAACATTCATTAAACCCTAATATTTGTGAAGTGCTCGCAGTTGGCATAGGAGCTACTAAAAGCGAATTTCTTAATCCATATATTTTAATAGATTCTTTTAAAGCATCCCAATTATAACGGTTACTAGGTTCAACATTCCACATATCAAATTGCAGAATACCATTTGATGCAGGCGATCCAATAAAAGATGAATAAGCACCACAAAGTGTTTGATCTAATTTTGTAATTTCTTCTGTAATAAATTGAAAATCATTTAAATCACAAAATTGCAAACTGCCATGTTTTTTAAGAAATGCAAAATTGTTTTTATAAGAATTATATCTTTCTATTGAGATTTCATTACTCTTTTCTAATGCAGCATGATATATCGTTTCAAAAATTAATTTGTTTACTATTTTTGCAGCCTCACTATGAAATGCAATATCCATTAAAACAAATGTGTCAGCTAATCCTTGCACTCCTAAACCAACTGGTCTATGTCTTTTATTACTTAATTTTGTTTTTTCAGTTGGATAAAAATTAATATCAATTACTTTATTTAAATTATTTGTTATAACCTTTGCTACTTCATGCAATTTTTCATAGTCAAATAGTTTGGTTTCGTTATTTACAAATGTGGGCAACGCAATACTTGCCAAGTTACAAACTGATGTTTCATTTTTATCTGAATACTGCACTACTTCACAGCATAAATTTGAACTTTTAATAGTTCCTAGATTTTGTTGGTTAGATTTTTGATTTGCCGCATCCTTATACAATAAATATGGGGTTCCAGTTTCCATTTGTGCGTCTAAAATTTTAAACCATAAATCACGCGCATTAACAATTTTCCTTGATTTGCCTTCAGTTACGTATTTTTCGTATAAGATTTTAAAATTATCTCCGTATACATCCGAAAGTCCAGGGCATTCATTCGGACAAAAAAGATGCCACTTTGCATTATCTTTAACGCATTCCATAAATAAATCCGGCGTCCAAATAGCATAAAAAAGATCTCGCGCTTTAAGTTCTTCATCACCATGATTTTTTTTTAATTCAAGAAAATCCTCAATATCTGCATGCCAGGGTTCCAAATAAATTGCAAATGAACCATTTCGTTTACCTGATTGGTTCACGTATCGCGCGGTGCTATTAAAAACTCTAAGCATAGGAACAAGACCATCTGTTTTACCATTTGTGCCTTGAATATGCGAATCTTTTGCTCTAATATTATGAATATGCAGTCCAATACCACCAGAATATTTTGAAATTTGAGCGCAATCTTTAAGTGTATTATAAATTCCATCCAAACTATCTTCTTCCATAGCAATTAAATAGCACGAACTTAACTGTGGTCTGGGTGTTCCTGCATTAAAAAGGGTTGGGGTTGCATGAGTAAAATATTTTAGAGACATTAAATCATATGTTTCTTTAACTAATTCCAAACTATTAGAATTATTTAAATCTCCGTGAATTCCTACTGCAACCCTCATCCACATATGTTGGATTCTCTCTAAAACAATATTATTAATTCTAAAAAGATAAGCTCTTTCAAGAGTTTTAAACCCAAAAAAATCAATTAGATAATCCCTATTATGATCGATTAGTTTATTTAATTCATTTGAATACTTTTCTACAAAATTCCAACATTTTTTAGAAATTAAAGGGATATTTATTTTATGTATATTTTCAAAATTATATAATAACTCCATTACATTTGAAAATAACGGATCTGTATTTTTTTGATGATTTGAAGTAACAATTCTTGAAGCTAGGATGCCATAATCTGGATGCTGGGTTGATAAAGAAGCACACTGCTCTGCGGCTAATTCGTCAATTTTAGTGGTTGCAATTTTATCGAATAATTGATCTATTACTTTCATCGCTAATTGTGAATAATTTATATGAATATCTACTTCTAGTCCAAGTTTTTTAATACGATTTAAAATTTTATCAAATGCAATATCTACTAATTTCCCATTACGTTTAGTTACTCGCATATCAAAAGAATTATCCATTATATTATTAATTATGTTAGTTTTAAATTGATTATAGTATATTTTATTATATTAATAAAATATATGTGTTCTAAATTATTATTCTTTTTCTTTTTTTTAATAGTTGTTGCTTTATTTTATAAACAATATTTTTTAAATTCAGAAGGTTTTTCAAATTATTATTTAGGAAGCACAAATGGAATATATCCATTTTCTCAAACAAACGTATTAGTTCAGGATACATACCCAATTACAGGAAAAAATGGGGTATCAAATAATGGCTCCGCTGATATATGGTGGCGTTATCCTATTTTTAAAGTAGGATCATATAAACAAATCACTAATAATATTAAATATCCTAATAATCCAGATAATGGCACTTGCATGCCTGCTAATTTTTGTGGAGCTTTATATGAAGATAAAAATATTAAATCAAATTATACAGAACAATTACCACCAGTAGATCCAACAGCTGGAACACGTGTTGGATATTTTAATACAAACATAAATATGTTACCATTTAGAACAGATGAACCAAACGTTTTATATTAAATCTACTTTTTTTAAAAAGTAGAACAAAAAATAATATTATATAAAATTATTATAATTTTTAATCATATCATTAACAATATCATAACTATTTTTATTTATAATATATATGTTTGAATGTTTATTATTTTTTTTAATAATATAACATAATAAATTTGATTGTTCACAGTTTTTAATTAAATGTATATGGGAATCATCATTTTTATAATTATATATACTTAAATAACAATCACCCTCATACCTTCCATTTTTGTCAAAGTGTACACTTCCTTGTGTTTTATCAATCCAAACTTCTATAATTTTGTTAAATAAATTTATTTTGTTATAATAAAATATTACTAAACATAAATTTATAATAATTATTAATAATAAAAATAAAAATAAAAAACTATTTTTGTTCATATATAATAATTATTAATAATAAAAATAAAAATAAAAAACTATTTTTGTTCATATAACTTTAAATTATTATTTAATAATACTATTTAGAAAATTACAAGTATATTTAGTTTTCGGCTACTTTTTTAATCAGTTGAATCTAATTTTTTTATAAGTAGACAACCATTAATTATATTATTATTAATAATTTCTTTCTTGGGTCTTTTATTAGGAGCTCGGTGCTCATAACCTGTTTCTCTTTCTTTCAAAATAATATTCCAAACTTTTTCTAGTTGTCCAATATTATCTTGAAACCATTTTTTATTTCTTAAAATAAGAACACAACTTAGTTTTTCTAATTTCCAGTAATGATTTTTAATCCATATCATATTTTTAGATTGATAATTATCAATCATTTGTTCTTCCCATTCCTCAATTTCAGTATAATTTGTAAGTTCAAGTGGCTTATATAAATAAAATGGCACTCCTGCCTTAGTGCTAAAATACATTATTATTCCTTTAAATTCATCTTTTTCAGTTTTATTTTGTCCATCATTACAAAATTCTTGAAAATTTTGATATTCAGTAAATTTTGTTTCAAGAAAGTCACATTCATCTAAATCACAAACTTCCATCTGGAGTTGGGTTTGAATCCAATATTCTTTTTTTGGAATTCCTGTTATTTCACGATTAACTATATTTTTAATTTCTAACATACGCCCATATAATTTTGATTTTTTGTCAACATTTATTCCATCTGGAGATGCTCCTACAAATTTATACGTATTATGCTGAATGCATCCAAAATCTTCTATTTTTGTATTATAAATATATTCATATAATTGCACAGATAATGGCTCATATTTTTGCCCCCAGTGGAATGTTGAATTTACGTTTACCATCGAAAATTTACTATCCTCTGATGTTTTTAACGGCTGACATTTTTCATATATAAGTTGATTTAATGTTGAATTACTTTCAAATGCTTTATATGCATTACTTGCAGTAATTAAATTATGTCTAAAAATATACCATTCACTAGTTCTTTGAACTGGCTGCGGTATTGCTCTCAAATAATTTATTTTATTCTCAATTATAATATTAAGTTCATCATTATTATTACCTAATTCCACAATACTTTGTTCTACGCTACTTTGTTCTACGCTACTTTGTTCTACGCTTGATACGCTTGATACGCTTGTTTCTTTATTATTTTCAGATCTTCCTTGATAAAATAAATCAAAATATATATTAAATGCATCTGCTAAAATATCACTCATATCATCTTCTATATCTTCATTTAAATTTATATGTTCCTCAAATTGTATAAAAAATAATTCTTTAATAGAATCAATAAAAGAATCATAAAAATCTGGCTCGGAAATAGCAGTTGGGTTTTCGTCAATATAAGTATCCATTAATAACAACGCGGATTCAACAAAATCAACTGTATTTTCTGTATTAATAAAAAATAATGGTTCTTCTTCAGGTATAATATCATTTAAAATATCATGTAGTTCAGGCAATTCATTAATATTCATCATTATAATAATATGTTATTTAGTTTTTATATTAATATAAAACAATTCATTTTATAAATTATAAGTATTTATATATATATATATATATATGAATATAGATCCCCAAAAAAAAATATTGGTTGTTTGTTCATATAAAACTGGTCCTGATTTTATTAATCCATTAAATGATGATTTAAAACTTTTATTTGGAAATGATCCAGAATATATATTTTGTTTTAACTTATCAACTAGTGAAAATGCAACTGTGTGTTATTTTCCGCAAAATATAAATTCTGATGATAAATATGATGCGATTTGGTTTGCAGGATGTAACCAGTTACATTCAATATTTAGAAATCCTGATGATTCTATTCATAAGATAAAAGAAGTTTTAAAAGATAATGGATTTATAGTTTTTACCGAAACTCCAAATTTTGTTAAAAAATATTGTGCTGAGAAATATAATCTTACAGTACCTATTACTAGTTTAGGAGCTAATTCTATTAAATTGACTGGTGAAACGGATATGATAAATGATTTGGTTGCTTTATGTCAATTAAATTTCGAAGAAATTATTATAAATAATCATATGGTGTATACAATTAAAACACATGGTGGAAAAAGATATAAAAAACTAAGAAAATCTAGAAAGCTAAGAAAGCTAAGAAAGCTAAGAAAGCTAAGAAAATCTAGAAAGCTAAGAAAATCTAGAAAACGGTTATAAACGAGCATTTCATGCAAAGTATATATTTATTTATTTTCAGGCAATTCATGTTCATTATTTATTTTAATTGGCACAGATTTATTTTTAATTGTATTATGCGGTTTTTTAACAGGTAAAGACTTAAGAGTTGATACACGTTTATCTATATTTTTAAGAGTAAAATGCTTTGTTGCCTTAACATATGATAATGCAGGAACTTCTTTAATTAATCCTGTTGTTTTATCATAAATAACATCTTTTACTCTTTGAAATTTTTTTCTATCTAAACAATCCTTTAAAAATGTTGTTAATAATTCGGTTTCCTCTTCATTAAGATTATTTTCAGTTGCATATACATTTACATAATCTAACATTTTTTTTGTTTTAATAGTTTTATCTAATTTACACCATGGCTCATTTTTGTTATTATTTTTTTCATTTTCCAAAAATTTTTCCAAATTAGAAAAATCATTTGATGATTTGGTTTCTTTAATAGGATTTCCACTTAAAAGCATCGTTTTATATTTAATGTTTTTAAGTTCAATACATTCTTGATTAATAGATATAGATGCACTTGGTGATTCTTCCATTTATAATATTATATAAAGTATTAAGTTTAACTAGTTTTATTAAATAGTTATTTATGATTAATTTTTTATATTATTTTTATATATTATTTTTCATATAAATAAATACATACATATAATAAATGGAAACTGAAAATAATGAAAAAAGACAAATAAATATTACTGGACAAACAAATAGATATCAAATAAAAAAATTAATACAAGAAAAAAAGGGGGATAAAAAGAGGATTGAAATTGAAAAACTTAATTTACCAATAGAATATTTTACATTTGAGAAACAATTTGAAATAATAAATAATATTAATAATTTAAATACTGAGGAAGTAGCAAAATTAATGATAAAACATATCGAAAAAAAAATAAATGGATATAAACAACAAGATAATGATAAAAAAGTTTTGAATAATGAAAAATTTATTAATTTAAAATGTATTGTAGATAAATTAATTGCTACCGAAATAAAATGTTATTATTGTAAATGTGAAATGTATATTTTATATGAAAATGTGAGAGATTTAAAACAATGGTCAGTTGATAGAATAAATAATGACTTAGGACATAATATTGATAATTTTGTTTTGGCTTGTTTAGATTGCAATTTAAAGCGTAGATGTAAAAATAAAGATGCATTTTTATTTACTAAACAATTAAATATTATTAAACAAAATAATTAAGTTTATTAATAATATTTTTAAAATATGAATATTTTATAACTTGAAAATGGAATGGAAATGGTCAAATGGAAAATCTTATAAAAAATCCAAAAGGCCTAATAATACTAATACTAATTCTAATATAATAGAAGAAGAAGAATATAATCAAGCACAAGATGAAATTTTTAATAAAAAAATTGAAGAAACCGCATATTCAATATCTTTAAATCACGATGAAAATACTTGGGATATTTTAAATCAAGGATTATATAATGGATTTTCAAAATCTTCAAAGAGAGAAGCTTTAGATGATAAAATTTCTGATAGAGAATTAGTTCAACAAAAAGGGTTTAATCCATTCTTAAGTGATTCCAACTATGTTGAAGATATCGAAGTAAGCAATTTATATTTAAAACCTGTTAATACTACGCAAGAAAGAGAGAAAAACTAAAATTACTTCAACAAATTTATAAACTTTTAATACACATAGAATACATTATTCTGTTTACTAAATATGCTAGAAAAGTGCTAATTATTGTGCTAAAAAAATGTAAACTAATATTTAAGTCTAGTTTTTTAAAATGAAATACTAACATCAACACAAATGATAATACTATAAAAATAAATACAAAATAAGAAATTACTGATAAATAATAAAAATAATTACAATATTTTTTATCTAAAGGTGTAAACAAATTCATATAATATATAATAATATAATAATATAATAATATAATAATATATTATTTTAAAATATATATTAAATTTCAAACAACTTAAAAAATTTATTAAAATCTTAATAATGAATTCATCCGCAACTTCTTCTTATACTACTCAAAATGATTTATTGTTACATAATTTAATGGAATTTTATAAAGATGAAAAAACATTAAATAGAATGCTAAAAATTATTACCGGCGAATCTAAGATTTCTCTCAGAATCGTTGATTGGTTCTCCACAAATTATGCTAAAAAATATTATACTTTATATTTTATCGATGAAGAATCTGATAATGCACGAAGATTTAAAGTTTATGTTGATTACAAATTAAAATTGAAAGCATATAGTAAACGCAGATTTGACCCGTTTTGTAGGTGGGACAGAATAAGTATTCCATATAAAAAAGACACATGTATTGAGACCACAATTGGCCAATTAAATTTTTTCAAATGGGCGCTGGAGAATAAAGTGGTTGATTATATCGAGGAAAATTATGAAATGATTGAAAAGGACATGAATAATCGTAACAGCACTTCTAAAAGAAAAGAACAAATTATTGACAACTCTAAAACGCGAAAAAAGAGAGAAGAATTATCAGTTTCCGCTACTAAGAGCATCAAGAAAGAAAAGGTTGAGATTGTAGTGCAGTTTCATTAGATATATTATTGGTTATCGTTTATGAAAATGATAAATGATTATATAATTCAATTTAAAGACTATATATAATATTATAATGGAAGAACTAAATATAGTAGACTTAATTGAAAATAACCCAATCATAAAATTAACTGGAAATAATTATCAATCTAAAATGATAACAAAAATTAAAGAAGGGTTTTCAAATTTTGAACAGCAAATGTTTGTATCAAGTTTTTATTGTTTTTTAAATTATAACTCTAAAACAGATTTTGTTATTGATTTAGATGATATATGGAAATGGTTAGGATTTAATCAAAAGGTAAAAGCCAAAGCATTATTAGAGAATCACTTTATTAAAAATGAAGATTATAAAAAATCGCTTTCCCATGAGGGAAAGCAAACATCTCACATTAAAGGAGGTCAGAATAAAGAAATGTTTATGTTAAATGTTAAAACCTTTAAAAAATTTTGTTTAAAAGCAGGAACAAAAAAGGCTGATGAAATACATGAATATTTTATAAAGTTAGAAGAAATATTACAAGAAATTATTCAAGAAGAAAGCTCAGAATTAAAACTTCAATTAGAAAATAAAACAAATGAATTAGAACAAAAAGAAATACAAATACAAGAACAATCAGAAAATGAAAAATATTCTTTAGTAGAAGAAACATTAATTTTACAATTTCCAATTAATACACAATGTATTTATTATGGTAAGATTGATAATAAAAGTCTTGGAAAACCTAATAGTAAAATGTATAATGAAGATTTAATTAAATTTGGACAAAGTAATAATTTAGCTGAAAGAATTAAATGTCATAAAAAAAACTTTTCAAACTTTAAATTAATAGCTGCTTTTAAAGTTAAAAATAAAATAGAAATTGAAAATGCAATTAAACGATATCCTATTTTAGAAAAAAGATTACGTTCAGTAATGATTGATGATATAAATTATAGAGAATTACTAGCGGTTGATAATGATAAATTCACGATTGAAAAAATAGATGAACATATAAAACAAATTATAAAAGAAAATGAATATAATATAGAAAATTATAATTTATTAATTGATAAAAATTATCAACTGGAAGAACAATTGAGATTATTACAAAAAGAAAATAAAGAAAAAGATGAACAAATAGAAAAATTACAAAAAGAATTACAAAATTATAAACCAGATACTACAAATGATTCAAAAAATAAAATAGCAAGTAATTATGCTATGTGTAAATATGGTTATTATTTATATGCATTCCAAACAGAATTTTTAAGATATAAATGTTCTATAGTTAGACAAAAGGATTATGAAATTTTACAAACAAATTTAAAACAATTAGATTCAAAAGGAGAGATGAAATATAATGTTAAAGTTTCTTATCCTTTTTCTGAAAAAATAATGTGTTTTATGTTAAAAAATTCATTAACTTCTTTAGGTAACAATACATATGAAGGAACATATGAAAATATAAAAAAAATTTTAGATATTACATTAAAAATAGAAAATTTATTAGTTAATAATTCTGCAGATTTAGACACACTTTCAGATATATTAGACGCTAAATATATTCAAAATAAAATTATAAGTGTTGATCCTGAAGTCCCACAAGTACGCAAATCAAAACGATCAATTGATCAAATACATATTATTACAGGAGAAATTTTAAATACATATGAAAGCATAGAAGCAGCTGGAAGATCTTTAGGTTTAACAACCGGGACCGCAATTGGTACAGCTTTAAGAGAAAAACGTAAATGTCAAGGATTTCTTTGGAGATATTCTGGAATATCTCAAGAAGATCAATATTCAGAACAACCTGTTATAAAAGTATGTTGTTGTTCTGGAGAAAAAACATTTTTTAAAACTATAGCTGATGCTGCAAAAGATTGTAATATTAGTGCGCCTGGATTACGTTCAAGAATATTAACAGATGTTCATGTAAATAAATATCATTGGATATTTGATAAAAATGCGACACACTATTAATATAAATGATTGTTTTTAATTTTTAAAAATAAAAACAATTTGTAAAATACTTTTAACTATTAGTAATACGTGTAAATACGATTGATGCAGTTGCTTCAGTTGGAACTACACCACTAGGCAGTTTGCCTTTAATAAAACTTGGATCTCCAATATGTGTGCCTGAATCACCTGACCAAAACATTAGAGAAATACTATCATTTATAGATAAATCTACTAATACAGTATTAGATATAGTATAAATATGGTTTGATTCTGGTGCTTCAACTAATGTAGTTGAGCCTGCAATTTGAACACCATTTTGTATTAAAACAGTAGAGCAATCAGTATTACTTGTTGGTGCTTGTTTGCCCCCTGATCTAACATCTAATTTATATGTTATTAAATACCAACCATTACTAGGTGAAATAAAATTAGTTGGATTTGTATATCCGGATTCTGTTGAAGTTGACCATCCAGAACCAGATGGTCCAAGAGGGACATTTTCAAATTCAACATACTGAAAATTTGCAATATTTATATTAGTTTGCAATAATGCGCTCCATACAAAAATAGAAGAAATTGCTGCATTTTGTCCGGCATCTCCTGTAGAACCTTGAGCTCCAGTAGGCCCAGGATTTCCCTGATTTCCCTGATTTCCCTGATTTCCCTGATTACCTTTATCTCCTGTTGGTCCTTGTTCTCCTTTATCTCCCGATGGGCCTTGTTCTCCTTGTTCTCCTTGCTCTCCTTGTTCTCCTTGCTCTCCTTTTTCTCCCGTTGCTCCTTGCTCTCCCGTTGCTCCTTGCTCTCCCGTTGCTCCTTGCTCTCCCGTTGCTCCTTGCTCTCCCGTTGCTCCTTGCTCTCCATTTTTTCCATCCTTTCCATCATTTCCATCCTTTCCATCCTTTCCATCATTTCCATCCTTTCCATTTTTTCCATCATTTCCATCATTTCCATCCTTTCCATCCTTTCCATCCTTTCCATCCTTTCCATCCTTTCCATCCTTTCCATCCTTTCCATCTTTACAACAGCAGTTTTTTTTTTCATCACAATTACAATTAAAATTAAAACTGCTTTCAGAACGTATATCAAGCCCACTTAAGTCTTTTGAATTTGCCATTTATATAATAATAACAATAATATTTTTACATATAAAATAATTTAAACTGCTAAAATATTAGCCCTATTGTAGGGCTAAATAATATTAACAAATGCAAAAATACATTATTAGTTAATACATAAAATAGTTTACATAATAATACAATTAATATTTAAAAATATTTTAACACATAAAATAATAAAATAATGGGTAATTCTCAATCAATTCAAAAAAATAATTTCGAAGATATACAATTTGTTTTAAAAAATCCAGAATCGCATTTATTAATAAATACTTTACCAGATACAGAACAATTATGTTTATTACCAAATACGATTCACGCAAGTCAAGAAGAAACAATTATAAATAAGTATTTGAAAAATGGATTAAAAAATATAAGAATTATTATTTATGGTCGAAATTGTAACGATGATAAAATATACACAAAATATAATCAACTTATTTCATTAGGTTTTTATAATGTATATATTTATGCTGGGGGCTTATTTGAGTGGTTATTACTGCAAGACATTTATGGAACAACAGAATTTCCAACAACAAAAAAAGAACTAGATTTATTAAAATTTAAATCCAATAAAACACTTAATATTGCCTTTTTAGAATACTGAATTAATTTATTTTTTTATTTGAAATAATATTTCATCCGGCTCAGCCTCATCATCTATATCATAATACATATCTTTATCTAAATAATCCTTACTAATTGCCATATTTGATAATTCATCCGCTCTTTTATTTTTCTCTCTATAAATATGTTTGAACACTATACATTCAAACATTTTTTCTAATTCCTTTGCTTCATTATATAAATTAATTAGATTCATAGATTTAACTTTATATTCTCCTTTCATCTGTTTGATTACAAGCATACTATCTCCCTCAACTATTAAACTAGAAATACTTAAATTAATTGCTTCCTTAAGCCCTATAATTAATCCAGTATACTCTGCAACATTATTTGTTTCATTATTTCCAACAAACTGAATTTTCGAGGAAATTTCTTCATTAAATTTATAAATAACTGCACCAGCGCCTGCAATTCCAGGATTAGATTTACTACAACCGTCAAACTGTAATTTATGTTCAATTTCAATTTCTGGAAATATTTTTGTTATTTTTCCACTAAATACACCTTTAATTTTTGGTAACATTATTTATTAATATTAATAATACTTCATATATAATTATTTTTAATCAATTTTTTTATATATATAAAATATAGAAAGTATGTTAAGCGCGTTTTATTTTATTTTATTATTTGTAAATAATATTTTTGCTGACACCGAATGCCCTATAGTAACAACAATTGAAGATAGACGCAAAGATAAACATAAATTACGAATAGCACAATATAATGTGGAATGGTTATTTATAGATTATTGCAGTTCTTCAAACTGTCCAGGCAGCGGTTGCCCGTGGAAAAATTCAACAGAAGCAGATACTCACATGTCTTATGTTTCAAAAGTGGTTAATACAATTCAACCAGATATTATTAATTTTTGTGAGGTTGAAGGCTGCGATGAACTTAATATATTAGCGGCGAAGCTAGACGGAAGCTATAAAGCTTACTTAAAAAAAGGCACCGATAGTTCTACCGGTCAAAATGTTGGAATGCTAACAAGAATTGACCCTATAGTAAGCCTTTATAGAACTGAATTAAGATATGATTATCCAATTTATGGCTCAAAATGCGGATATACTGGCACTCCAAGCTCAACCGGTGTTAGTAAACATTTTATTACTGAATTTACATTTAATAGAATGAATGTAGCATTCATATCAGCACATTTAATTGCTTATCCTACTGATCCTTCAAGATGCGTTCAGAGAGAAGCCCAATCTATGATTTTACAAGGTATTATATTTGATTATATTAACCGTGATTATGAAATCATTATGCTTGGAGATTTTAATGACTTTGATGGTAAAGTATTAGATGTAAATAATAATATTCCTACATCACAAGTTCTTGATATTTTAAAAGGAAATTACGGTGACCATGCTGGAAAATATTCACTTCATAGTATAGCTGAAACAATTATACAAAATGAAAGATTTAGTGATTGGTATGATTCTGATAATAATTGTAATACTGCTTCTAGTAAAGATTATTCAATGATAGATCATATTTTAGTAACAGATGGAATAAAAAATAATATAGTAAATGCCTTTATGTATCATGAATACAACGAATATTGTGGAAAATATGATTCAGACCATTATCCCGTAATAATTGATTTAGCTTTATAAAAATTAAATATAATCACAAAATACCGCAATAAGTTCATTTGTTTCATTTTCAATAATTTTAAACGGTTTTCCACAACCATATATTAAATTATTATTTATATAATAATCACATTCTTCTTTACTTGCATGTGGGTTAATTTGAGTATTATTAGATTTTAATATACCATGACGAAAAATTTTACAATTTAGTTGTTCTATTAAAATTAAGTCATTACAGTGTGGACAAGTTACAACAATATTAATAATTTTCTCTAATATATTCGAATTATTTTCATTCATTATTTAATATAAATATAAATTTATATTTATATTTATATTTATATTTATATTATTTTATAATTATATGGATATACCATTAATTAGTTTATTATCAATTATTATGTCAAGACTATCATATTTTGATAATACACATTTTTTAAATAAATATTTGCAAATATTTAATATTCCAGAACTAAATAAACAAATTATAAATTTGCAAAATAAAAATATTACTGATATATTTGATTTAAAAATAAAAAATATGATAACAATTAATAAAAAAATTAATAAAATTAATTATACTGATCAAACAGATTTGTTATCAAAAAATGTGCAATATATTTGTATTAGCACATCAAATTATTCAAGCGTGTATATTGTTGCAGATAAATTAATGAATGTTATTTTTATTTGTTTTCGTGGAACTTATTCAGTTAAAAGCGGATTATCTTATTTAAAAGTTAGTTCTATCACACCTACAAAAATATGCAAAAATTCGGATGATGGTTATTTATTAGGAGTATTTAAAATTATTTCTGAAATTTTTTATTCAATTTATGAATCTATTAATTATTTGTCTACACATTTTTTAAAAACATCAAAAATTAAACTTGTTACTACAGGGCATTCTTTAGGTGGCGCAGCTGCAAGCATTTTTTCATATTTATTAGTTAATTATAACCATAGTTTAAAAATTGCATGTATTACATTTGGCAGTCCACGTGTAATGAACGGACCTTTAATAAAAAAATTTAATGAGTTAATTTATAATAAAACAATAATGTTTAAAAGATACATAACAAATGGAGATCCTTTTGCAAAGTTACCTATTACAAGTAAAAAATTCGAAAACTCATATTATTTTCCTGATGATTATGATGAGGCTTTAAATTTTGTGGCAATTACTTGTAAAAATGTAAAAAAAACAAGCAAAATTTTGTGTAATTTAAAAAATAAAACAAAAAAACGTAAAATTAATATAAAATATCATGGAGAATATCTAGGTATAACATTTAAAAAAGCAGGTAATAATATGACTGATTTAAATAAAGAAATAAAACGTGATACAAATAATAATACTATTTGTAGAATTATTATTGGTGGTAATAATAATCATTTTAAATCAGTTTTTTATAACTTAAATGAAGCAAAAATGCAAGAATCTAGTTGGCTTAATTCAAAAATTCAAAAAATAAAAAAAACATTTTTTCAGATAGATTATAAGCATCAAGATATTTACATTAATAAAGAAATGTTTGAAAAATTAATTAAAAATAGTAATGATTTAGATAATGAGGATTTGAATCCTTTATCAAGCGATAATTTAGTTAAAATACAACATAACAAACATAATCCTGAATTATTGTGTATTTGAATTATAAATAAATGTATTAATTTGATCAATCCATAAATCTAATTGTTCTTTATTTTCATGAATATTAATATTTCCATTTAAAATTAATTGGTCTTTACAAACACAATCAACCGAACTAATATCTAACATACTATTGTGATATGTGTGACATTTTTGCAAATATTCTAAGGGTATATTATTTTCTCCTGTTCTAGAACGTTTTACAATACGTTGATGACAAATTTCAGGTTCAGCATTTATATATATAACTTTGCTAACTGGAAAATCATTTGCAAATGTATCAAACCATTTTAAATAAATTTTATAATTAACTAACTCGATATTACCGGAATCAAATAACATTTTTGCAAATACTAATTTATCTGTAAATAAACTACGCTCTGATATAAATATAGCATTTGGATTTTTTTTTATTTCGTTTTTCATAATATTAACTCTTGAAATATATGCCATTATTTGAAATGAAAACCCATATTTAGTCGGGTTTTCATAAAACATTTCTAAAATTGTAGTGCCATTTTCATCTGTAATATGTCCCCAATCTTCAACTGGTTCTTTTAAAAAGACAACATTTTTATTATCACTAAAATTTGTTTCTAACTGTCCCATAAGAGTTGATTTACCAGAGCCAATATTGCCATCGATAGAAATAATAGTAAACATTTTTTGTGATATTATTAGATATAGATATATTCTTATTTTTATATTATTTATAAATCAATTTTTTTATAAATAATAAAATTGAAATAAAAAAGTTTAAATAGTAATTATCATATTAAATAAACTAACTTTAACAAATGGATCTAACTCAAAGAAAATTAAATAAATCTGAATGGGACTCAATTGAGGTGCCCGTTTCTCAAGATGAGAAAGCCATATTACAATTCATTATAAACGGCTACGATAATGTTACTAATAAAACTAATAAACAAATCTCATTAATATCATTTTTAAAAATCGAGTATAACGAAAAAATGGAGGATTATCTATTTAATAAATACTTTCGAAAAATCATAGCAGATTTAAAGGTAAAATATTCAGTTACTTATTTCAATATTTTGGTTGATTCGGACATTCAAATCAAAAGTGCAGATAAAATACGTCTTGAAAAAAATAATTTAGAATCAATAAATAAGGATGAAATTTACGAATTCACCTTAATTTTTCATCTAGAAAAAATATTCAAATCTAAAATGGATATTTTTAAATATATAAAATATGCTGAAAAATACACTAGCGAAATCGAGAAAAATAACAAAATATTTATGTTTCACTTCTTTACATTATTTAAATTAATTAAAAATAATATTATAAAAATTAACAGACATATTATATCAATTATTAGTAGCATTTTAAAGCATTTTCAGGATGAGATTGATATGAATATTATTATTGAAAATTCAGTTGACTATATTGAAAAAAACGAAAATTTATTAAAATTTGCTGATATGGAATTATACGAACATCAAAAAGAAATTTTTACTTTGTGCAAACAATCATGCCCAAAAATCATTCTATATACTGCACCAACCGGAACCGGCAAAACATTAACACCTTTAGCACTATCAGAAAAACACAAGATAATATTTGTATGTGCTGCTAGGCATGTTGGGTTAGCATTAGCAAGGGCAGCTATATCAGTTGGAAAAAAAATAGCATTTGCATTTGGTTGTGCTAGTGCAAGCGATATTAGATTACATTACTATGCAGTTAAATCTTTCACAAGGAATAAAAGAACTGGTGGAATTGGTAAAGTTGATAATACTGTTGGAAATGATGTTGAAATTATGATTTGCGACATTAAGTCATATTTACCAGCGATGTATTATATGAAATCGTTCAGCACAAAAATAGTTTTAAATGAGTATGGAGTTGAAGATGAAGTTGAGGATGTAAATGGACTAATTACTTATTGGGATGAGCCCACTATTACTATGGATTATGCAGAGCATGATTTTCATAAAATTATTAGACAAAATTGGAAAAATAATTTAATTCCAAATTTAGTATTATCTTCTGCTACCTTGCCAAAACTTCATGAACTTTCTGAGACAATAACAGATTTCACCAATAAATTTGATGGCGCACAAGTATTTAGTATTGTAAGTCATGACTGCAAAAAGTCTATACCACTTATTAATAAAGATGGATTCGTAGTTTTGCCTCATCATTTAAGTGATGATTATTCAGAGATTTTAAAAATTGCAAACCACTGTCAAAAACATTTAACATTTTTAAGATATTTTGATTTGAAAGAAGTTGTAGACTTTATAATGTTTATTAATAATAATAATTTATGCAGTAAAAAAATGCAAATTAATCGTCAATTTACAGATATAAATAACATTAATATGACTAGTATTAAAATTTACTATATTAATCTACTAGAAAATATTAAGCCTGAAGCATGGTATGATATTTATACAAATTTTATGAATCTAAGACAACAAAGAATACGTTCAAATAATTCAATTGACTCAAAGGGAAATAAAGTTAGAGTCGGCGGCACTCAATTTATTCAAAATCAAAACCCTGGTATATATGTTACAACTAAAGATGCATTTACGTTAACCGATGGTCCTACAATATTTTTGTCAAATGATGTCGAAAAAATTGCAAAATTTTGTATTCAACAAGCAAATATTCCAGTTAGCGTAATGGATGATTTAATGAAAAAAATAGAATATAATAATTATTTAAATGAAAAATTAGATGTTTTAATAAAAAAGTTAGAAGATATTTCTGAACAGACGGACCGATCAATTAGCGATAAAGCAAATTCAATTAAGGGTCGAAATCAATCATCTAAAGATCCTAAAAAATTATCCAGAGAACCATCAAAAGAATCTAAAGATAAAGATAAAGATAATAATAAAGGATCCATCTTGGAAATTAATAATGAAATCGCCGTTTTGAGATCGATGATTAAAACCGCTACATTAAATGATACATTCGTGCCTAATAAAAAATCTCACCTAGATAAATGGGCTGAAGAATTAAATACAAAAGATGCTTTTACAAGTGATATTGATGAATCAATCGTTAGTGAAATAATGTTGTTGCATGGAATTGACGATAATTGGAAGGTTTTACTCATGATGGGTATTGGTGTTTTCACAAATCATAAAAATATAACATATACTGAAATTATGAAAAAATTAGCAGATTCAAAAAGATTATATATGATTATTGCTAATAGTGATTATATTTATGGCACAAATTATCAGTTTTGTCATGCTTATTTAAGCAAGGATTTGAATCTTACTCAAGAAAAAATTATTCAAGCTCTTGGACGTGTAGGAAGATTTAATATTCAACAAAATTATTCAATTAGATTCAGGGATGATAGCCAGATTTTAAAATTATTTACCACCGAAACAGACAAACCTGAAATTATTAATATGAATAAATTATTTAATAGTAATAAAGTTATTTGGAATGGTGAAAATTATATTCCTGACCCAACTCAAGATTCTGATGATGAATACGAAGATGTTGAATTATCTTCCTTTGAAGAATCGGATGAAGAAAATTAAAAGGTCATGTTTTATATAAAATAAGTATTCCCATTAATTTATTAAATAAAAATATAAAAATAAAATAATAAATAAAAATAAGTATTTTTTTATTTATTATAAAGTTGGTGTTTCACTATATATTTTATTATAAGTGTCTTCTATATCTTCTGTATTACCACCATTTTTTTTTATTTCTGTTATTATTTTATCAAACCATTTTTTACGTACCACGTGAGCTATTTCAACGTCGCCGGTCTCTTTATTAATTATTAATTGATTTTCAGGAAACATAAATGATTCATTAAATGACAAATCATTTTTCATTAATTTTTGTAATGCCAATAAAACAGCTTTTTGACAAAGTCTAGGCCCCACATTATCATAATACCCAGTTTTATCCATATAACCCGCTCTTTTCATCATTATATTATAAAATCTTGAATTAAGATAATTAAACTCATATCCTTCATCATCATTATCTTTAACGTGAACTCCTGCTGCTATTAGTGCATTAAATAATGGTTCTAAATAAATTTTATAATATGCATGTGGACTCAAATTTTGCAAAGTTTTTTTAAATGCTTGTCCCCCTTTTTTTGTTTCAATTAAGTACAACGCGGTTGCTAATTGAGGTATAACCTTTGATGGGTCACAAACATTCATCTGACTTTTTAATTCAGCAAATTCAGCAATTTTGAATTGTTGCATTATTATAAATTATAATTAATTATATATTTAAATTATAATTTTAAGTATAATTTAAATTCAAAAACATTTCACTTTACAACCCAAGAACTTGAAATATGTTCCATTATATAACATATTTTTTGTTAAAGCCTTTTCTAATGTCTTATCACTAATATGGAGCGACTTTATACAATCATATTTACATATAAATTCTTGAATTAGTTTATTTTCCGTATCATATTGTCCTACACCATTTTTATATAATATAGGTTCTTTATTATCATTTTTAATGACAAATTCTTCTCTTAAATCCTCTTCACAACTGTCATACAATACATAATAATGACTATTAGTTAGTGTAAAATTTTTAACTGGGTTATCTAATGCGGCAGATGAAGCATATTCATTTTCAGTAGCTGCTGTTTTTCTATCTAAATAAACATTTAATATTTCGGTTTTTTCCTTATTTAATTTCGCAATATATCCTAGATTTTGTGGTCTTGTTATTTTAGTTGGTTGAATATTTAATATAATACTTAAAATAATATTTGGATCTAAACTTCTATCAACTAATAACCATCTAAATCCGTGATAAATTGTATTTTCTTCAATTGCTTTATTGATACTTGGTCTTTTAATCTTTGGATTTTCTTTCATACACTCTGCAATAGTTTCATATACTTTAATAAGCTGAAATGTTTCTGGATTTATCTTTTGCAATCTTGGTCCAAGTGTTACAAGAGGTTCGCTAAATCCTGTTACAAGTTTAGTTTGTTGTAAATTTAATTTTTCTAATATTTCCTTGTTTGTTTTTTCTAAACTATTAATTTTTGTATTAAGCGTATTAACCATTTTTAAAAGTTCTTTAATATTTTCATTATCATTATTGGATTGGTGGGTTGAGTTCTCTTTAATCTTTAAAATTTCTAATTCAAGTTCTAACTTTTTAACTTCATTATTGTTGTCATTAAAATATTTTGTATTATTATTTACCAAATTTAATAATGTTTTATAAGAAAGATTTTTACCAATTAAAAATAGTTCTTGTTCATTTTCATGACCTAATAAATCAGTAACTTTGCTAGGTCTAATATATTCATTTTCCTTTATAAATGTTTCAAAATCTTTGCTTTTATTAACTAAAAAACAATCAAGCAATAAACATTCATCATATTTATATTTATGTTCTTTATATCTATTTACAATTCCTATTCTGCTCTCTCCTACTTTTACAATATATTGTCCGTTTTCAAATGTTTTAATTTTAATAATATAAAAAATAGCACCTATTGTTTCAAATTCTTTTAATAAGACCTTTTCTCTTTCTAAAATCTTTTCTTTGGCTAATTGTTGTTCATATTCTTTTTTATTTTTGTCTTCTATTTGTGTTATTTCTACTTTGGCTTGTTCTAATTGTATTTTTAATTCATTACTTTCTTCTTGTAATGTTTCGTGTAAGAGTTCTTCCATTTTTATATAATATTCGTGGATTTCATCTGCTTTTTTTGTTCCTGCTTTTAAACAAAATTTTTTAAATGTCTCAATATTTAACATAATAATTTCCTTATTGTGACCTCCTCTTGTCTCAGTTTTTGCTCTTGAAGCTTCAGGAGCAAAGTTTGCTTTTTTTTGCTCACCCGCTTGGGAGAGCAAAGATTTGTAATCTTTATCAATAATAAAATGTTTTTCTAAAACAACCTTCGCATTAAATTTTTGACTAAATCCTAACCATTTCCACACATTATCAAGGTCAATAACAAAATCAGTTTTAGGATTATAGTTTAAATAACAATAAAAACTAGATAAAAATATTTGTTGTTCATAATTATTAAAATTATGTTTAACTTTTTCAACTAATTTGCACTGATAATTACCATTTAACTTAGTAATAGGATTACTTTCAATAAGATTTACTATATCGATGCTCATTTTATATATTATTATAGTAGTTATCTTTCTTTATATTGTTTTTTGCTTTAATAAATAAAACGCATTATTAAAATAGTTGAATACCTTCATATTTTTGTTTAACCTTTTCATTTAATTTTTCTAATTGTTCTTGCAAATCATATTCTTCTGGTAAAACCATTTTTATATTTAATCTTTTATCTTCCATTCTTCTTTCAAATACCAAATGTGGTTTCTCTCTAGTTATAATAAGTGATATGTATTTGGGTAATAATATTTCATTTTTCTCTGGGAAAATATCATTTTCTAAGTCATCTACAACTTTATTAGCTTGAGCTAATTTTTCTTGAATAGTTATTTTGTTTGATTTTGTTGTAGACCACAGTTTATCTAATTTTGGATGTTTTTCTACTCTAAAATACTCTCTTAATATTTTTTTATCCTTATCTGCATAATCCTTGTAATAACATACATATTTTTTCATTATTTCTTGTGTTATTCCGTTAGGTAAATCTTGTGTATTATGTTTTCTTTCTCTCTTCGTATTAGGTTTAATACCTTTTGAATTTTGTTCTTGTTCTTTTCTTGTAGCTATTCTAAGATTCTCCCAAGAATTATTTAACGGATCTTGGTCTATATGGTCTACGCTTATATTTAATGTTCCTTTACCATTACCATAACATCCTGTAATTATTTGATGAATATATAAATTAGTTGAACATAATATATATCCATTTTGATGTTTATACCAAGTAATTTTTTTGTTATTATTTAAATTATTCTCATAATCTACTATTTTCTGATAACTTTTACTACATAATTTACAAATTGTATCTTTTTCACAATACATTAATAAATATTCTTTTCCACTTTCTTGTATTTTCCACATAGGATTTTTCATAATATTCGCATCTTGCCCTATAGATGAATAATGACCATTAATATACTCAATTACATCATATTTTTGTATAATATTTTTATGATATAAGTGATAAATTCGCACATTACATCTTCTTAAATCATAATGATTATTATTTAAAAATATATAACATACTGATTCTGGACTATATGAAAATATAAATTCTATATAACTAAATTTTTTATAATTACATGAATAAGATGGATATATATCAGCTTTATTTGTAAATACAAAATTTTTATTAAAATTAATAATTTTATCCTTATCTTTTACATCAACTAAATATGTTATATCATTATAATAAATTTCACCACAAAATAATGTCTCATTTGTTGAATATATTGGTTTCATATTTGGTATTATGCAATTTGTAGTTTCAGTTAAATCTAAATCAATTTTATTCATATTATAAATTATATAATATAAATCTGTTTAAGTTGTTTTTTATTAATATGTATATATGTATATGTATAATATCCACCCAATCCGCTCAATTGGAATATGCTAAACCCCCCATACCACTCATAATACGGAGCACATTATAATTTGTGGCATAAACACGAACTTTTGCGGTTTTTGTTCCTTCAACCGTAGCATTTGAGAGCACAAGTTGGAGTGTGGCATTATCAATTCTGGAGAAGTTGCACGTGCCACTTGGTTGATGCTCTTCAGGACGCAAAGCAAATGAGTAAACATTTATACCTTCATCGGGGCAACGGGTGTGAGCTTGAAAAGGTTGGACCCAAGAGAAATAAGAACCTTCACGCTCAGAGAAACGATCCTGTCCGTTCAATTGGAGCTTAGCAGTTACAACAGGGTTTTGCCCCCAGCAGTGCATATCCAAAGAGGTTTCCGTAAGAACAAATGTTCCGGCATCAGAAACTCCAGAATTATCCATGTGAGCATCTCCACCTGTAGCGGTTTCATTAGGAACAACTGGCCCTCCCATATTTACCTCATTATAAGGGTTGGAAGGTCCATGCCAGTATCCTGTGAAATTAGTAGGAGTATATTCATCCATAGCGCCAGCATCATTAAAAAGTCCACGAGCATCAATAAATGCACGACTATCAGCGGCAATAGAAGCAGGTCCTCCGAAAGCATGAACGGCATTTGGAAGAGCATCAATTGCATCTGTGTAGTTAAAGGGTTGAGCACCAAGAACCTTGAACAAAAGAGCATCACAAGTCAAAGAAGAGCAATAATCTACGTTGGAATCAGGTTGGACAACCCAGATAAGTTCCTTTACTGGATGATTGAAATTCAACTTGATTTTGTTGGAAGAAGATCCAACAGATTCATCACCCGTGAACTGGAGCTGGGTAATCAAATATTCATGGGGATTTTGGGCCATACGTCTACGTTCATCCGTATCCAAGAAAACATAGTCAACATACAAAGAAGCAGCAACCAAAGATTGATTGTAAGCAATTGTGGCAGGAACAGGGCGTCCAACAGTATATTGACCTTGAGAACCTGCGTAAGGATTTTGGTTGCAGTTCAAAGTGGTAACAGCCCACAAGCACTCATCAATAGGACGGATATCAAGATTAATCTTGACTTCATGGTATTGAAGAGCAATCAAAGGCAAAGCAAGTCCGGGATTTCCACAAAACCAAAATTGAAGAGGAATGTAAAGAGTTGTTTCAGGAAGAGCATTACGAGGGGCACACACTTGACGAGGAGCCAAGGAGTCGCAAGGTCCATCAACATCAGAGAAAGAGGGATCCGTAATGAACGTAAGCTGAGTCGTGTTACCAATCATTTTGAAATAAGCACGTTGTTGTTCAGAAGTATTTGTAAGCTGATTCCAGATGTGCATCCAATCTCCGTATTGGCGATCTATTCGTTGACCTCCGATTTCAACCTCAACTTGAGCAATCAACTGCTCTCCGGGGTAATCTAACCAACGAGCATAAACACCGGTATTTTGACCGGTAGAATAACTTCCGAGACCCATAAGTTGGTTAATCTCGGGTAATGTAACTTGAAGATATGTTCTGTATGCCAAATCACCATTTCTGCTGATTGTGCATTGGACACGACGACCGAAATCGGCTTGTCCGTTGAAAGTTTGCTCAATTGATTCAATAGCAAAGTTTGTGTAACGTCTGTAAGTAACTTTCCAAAAAGTAATCTGAGGATTTCCTGTACATTTCCTCTACCTTATCTTTCAATAAGGAGTAGACTATATCTTAAAAAGAATTTATAATGCTTTTATTTCAGCTAGTTCTATATTTAATATAAATTCCTTCGAAAACCATTTAGTCGTTGAACCTTCTTCTTTAAATTTATTTATTTTATTTATAATAAAACGTATTTGTTCCATGTCTATATTTTTGTTTGATGAATTATATTTAACTGTTATGGGCATTAAATTCGTCCAATTCCAGCATTTTAATTTTTCATCTTCATTTGTTAAATCAAATTTGCAAACAGGTATAATATGATCGATTGACCAATATGAATCATAATTATCCCAATTCATTTCAGGTGTAAAATTATATTCAAACCATTCTCTTAAATATTGAATATTACATCCAATATAATTCATAGTTAAATCAGTTTTAACAAGAACAGCTCTTAAACGGGCAGCTAACGATTTTTTAATTCTATAATTCATATTTGTATTATGTTCGTTTTTACACCATTCAATTTTTTTGTCTGTTAAAAATTTAGGATAACAAGAAACACAAATCTTTTTTTTATAAAACTTTTTTAGTTTTGCAAAACATTTTAATGCCTTTTCTTCTTGACATTTTTCACATTTCGCAAAAGTAGTTTCTGCTTTTTTTTGTCTAAGATTTTTCTTTCTTGTTTTATCTAATTCATTTAAACACATTTTACATGTTTTCCCATTCTGTGTTTCTCTATAATTATTAATTAGATAATTAATTTCACACTTGTTGCATAATTTATTACATATTTCATAAGACATTTATTTATATGTTACGTTATTATTTAAATTGTTTTAAAATAATATTTTTAAAGAAGCTTGGATGCTCATTGCCCATTTCAATTAATTCAAAGATTGAATAATTTCATCTTATTCATTTTTACTATACCCAAGGTCTTTGTCTTGGCCACAATTTTCTCACAAAAATTGCTTAGTAGAATAAGTTTTAGGGGTTTCAAGCAGTTTGATTTTCTTACCAGGGTTTTTCATTTGAATTATGATTTCAAATCCCTGATTAACGTCAGTGGTGCTTTCATAAAAAGCGTCCACAAAAGGCTTTATGAATATCGTATTTTTTTGATATTCCCTGACGTTTTTCTACCCTACAGGTTTTTAAGGTAAACGTCCTGTGCGCCATCGGTTGTTCCCTATGGTTTCCCAAAGGGCCGGACTATATCTTAAGGTTATTACACCCCATTCCCGTTTAGTCTCTGAACGTTCACCCAATTTATATATTTACATAAATTTAATTGGAGGGTGCTTCGCTGCGGATTGCCCAATTCTTAGTGTTTTTACCATACCTTTTAATTCTACCGAGTATTATTCGGAGCCATTACGTTGTTTACCATTCAACGTAATTTGGTAACTAAGACTCTAAGGGGTTTCCCGCAATTTGAGAATGTTGCAAATAGTTAATATTTATTACATATATTTATAACTATTTACTAGCCAGTTATATCTATCATAAATTTTTAAATATTATTAGATGGGATTCTAATAATTATATATGATAGTCACAATTTACAGTGTTTACCCATAATGGTATTTGTGAAACCATTATAGCACCTGACTGTTGTGCCCTAAAGCTCCAAGGCAACTAATTGCATTAAACCACCTCCCATTTTATATTATTGCTAAAGAAAAAAAAATTTGGATTTTTAATTTAATTAATTTATTTAATTAATTAAATTAATTTATTAAATTAATAAATTGAATTAAATTAAATAATATGTAATTATTTATTATCTAAACTGAGTTATAGATATAACATCATAGTATATTAATGCTAACACAAAACAATAAAACACATATATTTATTTCTAAAGCAAATAAAATTCATGGAGATAGATATAATTATTTAAATGTTAATTATATTAATTCTAAAACAAAAATTAATATAATATGTAAAATTCATGGAGAATTTAGTCAAACACCATCAAACCATTTAAGAAAACATAATTGCCAAAAATGTGTTAAAAATTTTAAATTAGATACAATTGGATTTATTGAAAAAGCCAAAAAAATACATGAAGATATGTATGATTATTCTAAGGCCAACTACATAAATGCTGATACAAAAATAATTATAATATGCAAAATTCACGGAGAATTTACACAACAGCCCGATTTTCACCTAAATAGAAAATGTGGTTGCCCGAAATGTTCTAATAATATTAAACTTGATACATTTGAATTTATTGAAAAAGCTAAAAAAATACATGGAAATAAATATGATTATTCAAAGGTTAATTATATAAATAATTATACAATTATTATTTTAAATTGTATAAAACATGGCGATTTTACGCAACAACCATATGTGCATCTCCTAAATCATGGCTGCCCAAGTTGTATTAACAAAACAGAATTCTTATTCTTAAAAAAAATACAAGAAATTTATCCTACACTTAAAAAACAATATAAAGTTAAATGGTGTAAAAATAAAAATTATTTGCCGTTTGATTTTGCTATTGAAGAGAGAAACATCATTATTGAAATAGATGGACCGCAACATTTTATACAAGTTGCAAATTGGACTTCACCTGAAATTCAAAAAGAAAAAGATAAATATAAAATAAATTGTGCTAATGAAAATGGATTTTCGGTTATTCGCTTATTACAAATTGATATTTTAAAAGATAAGTTTGATTGGATTGAAGAATTAAAAAGTAATATTTCAAAGATTATTAATGAACAAAAAATACAAAATATATTTATTTGTAAAAATAATGAATATGATCATTTTATCATTTAAGAAATAATGGATTTCATATCAAAACTGGATCTCATAAATTGAGTTAAATAAGAATCTTCAAAAACTTCTTTTTTTCCTTCATGATTTTTTGAAAATATATATGAGTCTTTATTTTTTTTAATTGACCACCCTTCCTCTATAGCATTAAAAAGTAGTAACATTTTTTGAAATTTAATATTATCAATTTTAATACTATTATTTTCTAAATAGTTATCCATTTTAATTTTTATATCCATTTTATAAAAAAATAAGAAAACTATTATTATCTTTAAACTTGTCTAAATAAAATAAATCTTAAATAATAAATCCTAAATAATAAATCCTAAATAATAAATCCTAAATAATAAATCCTAAATAATAAATCTTAAATAATAAATATTAAATATTAAATAAATATTTAAATAAAATATATTTAACATATATTATCAATTAAATAAATATTATGGTTTAAATATAAATATAAATGCCTAGTTTTAAACCTAAAACAAATAAAAAAATTAGATATAATAAAAAGAATTCAATTACTTTAGATGGTAAACACAAGGATTTTCTAAATGAGTTTTCTAAAAATGAATCTAATACAATTCCTGAATTAAAAACTGAAAAAAAAGCACTACAAAAACAATTAGCAGATCCAATTTCAAATTTAACAATTGAACAAAAATTAGATATTACTGATAGAATAACAGATATTACAAATTCAATTAAAGAACTTAAATATAAAAAAAAAGAATATTTTCTTGATAATTCTAAATATATTTTTGATTATTTTGAAAATAAAAAAAATATATCATCTGGAATTTCTACTGAACTTACAAGCAAAAATAAACTGTTAAACAATTTTTTTAAAATTAAACATGATGATACTTCAAATACACTTAATCAAACTAAAAATAATAATATCGTTCAAAAATATTTGTGTAATATTGATAATACTTTTTTAGATATAAATTCATTTGTTTATCAAACTGATATTTGTCAGTATTGTTGCAAAGGTGAATTAGTGCCGCTTGAAGATGAAGGCATCTTAATTTGCAGCAATTGTTCTAAAAATGTTCCATATCTTATTGAAAATGAAAAACCATCATATAAAGAACCACCTAAAGAAGTGTGTTTTTATGCTTATAAAAGAATTAATCATTTTAAAGAGATTTTAGCCCAATTTCAAGGAAAAGAAACAACCCAAATCCCTCCTGAAGTTGTAGAAAATATCAAATTACAAATTAAAAAAGAACGTATTGAACTAGAACAAATAACTAATATTAAAACTAAAGAAATTCTAAAAAAATTAGGATATAATAAATATTATGAACATATTCCATTTATTAAAGATAAATTAGGACTTAAACCACCCATTATGTCTCCTGAATTAGAAGAAATTCTTTGTAATCTTTTTATTGAATTACAATCACCTTATTCAAAATACTGTCCCGATGATAGAGTAAATTTTTTAAATTATTATTACACCGCATATAAACTTTGCGAATTATTAGGAGAAACTCAATACCTTGAAGACTTTCCTATGTTGAAAGATAGAGAGAAAAGAGTTGAACAAGATCAAATCTGGCGCAAAATTTGCGAAGAACTTGATTGGGAATTTATTTCAACCGTTTAGATTAAAATTGTGAGCCATCATTATTTTTATATTGATCATTTATATCTAAATTTCCACCTTTATATGGAAATAATTTCAACATATTTGTATTATAAATTGAAAAATTTGGCTCATTACAGTTTGCACCTATACCATTTCCACCCCTTCGTGTTTTTTTATTTCTTCTTTTTGAGTTTTTATTTTTAAAGCGTCTTGATCTTTTCATTCTTGTATTTCTTACCATTTTATATAATATAATAAGTTATTTATATTATATAAAATATTAATCAATTGCGATAATTATATTAAATTTAATAAAATTTAATAATTTCTTACCATATTAGCTTAGAGACCTCCAGGGAATCCAACTAAATTCATACCAATTCCTAGACCGCTGCCTTGTCGGGCAGATACCCCCATAGATGGGATATAAGTATCCAAAATGCTAAATGTGGCAGCAGCAGTTAAAGCAATTAATATAATTTCCTCAACATTCAAGGAACGTTTAGGAATAGCATAAGCAGCGATGGCAACCATTAAACCTTCAACAAGATATTTAATTACTCTTTTAACAAGTTCTCCAATATTTATTAATCCGTCCATTATAATAAATAAAAAGAAAAAAATATATATTGCGATAAAAAACTTAAATAAATTGCTTTAATTAAAGTAAAATGGATCACTCTAAAGAAAAGACTTCAAAAAAATCTGGATTTAATAGAAAAATAAATAATGGTAAACAAAATCCTAAATATGTTGACTTGCTTGAAGAAGATAAACAAATTGCAGGACAAAAATTTGCATGTGTTTCCTTTGTTTCTCCTGAAAATATTTTAAAACAGAAAGAAATTTTTCTCTTTGAAGAATTCCTAAAGAAGTGGGATTTAAATAAATCTATGGAAAAATTTGTGCAATTTTTAAATTTTGTTTCATTTAAATATACCATGAATTTTGATGATTTAACAACTGATTTTAAGGAATTTATTAAAGAAGAAAAGGATACTCTCTCTAAATCTAGTATGAGAGATGAATTTAAAACCTTTTTAGATAATAATGAAGAAGAGCTTGATAAAACATTTGGCATTAATAATCAATTTCAAACTTCCACAAGAGGATTGAAAATCAGAGGAGTATATCCAACTTTAGAAGAAGCCGAATTAAGATGTAAAATGTTGCGGGAAATTGATCCAAATCATGATGTATACGTTGGACCTGTTGGCATGTGGATGCCTTGGGAGCCAGAGGCATATAAAACTGGACGGGTTGAATATATGGAGGAAGAATTAAATCAACTTATGCATGAAAAAACTAAAAATGAAACAAATGCTAAATCTGCATTTGATCAACGAGTTAAAGAAACAAAACAAAAAGCAATTGAAGATAATATTAAGAATGCTGAAAAATCCGGTAATACCTTGACACAGTCAATTGATAAAGATGGCAATTTAATTGGCATTAATAATGCTTCATCGTCTTCCTTTTCAAAAGATTCAGATACTATTTCTGTTGCTGATATCAGATCAGAATTGTTTGAAGGAGAGAACATCGTTGTTGGTAATACTGATCACGGACAAAGTGAACTTATTAGCGGACCTTTTGCTACTAAAAAGGGTTAAAATCATATATTATTTATTTATTATATCATTAATTATAATAAATAATATAAAATTGTAATTTATATTATTTATTTATTTATTTAAAAGCTGATTACCATTTAGTTTTCTTTACACTTATTTTTGGTCCTGCACCACGTTTTTTTATTGAATTTGGATCATATTTTTCATCCTCATCATCTGAATTACAACCTTTAGATAATTCCCAAAATTCTTTTGAACCTAATTTAAAATCATTATGATTTTCTGCCTTATACCAAAAAACCTGGTCTTGCAATTTATTTGATTTTGAGTTATTATTTATTACTAAGCATTCATAATTTTCGGTGCACTGATCCATTACCTGACAAAATGACTCAAACGTAGGAAACATCCCAGCATAATTCTCATAAATCCTTTTTCTGTTTGCAATATAATTCTCTCTTAAAATAAAAACGTAGTCTATATTTGTTCTTAAAGTTGGCGGTATTCCTAAAGGATATTGCATCGTAATCACTAGCATTATCTTCCAATGTCTCATTTATACCATTTTCCATCAGTTATTTATTTCTGATATCATTAAATCTATACTTTTTAAATGGGTATAGCATCTTCTCAGATGGGATTAGACTATATTTTAAGCCTTCATTAACGTTGATTAAACGTTTCCGGCCCACGGGCATTTAGTCGTTGAACAATCATCATATCCTTATCATTATCAACAATTAAAGTTGAAACGGACTTAGATGACTAGCTGCGGGTTGTCTCTATTTTATACCTTTTTACTATACCTTATGTAATTAGCATAAGCCATTATAATATTTCTATTATAATTTAGTAGTATAAACTTAATAAGATGTCTCCGCAATTTGGACGTGTCGCAAATTATAAATATCATAATTCACTAGCCATTTTTTTGAATGACTTTTAGGCAAACAATTCACCGTTCATAAAAAGAAGACGCATTAACTTATCTCGCGTCCAAGTGTTATCATATAAGCAGTCATCTAATATTACAAAAGCCCTTGCATCTATTGTGCTTCTTTTATATGTTTCCATCTCTTTTTTTACCTGCTTTAAAACCGTGCGCTGTCTTTTTAAAATATTTTCTATAATCGCTGAATTATATTCATTATGAATAAATATTTTTGGAACCATCTTTGTGTAAAAACCGTTGCCTTCCTCTGTACCAGAAATTACAGTCCCTATTGGGATATCTTGTTGGTAATACAACAAATCGCGAACAAGAAATGACTTTCCAGTATCACGTTTTCCCAATAGCACTACAACAGGCCCTTTATTTTCGTTAGGCTTAAAGCTAATAGATTTCATATCAAATTTTTTTAATTCTAGCGACATATATTATATTTATCCTTTTTAATGAAAAAAAATACGCATTTAAATTTTTATAATTTATTTATAGTTATTTAAATATTTTGATTATAAAATAACTGAATTATCTCTAGTGTTTTATCAGTTTTATTTTCAGGTTGAGTCCAATAATTAATTTGTTCCTTTAAACATTCTAAACGATTATTCCAATCCTTTTTATATTCAATTTTAACAATTCCAGTTTTTTTTGTAATACTCCAACAAGACCTTACACGCTCATTATTTATATTAATATAATCATCAGGATTAAACCTAATAAATATAATAGGTCTATGTCCTAAATCTTGAGATAGTTCCATTAATCTTTTATTTTCACAAGAGCAATCATATTTACTATGTTGGTTTTCATCTACTTCTACAATAATAATTTGATAACCTAAATCAAGCAATAAATCTGGACGCTTGAAAGAACAACCATCTTTAATTTGCTTATCTGCAAACCAAGTAAAATTGGGAAATAATAATTGAATGAATTCTACTACGGCAAATTCTTTTGTTTTGTAATTTTTAGCTACGGGTCTATCTGGAAAATTATAAATAAAACATCTTAAACAATAGCCTTCAAATTTATCTTGTGGTCTTGTGCCACATAAATGTGTTTTACATCTTTTATGATGAACATCAATCATATTATCTTTTTTACATTGAAAACAAAACTTTCCAAATAATCCTTCTAGATTATACAAAGGAGAACCTTTTCCACAAAAACATTTATTTCTACTTATCATGTTATCTAATTTACAAATAACACAATATTTTTCTACTAATCCCTCATAATTAAAAGTTGGTTGTGCTTTTCCACAAAAACACAAATTATGAACTAAATCTATCATTCCGTCTAATCGGCATTTAGAACAAAATTTTGGTCTAAGACCTTCAAAATTAAAATTGGGCCTTGAACCACACGCACATTTTGGATTTCGCATATCAACCATATCTGGTAATTTACATTCAAAACAATATTTAGGTCGCAATCCGGTATAATTATAATTTGGACTTGTTAGCTTTTTACAAAAGCAACGTTCATCAACAACATTTATCATATTTTCACTTTTACAAGAATTACAAAATTCTGCCTTTAAATTTTCAAAATTAAAAGTTGGTCTTACTTTCCCACAAAAACATTTTTTTCTATGAGTTTCAATCATTCCGGCAGTTTTACATAAAACACAACAAATTGGTTTTAACCCCGCAAAATTCCATCTAGGTTGAGAACTATTACATTCACATTTTTTATTTAAAACATCTACCATATCAGGCTCTTTATGAGTCGCACAATATTTAGCCCTTTGACCCAAAATATTAAAGGTAGCCTTTTTAGAACAGTTTTCATTAACGCAAATAGTCATAGTTTTATTTAATTAAAATAATATAATACAAACTATTTATTTCAATTTTTTAAAAAATATATTTAACAATAAATTAGTTTAAATAATAGGGAATTTATATATAAAATAGCTAATGATGGTTGACATAAATTACCAAAAAAGAAAGACTCAGGATCTTTTCAAAAGTTTAGAAGATCCTAAAAGTTTGTTTCTCTCTAATACTCAAAATTACATTCCAATTTATAAGAGATTTTTTGCCTTAAACGAAACTAATTGGAATAGTATTAACCTAAATCATAAATGGCATATTTCAAGTATTAAGGAAAATGAGGAAGAAAACAATAATATATTTAATTGCAAAATTAAAAATATAAATACTCAAAAAACAAAAGAAAAAGAAGTATTTTTTAAATTGGCACCTCTTTTAGACCCATATAAATATTTAATTGGAAAATATGATATTAATAATAAAGATTTATTTAAATTACCTGATTTAAATTCTGACGAGATAAATACATATCCTAAATTTATTGATAATAATAATTCAGCTTATGTAGACGGCTTTTTTATTTATCTATCTAATTATTTAAATCAATCCCACAAATTTTTGCATGGAATAGATTATTACGGCTCTTTTTTAGCTATTAAAAATAATTATACTTTAAATTTATTTGATGATTTAGAATATTTAATTAGTTCTGATTTTTTCAATAAAAATAAAAATATTTTGTTTCAGGTAGATAATTATGATCATATTTTTCAAGATGAAAATAAAAAAAAGACACCAATTAAAATAGAATATAACACAAGTTCAAAATCAAATTTATCTATGGAATCTTTTAATGACGATATGTTTGAGGACATTTTCGAGCATGAATTAACATCAGATAATTTAAAAGAATTAAATGACGATTTAGTTGATATGTCAAACGCAAATATTCTTGAAAGTAATTCGAAAACTGCAACAATTAGAAGCAGTTCTACTTGTTCGTCAAGAACATCTCATACGTCATCATCTGAAAATGATAACACAGAAGAAAAAAATAATGACCCCGAAGAAAAAAATAGTGATAATGAAGAAAAAAATAGTGATAACGAAGAAGAATGGGAAGATATTGATAGCGATGATGATAGTGGAAATTCTGAAGAAATTATTAAAGCTACGATTCCTCAATTTCCAATTCAAGCAATTTGTATGGAATATTGTGAAAATACGCTTGATGATATTATTTTATCAAATGAACTAAAAGAAGAGAATGAATGGTTTTCTGCATTTATGCAAATTATTATGATTTTAATTACATATCAAAAAGCATTTGATTTTACACATAATGACCTGCATACTAATAATATAATGTATAATTCTACAAATACTAAATATTTGTATTATTGCTACAAAAAAAAATATTATAAAGTGCCGACATATGGAAAAATCTTTAAAATTATAGATTTTGGCAGAAGTATTTATAAATGCAATAACCAATTATTTTGTAGTGATAGTTTCCAGGAAGGGAATGATGCCGCAACTCAGTATAATACTGAGCCATATTTTAATAATAAAAAATCTAGATTAGAACCTAATTATAGTTTTGATTTATGTCGTTTAGCATGTTCGATATTTGATTACTTAATTGACGATTTAGATGAAATTAAGGATTTGAATAAATGCAGTCCAGTAACAAAATTAATTGTTGAATGGTGCTTAGATGACAAAGGGGTTAATATGTTATATAAAACAAATGGAGCAGATAGATATCCTGAATTTAAATTATATAAAATGATTGCAAGACACGTTCATAATCATACCCCTCAAGCACAATTAGAGAGAACAGAATTTAAAGCTTTTGAATGCTTTAAAAATGATATTTCTAATGAAATAATTGATATTGATCAAATTCCTAGCTACATTTAGTCTTAATATATTTGATAATAAATTATAAATAAAAATAATAATACAATTAAATATATATAATGAGTTGATTTGAATTTATTATTTGGAGTTATGGGTAAATTTAATATATATATAAAAATAATAAGTAATAAACAATTACTAAAAATATTAATCCATTTTTTATATTTGTTTAAATATGTCATAATAATATTATATAATTAGAGTATATTATATTAATTTTAGTAATATAATATAGCATATGCAAAATATTAATAATAATTTTATATGATAATTTTTCCATTTTATAATATATTATATTGTATTTTGTCTAACATATTTTTTACTATTCATATAATAATAATATAATTTATTTAAATATTCATCATTTATTTCACATTTTTTTAAACAATATGAATTAAAAACAAATTTACACGCTTCATAACATTTAATATAATTTTTATTTTCAAAACTTTTTTTTATAAAATTATAAATTGGTGGTTCTGGAGCATCATAAATAAATTTATAATTTGTTATCATCTGTTGATAATCTCCATAATAATGTTCAAATAATTCTGGATTTTCAAAATAAACTGGGCTATAAAGTTGTTCATCCGCATGTCCATATCCTAAATCTAAATATTGTAAAAATTTGTCTTCTATTAAATCGCAAACTTTATACATATATTCTTTATTTCCTGTAAAAAACCCACTACACATACTACATCTACCTAATTTAAAATATTCTTTTGTATTTTCAATTAAACTTTGAGGAATATAATCAATATAACATGTAGAAAACTTATCTCTATTTACTGCTAATCCTTCATTTAATCTTATTAAATTTTTAAACCCCATTCTTTCAATACAAAAATTTATCCATGAAAAATGCGTTGAATTAAAAGGATTTGTTTCTATTGTTTCCTTTAACATAGAATATCTTGACATACAAAATAAATAATAACTTGCTGTATTTCTATTATCAAACTGATAAACATTTTTTTTTCTATTAGAAATAATTTTTTCTCTGTAATTTTTAAATGAATCATTTAATACATATGTTTGTTTTTTAAATTTAAAATCATCAAATTCCCGTATTATATATTTTGTTTTATTTTCAAGATATTTTGGACGAATACTTTTAATTTTTTCTATACTTTCTTCATCACAATATATAACTAAATTATGTGATAATGATAATGTTGATATTGCAGAGTTAAAATAATATGTTGAGTCTCTTTTACAAATTTCTACGCTTGCGTCAGGACATTTTGTTAAATTAAAATAAGCTGTAACAAGAGTCCAATTTGAAATATCAAATTTATTAAATGAAATATTTTTATTTAATGTAAGTATTCCTGTTCCTGACCAATGACCCAAATCAGTTAAATCATAACGATATTCATCTTCAATTTTATACCAAAAATTATCTCTCATTTCTTTAAAATACCAAATATCATCACAAATAATAAAACCTTGATAGTTTATTTCTTTAATGAAATTAAAAAACTCATATTCCATATTTCCATTATGAGGATCTACATCTAAAAATATAAATGGACAAGATAAAATAATTTCCGTCCACTTTTGAAAAATATTTTTATCAAATAAATTATCTTTATAAAATTTTATATTTTTTACATTTTTAATATTAGGTTCAACATTATCAACTATATCAAAAGTATGAATTATATTTGTTTCATTATATGCTAATGCTAATGCTGAATGTCCTTTATGTGTTCCAATATCTAAAATATTAGAATTGTTAAATAATGTTGAAAAATAAGATAATAGTTTATAATGTTGATCACCAATATTTGCAAACATATCTTTTCCAGCAGCATTAATATTAACATATTTTTCATAAAAACTTGTAGTATTTAATTTAAGTAAATCATTTTTATTAATATTGTATAACATATTTATAATTATGTATTATTATATATTATTATTATTTACTGCTTAATACGCTATAAAATAATTAAATTAATCGCAATACTAATGTAATAATTAAAATAGTAAACTACAATTAAAAATATTTTATATAATAAAAATTATATAAAATTTAAATGTATACAAACTCAAATGTGTTAAAACTCTGGATTATCTACAAAAACCTGAGGAGTTGGTGAACCACCTTCTTGTAATAATGGGTTTATTTGTTGTATAACAAAGTATCCTATAATTACGCTGCAATATACCAATAAGGTATCTCTTATTAATAGTTTTAATGGTTTATTTTCATTCTCTACAAATCTCATTTCAATAAATTTTGCAATCAAGAAAATAACTGATATAATAGTAGCAATAACAAATATATTATCCATTTAAAATACTAAATCATAATCTAATTTATAATTTAACGCAAAATTAACTTAAAATTTCTATATCATCAATTAATAAATCTGGCATTAATTCTAGTTTTGGTTCATCCATTACGTGAACATCCATATCAGATAATGACACATTTTCATTTGAAATATTTAATTTTATATTATCGCCATCACCATCATCATCATAATTATCTTCTAATTTACGTTGATCAGCTTTTTGCTTATTTAATAATTCTAAATGCTCAATTGATTTTGGCGAATTAATAGTTGATGTTATATTATTTGTATCAACCGCATAATCAGTATCATTAAATCTAATTTTTGAATCCCCACCGGTAGTGTTATCATTAGTATTAGTAGCAGGTTGTATTTCATCAACGTATTGTTCTTTTATTTCTTCAATTATATCTTCTTCTACGGTTTCATCCATATATGCTTTTAAAATGGCTTCAACTGGAATACTTTCTCGAATTGTATTAAATATACATTCCTGAACTATTATTTCTAATTCTCTATTATTTTTTTGCATTTGTAGAGGTGGAATATTTATCTCAAATAAATACGTATTTTTGTATACTTTTCTGGCTATATTTATATAAATTTTATGAATAAAATCATCTAATTTTGGAATATTTATATCTATTTTTTTTTGTTTTTGACCAACACGCATAGCAGTTAATACCTTAAGTTGAATTATATGAACACATGTTACTAAATCTTCTAAATAAGCACAATGAGATTTATCACAAATACGTTTTTTTTCTGTTTCAATAATTGTTGGATTCCATTTTGGAATTCTTGAAATTAAATTTTGAAATGTCATTAAATATTTATCCATTTCATTATTTTGTTTACATAATTTTATGGATTCTTCTAAAATTGACTTATAACCATCAATAACAAGAGGAGTTAAAATTGTTACTAATCTTGATCCCCATTCATTTTTGCTTTCATGAAGAGAACTAACATTAAAATCATCCATTATTATTTATTTATTTTTTTATATTTTCTATTTTTAAACTAATTTATATAAAACTTATATTTTCTAATGAAATTTCTGAATTTAAAAATAAAAAATTTAAAATAAATAATATCATTATTTTTTCATTTCTAAATTCCTTTCTTACCTTATTAAAAGCAATTAATAATTCATATTTTTTTTCACATGAAATTAACATTTCTGCAAATTTTGGTAATTCAATTAAATTAATAATATCTATACTACTATACCCTTTTTCATATATTTTTGTTGAAAAAATCATTAATTCTTCTACATTTGTTTTTTTATTTATAGATTTTGATAATTCCTTTTTTAACCATTCAAGTCTAGTTGCCTTTATGTCCTTCATTTTAAAAGTTCGAGATAAATTATATTTGTATAAATTTATTATTGAATCGTTATAGCTTGGCTCTGACACATATATTTCACAAAAACGCGAAAGAATTGGTTTTAATAATTTATATTTGTCCTCAACAATAATAAAAAAACGCGTGTTATGACTAAACAACTCAATACATCTTCTTAATGCGGATTGCGCATCCATAGTTAATTTGTCAGCATTTAATAAAATAATACTTTTAAAAATATCACCACCATTTGAATTAATATGAGTTTTTGCAAAAAATTTTAGTTCATCTCTAATAAATTTGATACCTTTACCGTGTGCACAATTAACATACATTACAAATGATTTTATTTTTTCCTTGTTATTATTATATATGTTATGAATAAATTCATTTACAATTGTTCTTTTACCACTTCCTGCGGGTCCATGAAATATTATATTTGGTATTTTATGAATTGATTGAAAATATTCTAATTTTTTTTTAATTAATGAATGAATATCTAATGTATGAGTATCTAATGTATGAGTATCTAATGTATGAATATCTAATGTATGAGTATCAAATGTATGAGTATCTAATGTATGAGTATCAAATGTATGAGTATCAAATGTATGAGTATCAAATGTATGAGTATCAAATGTATGAGTATTTATATCTAATGACATTTAATAATTTATTAATATTAATAAAGTGTTTTTATATTTTAATAATACGTATTATTAATATTAATTTAAACTGATGTAGTTAAACTATGTGTATATGGATTATTTTTAAAAGCATTTAAAATATCAGGCTGAATACGCTCACAACCTGCGCATTCATTATAATATTGCGGCACACTTATTTTACCGTAAATTTCCTTTGATGGTGGCATAGCTATAACAGATGCTGGTGCATTTACCCTATAATTATATCTATCTGAATCTTGCCTAGAAATATTAACATTCATTTGCTGATTAAATACTTGAGTTCCACCTTGATTTGGTCTATTATTAATTGTAGCTGATTTAATATCATTATTATGCTGCCTATATGCAGAATCATAACTCATATCCCCGTATTGTGATGCAGCTCCACCTGAACTACCTATGTAACTACAGCTTGTTGTATCTCTCTGTGTTTGATCTCCAGGCATAGCATTATTCACATACATTCCTTCCTTTTGATTATTTATATTAAAATTTGGCGAGTAAACCGTCGTTTCCTTTATAGTTGTATTTGTTGTATCATGAGGATTAACAACATAACTTTGAGGAACAGCTCTTGTCACTTCGCCATAAATACGTACATTATTAGTTGTTTCTTCTTTTCTAGATGGCCTTAAAATATCCATTAATGGCGCAATTACAGCACCAATAGCACCTCCAAACCCACTACGTATTGCATCTGGTTGTTTTATTGTTGAACGATTATTAGCATAATTTGTATGACTTCTTAAAAAATTATCTCCATCTGTAATTGGTCCACGCCCGGCAGCAGATGAATGTGGCACATCTTTTGCAGGCATTTGATGCCTTTTTGAAGACTCATACGCTGCGGGAGCTTGGCCTGCCTGCCTATCTGAATTACCAGCAGGCCCCTTATAATCGCTTAAAATATCATTACGTCTTATAACACCCATTTCTTCAATTGGTCTTAAACGTTCTGCTTTTTCTCCACCAGTTGTAGTTAACCAACGATCCTGTGTATTAATAAAAAAAGTATCCGGTGTTTGTTTTTCTACACGTCCTATTAATCCTAAATTTTTTATAACAGCATTTGCAGGGCCTTCATGATTTATTAATTTATATTCTAACTTTGGATTTGTATCAACCCTTAATTCATCTACCGTTTTTGGTAACCAACTATCTCTAGATTCCATCCCTGAATTAAAACCACCACTTCCAGTTGTTGAATATCCTTGATTTAATCCTGGACCTACATTTTCTGTAGCAAATGGCTTTACATTATTATTTATCATTCCTGGATTAACACGTGACTGATAAAAATCACTTTGATTTGGCGCTCCATATGCCCACTGAACATTATCTTCAGGTTTAAATAAAGGGGCTTGTTCTATTTTTTTTATTACCTGAGATCCGGAACCATTCATATTATCTAAAACAGTTTCAGCAATATTCATGTCATATGTATAACCTTTTATTTTTCCACCATTAAATGGAACCATATTATTATGTTTAAATTGGTCTGAGTTTAAATAATTACCACTAATCGAATAAATCTGCTGAGGATTTTTTCCAACATTCTGACCTTGAGTTACTTTATTTTCATACACATTTTGATTAAAATACTTATCAGTTGCTGTATTTGGATTTGGATATTCTTGAACCGTATTTACTAATTGATTTATATTTGAAATAGGGAAATTTTGAGGCAATATATCTGTATTTGGTAAATAATTAACATTTTTACCCATATTTCCAAAATTTTCTTTTCTTATTTCTTTTCTAATTTCACTTTGTAAAGGTTCACGATTTTGTGATTGATTTGATATAACATACATTCCTCCTAGTGCAATTAAAGGGATAGCTAATTCCATTATATATATAAAATATAATATTTTAAATATTATATTTTCAACCTTTAAAACAGATATGATATATTACTTAATTATGCGATACTTATAATTATATGATACTTAATTATGTGATAATACTTTACATGAATTATTTTGAGCGGGTGTATTTGGGCCTCCTACATAATTTCCTCTTAATGTAACCGTTGGTAATTGATCATTTGCTTCATTAATAACACAATCCCTTTTTGGCGTAAAATAATCCTTTTCTAAAATTCTGGTATTTAAATTATTTAAAAAAGGTATACATGTATTTTCCTGCGGATTTAATGGAGGATAATACCAATCAACTTGTTCTTTATCACGATACCACCACGCAGGATCAGTTGTTCTTGATTGGCCGGTTGTTAAATTATTACATGATGGATATTGTATTTGTTCACTTGAAACACTAAAATCTTTATAATTATCTTTTCCTAAACAATCCCTACTAAGATTTCTATTTACACCTAAAAGATCACTTTCTAAATTTATTGTATTTGTTCTTAAGTTTCCTCCCCATTTTTGTATTCTTATAAAAGGATCTTCCATATAACACGGCGAAGAACCATTTCCCGGCACATTTATTATCCATCTTCCTGGATCTGTTGATTGTTGCAATTGTTTTTTTATTCTACACGGATCATCATGAAATCTAGTAAATGCCATTTTATAATATATATAAATAAAGTATATAAATTATATATAATAATTTAAATATATAAAAATTAATTTAATAATTTTAATAATTTTAATAATTTTAATAATTTTAATAATTTAATAATTTAATAATTTAATATATATATAATTAATTATTACTTAAATACTTAAATTTTAAATATATTACTTATGATACATGCAGCTGAAAATATTCAACCAACACTATGTTTAAACATGATTGTAAAAAATGAAAGTCAAATTGTAATTAGACTTTTTGAATCAGTATTACCTATTATTGATTGTTATTGTATTTGTGATACTGGATCTACTGATAATACAATTGAAATAATTACTAATTACTTTTCTAGTAAAAATATTCCTGGCAAAATTGTTACTGAACCATTTAAAAATTTTTGTCATAATCGCAATTTTTCTTTAAATTCATGTATTGGTATGTCTGATTATATTTTACTTTTAGATGCTGATATGATTTTACAAATTAATAATTTTGATAAAAAAACTCTTAACATGTATGATTCATTTAATATACTACAAGGAAATGATACTTTTTATTATCAAAATACAAGAATTATAAAAAATAATGGTTTATACAATTATTTTGGTGTTACTCATGAATATATTAATACACCACCAAATAATAAAGGATTTATTGAAAAAAATAATTTATTTATACTAGATGTTGGAGATGGTGGTTGCAAACAAAACAAATTTAAAAGAGATATTGAGCTTCTTACAAATGGCTTATTAGAAGAACCTAATAATGCCCGTTATTATTTTTATTTAGCTAATAGTTATCATGATTTTGGAAATCATGAAAAAGCAATTGAAATTTATGAAAAACGTATTAAACTTGGTGGATGGATTCAAGAAATTTGGTATAGTTATTATCGTATTGGGTTATGTTATAAAAAATTAAATAATATACCAAATGCTATTTTTAATTGGTTAAACGCATATAATTGTTTTCCAGAAAGAATTGAAAATTTATATGAAATTATTCTTTATTATAGAAATAATAGTAATTCTAATTTAGCTTATCATTTTTACAATTTAGCAGATAATATTATTAATAAAAAAAATAAAATTGATGATTATTTATTTTTACAAAAAGATATTTATGATTATAAAATAGATTATGAATTTTCTATTTCTGCATGTTACGTTAATATCAAAAATATTAACAAACAAATTATCAACATTTTAAATAATTGTTCTAATAATTTATTTACTGATAATTTATTGAATAATATGAAATTTTATAAAGATATTTTAAAACCTAAACAAATTATTAATTTCGATGAAAAAATGATAATAGATGTAAATGGTATAAATACTGAATTTAATTCATCATCTAGTTGTTTGCTTTATAATAATCAAACTAAAACATATTTTATGAATATACGGTTTGTTAATTATTATCTTACTGATAAAAGTGTTTATTTAAATTGTGATAAACATATTATAACATTTAATAAATTTATTGAACTTGATAAAAATTTTAAAATAATAAAAGAAAAAATATTTGATTTAAATTTTGAAGATAGACGTTATATTGGTATCGAAGATATACGTATTTTTAATGATTCATTAACTAATAATATTGTATTTATTGGAAGTGGATATCATCAAAATAATCATATTGGAATTGTTTATGGAGATTATAATTTAAATAATGAAATACTACAAAGTAATGAATTAAATTGCTCATTTAATAATTCTAGCTGTGAAAAAAACTGGGTATATGTAAACTATAAAAATTCTACTCATATTATTTATAAATGGAATCCTTTGCAAATATGTAAAATAAATTCAATAAATGAAAATACAATTGATTTAATAGAAAATAAAGAAATGCCAAAAATATTCTCTCATATTAGAGGTTCTACATGCGGATTTAAATATGTAAAAAATTTTAATAAAAATATTTGTGTAGATTATTTTGATTCTTATTCGGATATTTCAAATATTATTTTTAAACATGAAGAAATTGAAATATGGTTTGTGCTTCATTTAGTTTCTTATGAAACACCTAGACATTATTATCATATAATTGCAGTTTTTGATAAAAATATGAATTTATTAAGATATTCTGCACCATTTAAATTTCAAGATATTCCTATTGAATATTGTTTAAGTATTGTAGTTGAAAATGATCGTGTTTTAATGAATTATAGTGGATGGGATAGAACTACTCGAATTGGGATTTATGATAAGGAATATATTGATTCAATTCTTAAATATAATTAGTTAAAATATTTATATAAAAATAATTATTTATATAAATTTAATGAATTATCCTACAATTGTTACTATGTTTTATGATATAAGAAAAATAGAAAATGATGAAAGTAATAAAAATAAATACAAATATATTGAATTAGCACAACAATTTATTTTAACGTTACCTTATCCAATTATTTTTTTTATTGATAATGAAGATATTGAAACATATAACATTATTAATAATACAAGAAAAAATATCGAATTATTTAAATTTACTATTATTATTAAAATTAATATTAAAAATACTTATTTTTATAAAGATTTATCAAGATTACAAGAACTACAAAATACATATGTTATTAATAATATTAATTTAAATAAAGATACACCATATTATATAATATTAAATAATAATAAGTTTTTTTTTATTGAAAAAACGATTGAATTAAATCCTTTTAATAGTAGCCATTTTATTTGGATGGATTTTGGTATTAATCATGTTGCAAAAAATCCAGAACTAATACATGAATGGATTACCAAAGTTCCTGATAAAATAAAACAATTATGTATTAATCCTTATATTGAGAATACTGAACCTAAAACATATTTTGCAAATATTTTGCATAATTGTGCAGGTGGAATATTTTCTGGTTCTAAAGAAAATATGATTAAATATAGTCAACTTTTTAAAGAAAAAAATGAACAAATATATAATGAAAATTGGTATCAACTTGATGAAGCAGTCATGACTATGGTTCAAAGAGAAAATCATGAATTATTTGATTTTTATTACGGAGATTATGAAGGCATTATTAGTAATTATTTAAAACCACTATATTCATGGTGGTTAATTAAATTAATTTTGCAAAAATGTCATAATTTAAATAATACTGCATTTTTATATAAAATATTACTTTATTTGGATTCTTATTTTTTATTACCAGAAAATTGTAATAATAATGTATTTGATAATTATATACATTTTAGTATAATATGTGATTATTATCATAATAATAAATATTTTAGACCTTTATTTATTCAATTAATGAATAACTTAATAAAAAATAAACATGCAAATTTAATACAATTATTACAAAATGATAAAGGTAATATTAATTGTTACTTGAATAAAGACATGATTTTACCTTTTTTATAAAATATAAAATAATAATTTATTTTATATTTTTTTATTTATTTTTATTTATTTATTTAATAATCTAATTAAATCCATTTATATGGACCATCTCCTTTAATAATTACTTCATTTTTAAAGGGTTCTACATTTATTTCCTTGCGTTGTCCAAATACTAACCAATAAAATAATCCATTTTGTTTTCCATAAACTTTAAATGAATTATCTATAACTTTACTTACTTTATAATTTTGTTCTGTTAAATCAGCGGTATCTTCATTATAAATAGACGTAATTTGAATAGAAAAATTATATGCTAATTTTGAAACATAATTAGGTAATTGAATAATAGTAAATTTATTATTTGTTATTTCACCAATTCCTCTATAATATACTCCTGACTCCGGACCTTCTAAACAAGCATGAACTAAATATTTATTTTCAGGATTTAGTGGATGATCAATAACAAATGTTTTAGAAGAAGCAACACCAGATATATCATCTGAAAATAATAATATATTATTAGAGTTATCAAATAATACTTGTCTTATATTTGATGAACTGCTAAGAACAGGAATTGATGCTCCAGATCCTGTAGTATATGGAGTAGTTGGAACACTAGATGCACCAGTAAATCCTTGTGCACCTTGTGCTCCTTGATCACCAGTAAATCCTTGGGCACCTTGTGCTCCTTGATCACCTTGAGCTCCTTGATCACCAGTAAATCCTTGGGCACCTTGAGCTCCTTGATCACCGGTAAATCCTTGGGCTCCTTGTGCTCCTTGATCACCTTGAGCTCCTTGATCACCAGTAAATCCTTGGGCACCTTGAGCTCCTTGATCACCGGTAAATCCTTGGGCTCCTTGTGCTCCTTGATCACCTTGAGCTCCTTGATCAC